GATTAGGTCAAGCAAATTATATACATCTACCAGCAAAATTCATACAACAACGAGCAGACGAAGAAGGAGTTACATTTGATGAAATGGTAAAGATAATTGAAAAAGAATTAAAAGGAAAAGAAGATGAACAATAGAATAGAAATATCAAGCATAGGTTTACTAAGAATACCTATAAGTGAAACTGAATGGGTAGAAAGATATTTAGGTAAATTTGCTTATGGTAATACCCTAACAGAAGAACTGCGAATATACTCAAAGTCTTATACTAAAAATGATGTAGCTAATGTTTTATCTATTGATGTAAAATTATTAAAAGAACTAAACCAATGACAATATTTTTACTTATAATAATAATAATTTCTTTACATGTAATGCGACAGTCTTACATTTTAATTAAAAAAAACAATTTGTTATTACAAAAACAAATAGATGATTCAAATAGCAGTTCATTTTATAAACAAGAAGTAGCGTATAATAGATACTTCAATTATTGGAAAAGTAGAAAAAATAATGAATGGCATTTATCAAAAGAAGAATTTATTAATAAATGTACTATTGATGAAGATTTTAAACAAAAGTGGTTTGTTGATAGTGTAAAAAAGAACTAAACAAAGATGAGTAATATAATAATAGATACTTCCTTATTAGATGATTTTAGTAAAGAAGAGTTTGAGGCAATATTAGAACAACTTGAAAATATGGGTTGTATAGTAACAAGAGATTAAAATCAAAACAAAGATGAGTAAGGAAAAGAAAGGACCATCATTACCAATACTTAAAAGAGTATTTCCTAAAACTATTCCAATAGCAGAATTTGTTACAACAGGAACTAAGATGAGTAAAGAAGATATAATAGGAAAACAATTTAATTTAGATTTAGGTTCATCATCCCCTGTATCTGTAATTGTTAAAGATATAAAAAACGATAAAGTTATTGTTGAATATCTCCATTCTACACCTGGAAGAACAGAAGAGTTCACTCTATCAAATTTTGAATATTTAGCATGTATATAAATAGTTAAAAAACCAAAACAAAGATGAGTAAAACATATACAACAGAAGAAGTAGAAAAAATAGCCACCCAATCTTACATGAGAGGTATGATGGTGCAAGAAGAAGTAGGTAAAAGAAAAAAACCAAGACAAGTTTTTAATGTTTGGTTAAAAGAACTTATTATTAGTATTAAACCAAAAAGAAGATGAGAAAATATAGAATCATAGAAGAAAAGTACGAACATGTAAGTTATTTCTACCCACAATATAAAGATGAAAGTGTAGTTTATTATACTTTAGGTCAACATGAAAATGGTAATACTATTAAATCAGAGTATCAATATTTTCAGAGTTGGAATGAAAAAGGTGCCCTGAAAAGAGATGTTTATATATCTCTATCTGAAGCAAGAAAATGTATAGAAATGGATATTAAACAACGAACACCTGAAGAATTGAAAGAAACTATTATACACGAATACTAATCAAAACTAAGATGAGTAAAAAAAGATACATAGGGTTAATTCATGATGAGAGAAATGATGACTTTACAATAGGGTATAACATTTCAACTAACATAAAGAAAATGTTAAAATGGAAAAAAGAAATGTCAAATTGTGTAGATGTTGAAGATTGTAAAGTATTTGAGATTAAAGAATTAAACCAAAAATAAGATGAGTAAAGGAAAACTCAGAAATATAAATGTAAAAGGGGTAGAATGGAAATATATCATAGAGCATGATATGGATAGAAAAGCAGAGGTGAGAATATATAATCCCAGAACTAAACAAATTATAAAGAGAGTAGAATTTAGTGAACTTGGATTCGGTGAATATGAAATTGAACATGGTGGTTGTAATATAACACCTAAAATGATAATAGAATATATTCAAGATAATTTAAACAAAGATGAGTAAAGAAGTACTATACAAACTAGACCAGTTTATGTATGAATTAAAAGAACTAAAAGGCCCTTTAAGAAACAGTCTTTATAAAAATCTCAACACCTGGATACAAGAAAATAATCTAGATGGAGACCCACATGATTTTGTAGATACGAGAGAACCATTAAATCAAAACAAAGATGAACGGAAGAAGATTATTTAGAGAATGGGCACAAAGTAAAGGTAAAGAAGCTAAAGAGTTTGTGGAGATAAAACCTGAGTGGTACAACGAAGACCAATTATTTACAAGAGATAGTAAAGGTAATTTGGAGCAGACTACAATTAATTATAAGGAAATGGTTCATTGGATTATAAAGAACTATTAAACCAAAACAAAGATGAGTAAATTAATAGCGGATTATAAATTTAATATCGGTGATAAAGTTAAGATAGATACATCTTTAATGAATAGAAAAGATTGTATTAAATGTGTAGAAGCTGGTATATTGAATGTAGTAGGAGAGGTTATTTCTGAATACAACGTTTCTGATAACATATGGGAGCATGAGATTTGCTTTGAGCATACATATAAAATATTAACAGCAAGTTATTTAGTACAACATAAAAAGGAAAAAAGATGAGCAAAGAAAGATTTTATTTAAAGTGGGGATATAATGAACCACGACACCCAAAAGAAACACATGGAGAATTTACATGGGAAACTGGTGTTGGAACAGATTTACACAAAGGATACTTTCTAGTGTTTGATGAAGATACAACATTAAACCAATGGAGAGCAAAAGAAATTGAAAGATGGGAAAACTTAATGAAAGACTTCAAACAAGATAATAAGGTTCAATCATTGGCTGTTGTAATTAGACCAAACGAAGAAAAAATAAAAGATATTGAGTCAGATAATAATTTTATTAAATGGGTTTAAACCAAAAAGAAGATGAGTAAATTAGAAGACTATAGAATTGAAAAAGATCAAGCATATTATTTAGTAACAATCGAATGTCGAGCATACGTAGGTAATAATGTTTATAATGATGTTACATTAGATATTTATGTTACTAAGGATATTCACTCGATTGATTATGAAAAGTGGGATAAATTATTTGATGATTATGTAAGAAAAAATGTTCCAAACTTTGCATCATATTCAATTAAATTAAAAGAAATTAATAAATCCAAAAAAGATGAATTAAAACAGATATTAAATTCGTATAAATGGATTAAAATAGATAGATTTGATCCTAAGGATTTAACAGATGTAAATAGCCCAATGGACCTATATAATAAATTGGAAAAACATCACACTGAGGAAACTACTTTCTTAATTAATAAATGCAGAGAATTAGCAAAAGAACTATTAAACTATATGGAACGTGCGTAAAGAAGATTTTGAAGATCTTAGAGATAGTATAAGATCAAGTAAAGTAAAGATTAAAAAGTCTAAAGAATTAACATTAAATGAAAAGGTAGTTCAATATTATCTAAATGAAGATTCAATTAATGTAATTGCAAAAAAACTAGGAATTGATAATATACAAGTATCACAGATTTTAGAATATTGTGGATTAGATTACTAAATAATAAAGATATGATAAAAGTAATAGTACATAAGAATACTGCAAGAATTAGAAAAAGCGCATTTGAGAGTCTTAACAATCATACTACTGTTTGGGAAGAAATGAATAAGACTCTTGGATTTCACAATCAAGAAGATGCTGATTATTTTATAAATACATGGAACGGCTGTCAGATTGATTATAGAGAAGCTATGAATAAAGATAAAGAAGTACCTTATGCTGTTTATATTGAAGGTGCTAATGGTATATTTAAAGATGACTATGTTAAAGAAATTGGATGGGAACCTTATTATACAAAACGAAAATGAGCATATTACTAATAATATTATCATTACTAGGTGGTTTAATACTTAGTATAATAGGATTATTTTTTATCCTATTAGTATCAATAAAAATAGCATGTAAAACCGTTAAAACAATTAAAGAAATATGTTAGAATTAAAAACCGCAGATGGAGTAGATGTACATATAAAAGCAAGAAGCATTTTATATCTTTGTCATTTAACAGATAAAGGAATTGAAGTAATGGAGAGCAGGCAATATGGAACAGTGATGCAAGGCCTAGATGCATATTCAAATATTCCTAACCCAGAAAGCCAGTTAATTACTGGGAAAGACTATGATGACCTAATTAAAAACATGCATACTCTACATAGCATGATGAAAAGAGAATCTTGGTTAGAAATGTTAAGAGAATCTATATGAAATTAGATAAAGAAAGACAAGGAAAGGCAAATTCCATTAAGTCTGATTTAAGAAACTTATTATCAGAACATAGTATAGTTGATAAAGAATCTTTTTTATCAGATATATCTTCTATAATATGCCAATTAGATACTGATGTTGCAATAAATGTAATGGAAGACTTTGGAGAAGAAGGCAAATATCAATCAACAGCTATAAAAGTAAATTATGGATATTAAAAAGTTTAAGAAATTAATTGTTGATTCATCAGCCATGCTAGATAAGCATCCTGAGTTAAGAACTGGGCAAGCACTTTCAAATCAACTATATGAAGTTTATCATTCATCAAATAAATTAATGTCAGATATTAATAATCAGTTATTAGACCCGTTTTATGATAACTCAAAAATTGAAAGTTTTTTAGAGTTTTTTGTTTTAAAATTTAAAGGTAAGAAGAGAATTGAAGCAAACTTTCTCTCTATGGGATTTCAAATTAAACATATGTCTAAATTTATTAAATAAAATATGGTACCTGCAATTGGAATAGGAGTATGGTGGCTTGCATTAACAGCTACATTAATAATAACTAGTAAAATTAAGTAAATAATATATGAGTGGAGTATTAGCATGGATAATCCCAATTATTATAATGACTGCTGTTGGCTTTTCAATATGTGGATTAGTTGTAACAAGTTTTCAGATTATTATTAAAAAAATAAGAAGTAGGCATGAGAATGCATGACCATGTGTTTACTATAACAGGAACAATTCTTATCATAGGTTTAGTTCTTATTATCATAGAGTTTATTAGAAAAAAGTAGCATCTTAATGAATGGTGAAATATTATATCAAATAGGCGATTCAGTAATAGTTGATGGTGTTAAGGGGACTGTGGTATTTAAGGAACCTAACCCAAAATCTAAGCAAATTTGGGGATTAGATAGTATAAAATCTTTGGAGAGTATTGGTTTATGGGTTTACTTGGTTAGATTTGAAAATGGAAACTATTCAAAGGTTTGCCGATATTATGAATTAGAACATCCTAAGATAGGTATTTTACGTTCTGTTTTTAATTAATCTCATATGTGAAAATATTTAATTAAAAAACCTAAATTAGTTTAATATTAAAGTTTCTTTTTTTATATTTGAAACGTACTAAACATAAAACATGACATTCAGTAAAGAAGATTTAAAAAAAGCATTTTTACTATTCAGAGAAGGTTTTGATTATGAAGACACTATCTTATATTTCAAAAACCAAAATAGTAAAACAAGCGATGTTGAAAAGCTTGATATGATTATTAAAGCAGTATCAAATGACTTTAATATAAGTAAGAATTCATTTAAGACAAATTATAGAGGAAGACAGGTAGTTGATGCTAGAGCAGTCTATTACTATTTAGCAAGACTGTTTACTGATGCGCCATATACATTGATAGCAAAAAAAGTAAACAGAGATCATGCAACAGCAATTAACGGCTATAAGCAATTAACTAATTTAGTTGATTCTGGTGATGATGAATTAGCAAAAAAATTAAAAAACATTAAAAAAATATATAATTCTTACATTTATGCACATTCGACTATTTAAACTATTGAAAAGTAAAGCTGAGGCTGAGAAGGAAGAGGCTAAAACAACTCTATCTCTATTATGTAATCATCCTGCTGGAATCGGAGATCATTCAACTGAAGATTTTTATAAAAACGCAGAAGAGGCTTTACAAAAGTTAACAGATGCTGATGATAAATTAAAGACATTAGAAAAATACAGTAAAACAATATTTATGCCTGAGGAGGATTTACCATTTTAAATTATGAAAATTATGAAAGTACCAGAGACAAAAAATGATCGTGCTATATTTGAAACATATAAAAAGCACCCAGAAACATTAACATATAAGAAAGTTGATGAATTTTCTGATGTATCAGTATTTATGAAGTATTGGATTGAATTAAGAAATCCTAATTGGCTTAACGTTGAAGTAAATGATGTTATTACATTAGGTGAAGGATCTACAGTAAAGTACATTGTAAAATACATTGACTTATACAAAGATGTGTTACAATTATCTCCAATTAGCGATAATGTAATATGGAAACCTAGATTAATTTCAGACATTCCATTTATGCAATTGTATAAAGCAAGATTTAACCAAGAACCTATTCAATATTCTTTATTTTAGTTATGGAAAAGAAAAGAAGAAAGTCAGTTCACACATTTAAGTGGACAGATGAAATGGTTATGGATTTTGTGAAAGAAAACATTTCACTTGGAGCCAGACAAAGTATTAGCAATTTGTATTTACTTAAAGCTATAGAAAACTTTAAAAACTCTGAAAGAAATAAAGATATTGTTTGGATTAGAGACAATAAAGAACTCTTGAGTATTGCTGGAATTGAAAAGGCTGCTGGGCTGCCTGAAACATCATTGCTAAAAGCCGTTAATGGAGGCCAAAAGTTTCCTAAGAAATGGGAATCTAAATTAAGTGAATTTGTTAAGGAATTAAAATCAAAATGAAAAGATAAGACTCTCCAAGCTAATGGATGAGCAAGTGAATACGCTTACAGTGCTAGGCTGTCTCAGGAGGAAACAACTCAGGTATCACAACACTACCAAGAAGTGTTAGCTTTGACAGAAGATAATTTGTATTGTAGATGTTCGCAACATGACAATTCGTTATTCCTACTTGGAGGACTTGGAGAGTTTTTAAATTTAACAAACATATGGTAATACGGGTTGTGTTAATTCACTGTTTAACTAAAGGAAACCTTTAGTCAGAAGAGCACCATGAACCTAAGTGTTTGTTTTTAATTCGCAAATTAAAAATTTTAGCATATTAGACGTTATATAAATTAAACACTATCTAAAGTGGATTTAATACCGTTTAATCTTATTTTAAGAATTATAAAATTAGGATATTATAACATCCCAACTCCATATAAAATTTTTAAATGGTCTAGAACAGAAAAAGGATATTTTACATGGATAGAAAAATGCGGTAATAAATTTATTTATAAAATATACTCTAACGGTGTATATCGTAGACCAAAGCATCCTATAAATCATTGGCCACATTGTAAAACTTATAAAGAAGCCCAAAAAAACCTTCTTGATGAATTGATAACAATATTAGAAGAAATTAAAGACTAATAAATACAGTATATTAATTTTTAACTTAAATAAACACTATGAAAAAAGTGGAAGCCATTATCAGAAAATCTCAGTTTGATGATGTGAAAGCCGCACTCATGAATGTTAAGGTAACTTTTTTTAGTTATTGGGACTGCACTGGGCACGGCAATGAGAAACTCGGTATAAGCTATCGAGGGGTAGAACACAGTACTAACGATATTCAACGTAGGTACTTATCCATAGTCGTTTCAGACGAATTCTTGGATAGAACAATTAAAGCCATCTTGGAGTCTGGTAAAACAGGCAAAGTAGGTGATGGTAAAATCTTCGTTAGTAATATCGAAGAAGCATACCGTATCCGAACGTCGGATCGTGGAAATCAAACTTTAAATTAAAAAGAGAGATGGAAATGTTGACAGTTAATAACCTGTGGATGATGGTTTGTACAGGTTTGGTGTTTTTTATGCACCTCGGATTTAGTTTGTTAGAAATAGGACTAACAAGACAAAAAAATACCATTAACATCCTATTCAAAAATATCTTCATCATTTGCATGGGATTGCTTATTTACTACATAGGTGGATTCAACCTTATGTACCCTGGCTTTGAAGAAGGTGGTTTGGGAGTTATTAAATTTGCAGGATTTGGAATTGATGCTCCTGTAAATGGAATGACTGCTGAATATGCTTCAGGAGGATATACTTGGTGGACAGATTTTCTGTTTCAAGGTATGTTTGCAGCTACCGCAGCAACTATTGTATCAGGTGCAGTGGCTGAAAGAATGAAGTTAACAAGTTTTATGATTTTTAGTTTAATCTATGTTGGATTAGTTTATCCGATTGTAGGTAGCTGGAAGTGGGGAGGGGGATTCTTAGACAATCTAGGATTCTATGACTTTGCTGGATCAACCTTAGTACACTCTGTCGGAGGTTGGGCTGCTCTTGTAGCTGTATGGTTACTTGGAGCTAGGATCGGTAAATTTAAAAATGGTAAATCCATTCCTATTTTAGGACATAATATCCCTTTTGCTACGGCAGGAGTATTGATATTATGGCTTGGGTGGTTTGGGTTTAATGGTGGCTCTGTATTAAGCGCAGATCCTGCATTAACATCATTAACCTTAGTAACAACTTGTCTTGCTGCTGCGGCAGGAGGAGTTGCATCTGCATTTACTACGCTTCTTAAAGATAAAAACTTTGATTTAACAATGTTCTTAAATGGAATATTGGGAGGTTTGGTTTCTATCACAGCAGGAGCAGATCAAATGAGTCCAAATGAATCTGTTATAATTGGACTTATTGGCGGAGTAGTTGTTGTGTACATTGTTACATTATTGGATAAGCTTAAATTAGATGATCCAGTAGGTGCAATAGCAGTACATTTAGGCTGTGGAGTATGGGGTACCTTAGCAGTAGGTATCTTTGGCAACATGGCAGGAGTTAGTCAATTTATTAAACAATTCTTTGGAGTTGTGACAATAGCAGGATTCTGCTTAATCACATCTTTCTTGATATTATTTACCATCAAGAAAATTATAGGACTTAGAGTTTCACGAGAAGAAGAGGTAAATGGACTAGATAATGCTGAGCATGGTATGGATGCATATCCTAAAACTAAATAAGCATTAATAAACTATCCACGATATTTAAAGTATCATGGGTTTTAAATTTTAAATAGAAGGGCCTTGTGCCCTTTTATTTTACACTAAAAAAAGAATTTAATTATGAAAAGTATATTTACACTTTTATTTGTACTAAGTACAACATTTATTTATAGCCAGGATAGCCTAGCTACAGAAAAATCAAAACTATCATTAGAAGGTAGTGCAGACATCTACTTTAGAAATAACTTAAGTACATCAAATACAGATATAGCGCCTACTACTTCATTTGCAAATGGCAACGGATTTAGTTTAGGAATGTTTAACCTAATCAGTTCTTATGATACTGATAATACTGGATTTGTAGCTGACCTGGTTTTCGGACCAAGAGGTGAAGATGCAGTATTCTTATCAAATGGTAGTTCCAATATTATAAACCAACTTTATGCTTATTGGGATGTTAGTGATAACATTACTTTAACTATGGGTAATTTCAATACATTTTTAGGTTATGAGGTTATTAGCCCAACAGGAAACTTTAACTATTCAACTTCTTACATGTTTAGTTATGGGCCGTTTTCTCACAGTGGTTTAAAAGCTGATTTTAAATTGTCTAAAAACTTTACAGGTATGTTAGCAATCTTAAATGCTACTGATGTTACAGAATATAATCCATCTAATTTAAACACGTTAGGGGCTCAGTTAGGATATAAAAATACCTATTTAAATGTGTTATATGGAAAACAAGATCCTAGTTTAACGCATACTTTTCAAATTGACTTAACAGCAGGTTATGATTTATCAGAAAAGTTTTATTTAGGTGTTAACTCTACATATAATGATACTGAAGGAAGTGGGTTTTACGGAGTTGCTTTATATCCTCAATATGATTTTGGTAAATTAAGTGCTGGTGTTAGAGCAGAATATTTTGCAGAAACTGGTGCTGGTGTAGGTGCTATTGGAACAGACGCAGATGTTATTAATTTAACAACTACTTTAGATTATACAGTTGATGATAACTTAAACCTAAAAGTAGAATATAGATTTGATAAAACAAGTGAAAATGTATTTGAACAAAAGGATAATTTAAGCAGCATTGTTGTGGCTGCAATATATTCATTTAATTAATTAAAATTGGTGTTCAATACGAGGGATTTGTAGCCTGTAAAGGGATGGATAGGTAAGACTATTACGGACATAATTATCATTTAGCGCTCCCTTTGATAAACCAATTAAAAAAACTCTCTAGATTGATGAAAAAGATCTAGGAGTTTTATTAAATAACATAATAATGAAAAACGAAATAGAAATTAAAGTAACCGAAGGGTGGTATTTATGTATTAGAGATAATAAAGAAGCCCCTATGTATATTGACAGTAATGGAAAATGGCATTTATCATCATATCATACAAATGATGTAGTACATAGAAGAATAGCAAAAAGCCCAGATAAAGTAGTAAAACGAATGTCAAGATAAATGTAATGAATAACCGAAGCCTAGTAATATTAAAACCTGATGCATTACATAGAGATCTATTTGGAGATTTTTGTGATTTTATTAAGAGTGAAGACATTGAAGTTGATGAGTATGAATACATCAAAAATCCTAGCACTCTTAAAATAAATTCACACTATGAAGATCATCTAGAAAATGATTGGTATCCTAAATTACTTAATCATATGAAAGCTGGTCCAATAATTGTAATGGCACTAACATCATTTCATAGTAATGAACCTATTGCTCATATAAAAAAAGCTTGTGATTCTTATAAGCTTCTTAACATGATTAATACTACATATAATACGATTCATGCAAGTGAATCACCTGAACATGCAATAAGAGAACTAAAAATTTGGGGATTATACCCTTAAGAAATCATGGAGAACATAAGAATTATTATAAAAAAATGGGATATTGAATATAATAAAAGGCTAGATACATTAAATTCAATGAGAGATTATGTATCAAGTGATTATTTAAAAGAAGAAGAGTGTATCTTAGATAAAATGCGCTCAATGATTAATGATGTAAAAAGCGGAATTCATGAAACTTCAAGTAATTGAAATTGACACAAATAAATTAGTATTTAAGATTGATGATGCGTCTAAAATACCTTTTTTACCATCTATTGGAGAAATTATTATAATGGAGAAAGGTCCTTGGTTAGTTAGAGGAATAGCGCATATGTGGGATAGAAACTTAATAAAGATAATGGTTTATTCTGCAGATAAAAAGACTTAATATTAAAACAATTTTCAAGATTCATTTATTTAATTAAAAAAAGACATGAATATAGAAAGTACTCTTAAAAAGGTTTTTGAAAAAGTAAAAAAACCAGTTACATTTTTTGATTGTGAAACTACAGGATTAGAAATATCAAAAGATGATATTATTCAAATATACATAGCCACATATGATAATAATGGACTATCAGAAATAAATGAATATTTTAACACTGATAGACTAATTGCACCAGGTGCTCAAGAAAAGCATGGTATATCTAAAAGTGATATTGAAGATAAGCCATATTTTAAAGAAAGATCTACTGAAGTATTTAAGTTTTTTAAAGGCGATTCAGTTATATGTGGATATAATCATGTTAGGTTTGATATACCTATACTGATAGAAAATTTATTAAGAAGCGGAATAAAATCAGCAGCATCATTACTTAAGAGAGAAACTATTGATGTATTAATTGAATATCGTAGAATAAATGCTAATGATCTTACATCAGTATTTGAACGAACTACAGGTGAATCTATGTCAAATGCTCACGAGGCACAGTCAGATATATATGCAACAAGTAGAATTCTTGAAGAGCTTTTTAAAGTAGATGATGAAATAACTCCAGTTAAGTCTACTAAAGTTGATGTTGATGGATTTTTTCAACTATTACCTACTGGCCTAGCATTTGCAAAAGGTAAATATAATGGTCAATTGTTAAAGAATATATCACATAATGATGTTATAGGATATTTATCTTGGATTGGTGAAAAAGCTGATTCTATGAGCTCTCATACTAAATTAGTTGCATTAACATTAAAAGGTAAGCTATTACAGGCTAATAAAGAATCTAGTCTTAAAGCACACTAATTAAAATATTTATTATATTGAAAACTCTGTCTAAAAATAGGCAGAGTTTTCAGTGTAATAAATAATATATGGAGTTTAAGCATAAAACAGGGACATCTTTTGATAAAGTATTAAATTTATTAGAAGAAACTGAGGTAGTATCAAGCGCATTTATAATGAAGATATGTCTATATGTAATTAAAACTAAAGAACTTATAGAAAATAGTAAAGGCTTACCTCACCATGAATTAATTGAAATATTTGATAAGCAAAGCGTAGATTTTTATGATGCACTTCAAATATATGAACCTATTTTTAGTCAAGGCTTTAGGATTTGGTTATTAAAAAGCTTCAGAAACCTTAAAAAAGAATTAATATGACTAGTTTAATTATTTTCAATGCTTTTAAATTTATTTTTTTTATAATATGTATATACTTAGGTTATAACGTATCAAGATACCAAGAAGATGCAGATGATTCTCCTATGGCTACATTTATTGCTAATGGGATAGGCGCATTTATATCAATCATGGGTGCACTTTGTTTAATAGAGATATTTTCATGATACAGTTCTTTATTAAATATTAAAAATCTTTTAACAGATGAATGAAGGCATACTAGGGTGGTTATTAGATCAAGCGCCTGTTATTGTAATAATGGGAATAGTGATATGGTGGTTACAAAAGCGTCTTATTAAATCAGAGGAAGATAAAACTGCTTTATCTAATGCAGTTATAAAGCTAACAACTCTTTGGGAATCAAAAGCAAATGAATTAGGCAATGAGAGTGATGAAGAAAAACAGTTTAGAAAAGAGGCATTAGCATTACTTAACGAGATTAAGATAAAGCTAGGAAATAAATAATAAAATGGGAATATTTGCAAAAAACATTTGGAATATTTTAACAGGAAAGCAATGTAATGCTACATATGCAGAGGCAGTTGCATCATGTCTTAGGATAGAAAATGCAATTCAAAATATTAATGCAAATTTTCAAGACGTAACTTCATTAGATTTTAATATAGTAAAAAATAGATGGACAGATTTGCCGTTAAATGTATCAAGAGGCGTATCTACTATGGGATTACATTTATCTGATGAATACCGATCTGTGTTAACATATTATTCAAAAAATTCATATATTGCACCACACGTACATTCAAAAGAATGGGAAGTAATTAAGATTCTTGAAGGTCAAGCATATGATAGAATATCAAAAGTTACCTTAAATAAAGGAGATATTTATATAATACCTAAAGATGTTAATCATCATGTAATATCCAATGAAGAATGTTATATGTATAGCCTATTTACTTCACACAAGGAATTTTTAAAAATTCCACATACTGAGCCTGATATTGCTAAACAATTTATTGAGAAGAATAAACTTAATAGAGCAAAAAAAATATAATCCTTTTTCTAGGGCACTTATTAAATAATAAAAGAATAGCCCTTAAATGAATTCATATATAATTGATATAAGCAAAGCGATTAAAGCTAATGAATGGCTTGTTATTGAACTAACCGAAGCAATTCAAAATTTAACATCGCTTTTTAATATAGGATTTGCTGTTACTCCTACATCATCTACTTTAACCACTGAATATAGGTTTAGTAAAGATGGTGATACATGGACAGAATGGAAATCATGGCCTGCACCTAACTCTCCTGCATTTACTAATGAATTTACTTGGCTTGGATTTAGGGTTAAATCTGATGTTGATATAACCGTAACTTCTTTAAAAATTGAATGGGAAGGAGGTAAATTAGGTGAAAATGGATCATGCGCTTGTACTATAACTGCATGTGGAACAAATAGTGGAGATAATTCATTTCTTGCTAATTGTAATACATCTGCACTATATAGCACAGCATTAAGTGGATTACCTTGGTTTGAAAATTTAACATGCTCAGTGTTTAATAATATGGGATGGCCTGTATTATATTTTAAAGCTGATGAAATAGAAGAAAGTCGAGATGTTATTTTTAAAGAATGGTCACTATTAAAAGTTAGAGACTGTAAAAAAATTAAAGTAATTGTGCCTGATAATGATTTCGGGTCTGGTGAATTTCAATTTACCGAGTTTGATGTAGACTTTGCGGATGAGTTAGAAATCCAAATACATAAGGAAAGTTTTTGGGCATCATTTGGAGCAGGTGAACAGCCTGCTGAAAAAGATTTTCTGTATTTTCCATTAGAGCGTAGAATGTATAGATTAAATTCAGTACAATCTCACAAAGGATTTATGAGACAAGTACAGTGGTGGAAAGCAAGCTTAATAAAATGGACTGAGTCTGATAGCATAGTAAAAGATAGTGATACACAAAAAGCAATTGATGATCTTACATTAAACTTTGAAGATGTTGGATTTGATACAATTAAAGCAGCTGAAGAAATAGATATAGTTAAGCCACAACAATACACGGTTAGAAGAATTGGTGATAGTGATAATTGCAGGGAAACTATTAACACAGATTGGGAAAAAGTAGGTGTTATAGAAAGAAACCTAAATAATTATTATACAGTATTTAGTAAATTTCAATATGATTTATCATTTCCTAAATCATCACTGAGTAAAGGTGTTAATGAAAGTAGTGGAATAGGAGCAACAGGCATGGCAGGTGCAACTGCATCTACTGTAAGTGATCCTTTAATAACTTATCAAAATTCTATAGATACTAGCAGTAATTTTTGTTTAATGTTTTGGTATTATATGAAACCTAGAGTTACTGGGACATTATATCAACCTTCTGCTACTGTTAAGTTATTTGGTGGCCAAACTCTTGTTAATGTAATAGGAACAGAAACAGCATTTACAGGATTAGAGATTGGCAGTAACACATGGTCATTTAACTTACCTAATAATGAATGGTATGGCATATATATAGGTAATAATGTAACATATGATGAACTTACTTTAAGAATTTGGAAAAGACAAGATCTTGTAAATAAAACCACAAAAATGTCTATAGTATATGAATCAACTATTAAGCCTACAGCATTTGGACCTAAATGGGATGTAGGCTTATATGCAAGTAACGATGAAATTGCAAGTATAAGATTTTTAAAAGACGTGATGACAGTTGAAAATCAACCAACATCATTTAATAAATTAATATTCAGAGAAGATAGTAAAGGATACATTATTGATGATTGCTATCCGCTAAGCTATCTTGGATATTTATCAAATAAATAAGAGTATTATGAAAATTAAAAACATTTTTAAAGCATTTTGGATAAATCATTTTATTAGACTTCAGGTATTTTCCTTTATGTTTATAATTGGAGCAGTGTTAGGAACTGATGGAGTTTTAGAAATAGAATCAATGGTAAACTTTTGGGATGTTATTTATTATATAGGAGTTATATATTTAGTTTTATTTGCAGTGTATTGGTTTATAAGAGCAATTATAAATGGAATATGCTATCTTATCAAATCAAAAAAGAATAAATGAAAAGCTTAAAAGAATATAAAGAGTATTTATTACTTGAAGCGTTTGAGGTATATGAAACTAATGAAGGTGATAAAATACTTGTACCTAGATTTAAACCAAAAAACACTAATCATAGAGTTTTTAAAGATTGGCCTGTAGGTAAAAACTTTGGATATAATCAACAGATATTATATGATGCAATACAATGGGGAATGATTCTTGAAATGACTTATGAAAAAGATGGTGTAAAAACCAAAAGAACTATTCAACCTATGGTTCTTGGTAAAAACGCAGATGATGAAAACCTACTAAGAGCATTTCATTTAAAAGGAAATAGTAAGTCATTAGGTAAAAATACAAAAAAAGTTTGGCGATTATTTAAAACCGCTAATATTGAAGAACTTAGTTTTACAGGAAGTTTCTTTAGAACTGCTGAATCTAATTATAATGAAAGCGATAGTGCAATGAAAGGCGGAATTATCACAGCTGCTGATATTAAAGATATTAGAGATAATCAAGAAAAGCTTGTTAATGAGGCGTTTAAGCTAGGATTGATAGAATTATTATAACATGAATAAAAGTACTTTAATACATATCTAATATATCTCTAGATATGAATTAAATTAAATATACAAATATTAAATTATGAGTAATAAAAACGACTTAGGTAAAGAACTTAAAGATAGTTTAGACGATTTAGTAAACCAAAGTCTTGCAAGTAATGATAATGAGTTGCCTGATATTGAAGTAACTACAGTTGCACCATTAAATCTTGGAGATATTACAGATAAAGCAAGAAAGAAAGCACAAAAAACAGTTATTAGTTGTCTTAAGCTATATTTTGATGAAAAGATGATTAATAAGAATGAATTCTTACAAGCAAAGAGCGCAGTAGCAACAAGTAACATAATGACACTTTTTCAGCAATTGAAAATGAGTGAACATATGATGAACAAACTCATTAATGAAATGGATAATGGAAATATGCAGCCAAGAATGTTTGAAGTTGCAACCAGTGTCCAAAACACGATAATAGAACTATTAAAGAACACTCAGCTACATATAATTTCAATGCAAGAAGATTTTAAAAGAGTTAAGCAAGAATTACCACTTTCTGAACAGCAATCGCAAAATGTCGAAGTTAATCAAGTAAAACCTAATACATATCTTAATGCTAAAAATATGTTAAAGGATTTAGATGATGATATTACAGATAGTGAAGAAATTGATTAAATACAAAAAAATAGATAAAGAAAATGAAGTCATTAAATGAACATAAAGAAATTAATGAATCTAAATTCTTTGATTTGCATGAATCTATAGATAATGTAGAGAAAGTATTAAGAAAGTCAGGATTAGATAAATCAAAATCTTTTGAAATTATTGCTAAATTAGATGATATTAGACAATATATTAATGGAAACATTAAGGTATTAGAATCTAAGGATATGAAGAATATTTTAAATAGTAAAGCAACTAAAGGTAAGCGGGTCTCTAAACATAAAGATAGAATAGGAGATACATTAACAATAAATGCTGGTGACGAACATTGGTTTGCAAGAATAGATGATAATGGTCAATACACAATCTTACATCATTCCAGTCCTTTAGGATATACTGATTTTGAAACTGAGGCTGAATTAATTGCACACTTAGAAGGTGATAGAAAAGTTGGTAAATTTAGACCTAACCGTGGTAGATATTAAAAACAAAACAAAACAAATAAAATGAGAAGTTTAGACGAGCATAAACTAATTAATGAAGCCAAAAAAAGATATAGTGATATAGAAGGCCTCAAAACCATAAAAGTTGACTATGAAGATGAATACACAGGTAAATTACGGCTAGGTAATAGTGGAATCTATGCGTCTAAGTGGTCAATAGAAGAGCCTATAGCAGAAACTCCTAAACATATTTTAGTTTCAGGATTTGACCAAGGCGGGGATGATGAAATGAACGTATATATAGTCATTAACAAAAAGAAAGGTAATATCATTGATTATCAACATTGGGGCTATGATAAATTATTGCCTATATATTTTAAAAATGCTAAAGTCAAAGAATCAAATGTTAATGAAGCCAAAAAAAGATATAATAATATAAAAGGCTTAAATAGAGAATTTGGTGACGGAGATGAATATGACACTGGAATACAGAGATACTGGGGAAATGAACGTAAAGGAACATTTGTTTATGCATATAATAGCCAAATAGAAAATCCAATGGCTGAAACTCCTAAACATATTTTAGTTTCAGGATATGAAGATTACGGAGATGATACAAAGAATGCATTCTTAGTTATTAATAAAAAGAAGCGTGAAATTATTGATTATGATGTATGGGACTATGATAATTTATTGCCTATATATTTTAAAAATGTTAAACTTAAAAGAACCAGTGCATATGAATCAAAGGTTAATGAAGGTAAGAAATATAAAATAAAAGAACTCTTCAATGTGTGGGATGAAGTTTATGCTGAAGACATGTCTAATGAGTATGGATCTTTTATAGATGACATCAGCAAAAATTATAAAGCAGGTATTACTAAAAGTGAAATAGCTGAACTATGGGATAAATATTATGGTGAAGACATCGCTGATGAATATTCTGGATTTTATGATAAATTAAAAGAATCAATGGTTAATGAATCTAAACATGATAAATCTCCATCAGCTCTTGGAGATTTCTTAAATAAAGAATCTAAACATTTTAGTTCATTTTTAAAGCCTAAAAGATTTACTGCATCAGTAAGCGGTGATATTTTAAAAATTACACCGGCATCAGGAAGCTTTACAATAACTGCAGATTTCAAAAAGAAATCTTTAACTACTACTGGAAAACCTGAATATCCTGAATCTGTTTCTTATACTGAAATAATGGAATATGTTAAACGCCGAACAGGTATGAAACCAGTTAATAAATCTAATTAGCAGATGGCTGATATGAAAAAATATATGTAATTATGAAATCTCTTTTTGAGTATTATAAAATAATAGAGCGAAAGTTTTCTACAGCACAGCGAAGAGAGTTAGCTGATAAAGGAATGGCATTACCTGATGGTTCATTTCCTATTGAAAATAAGGAAGATCTTAAAAATGCAATAAGAGCTTACGGAAGAGCTAAAGATAAAGATCGTGCAAAAGCATGGGTTATCAAAAGAGCTAAAGAAATGGGAAAGGTTAACTTATTACCAGCTTCTTGGAATGTAAATGAATCTATAAATGAAGGAAAGAAGTATGCAAAGCCGCCAAAGATTAAAGAAACGGTTGAAGAGGAAAATTACCCTGAAGCGCTTGAAGATGTTATTGATAACTTGGAGTTGGAGATTGAGTCGTATTTTGATGACCATGATGAAGTAATGACATCTACCATAAATGATTATATTATTGAAGCGATTAAATCTAAAATTAATGAAGAATCTTTTGATGATTGGGATAAGAATTATAATCATGAAGTAATAAGAGATGTTTTAGATAATACAAAAGAAAATAAAAGAACTATAGTTGAAACTGCAATTGAATCATTATTTTCAGCTGAGAGTAGAATTCTTGATGATATAAAAGAAGATTTAGATATTGCTAAAGAAAGGCAAAACGAATATAAATCTGAAAAATCTAAAAGACGTGAAGAATCTTTAACTGAAACTGATTTTGATCCTGATGAAGAAGAGATTGAAGATGATGAAGAAGGTACAACTATAATTACTTCAATCGAATCCCTTGAAGCTAAATTAGATAAAACTAATTATATCAGAGAATATAAGAAATTATTTGATAAGCATTTTAAACAAGTTTCTTCTAAAATTAAAAAAATATCAAGATAATGAAATCATTATATAAATTTTATAAATTAGATGAAAAGTTTACACCAGATGCTGTTGACATTAAAGGGTGGGAAATCATCGAAATACCAAACACATCTGCTAAAGTTAAAAAGATGAAAGCAAAGAATGCTAAACTTCTTAAAGACTATATTGATGTTAAAAAAATACAGAAATATATGGATGCTAACCGAAAAATGTTTGCACCAGCAGCCAAAGCAGAACAATATCTTGCTTTCTCTAATTTACATACTGAGCCAACTGTATTAGTTGCTACAAATGACGGTTATGCTGTCTTTAATAAAGAAGGTGAGTTTAAAGAATATCAAGCTAAAAGCTTTTACCCTAGAACATTCAAATATAAAGACGCATAATATGAAATCATTATATGAATTTTACAAATTAGGAGATAAGTATAAAAGCAACTTTGATTATGATGGTATGCTTAAAATTGCAACTAACTCTGATATATCAATGGGAGATAAAGATCTTAAGAAATTATATAATAGCTTCGTAGATGTTAATTATCATAAAGAAGCAGAGCACCTTATGATGGCAATTGATGCAATTGAGGAAGATGACATTAATGCAGCTAAGAAACATATGGAGCAATTCAGGCAGGCATGTGAAAAGCTTATTGAGAGTTTATTAAACGATAATCAAAAATACATTAAAGAAAGAGCATTATCGAATATAAAAAAATCACTAGGAAGCAATTCATCTATCGTTGAAAACATTACAAGAGATGAACAATACTTTTGGGCAGTACATGCAGATTTACATGATATGTTAATAAAGGCAGCAAATCCTATAAAGCTTGCTAAAGATTTATATAAAAAGATTAGAGATAAAAGAAGAAAAGGAGCATTAGATTATTTTTTAGAATTAATAAAGAAAGAGGCAACTAATGAACATAAAGAACTTGGTGATACTTTTTGGCCACTAATGTTAATAACATTAGGAGATGTTGAAAAGCTTTCTAATGGTGAAGAAGTTATTATTGGAGGATTTAAAGTTAAAGTAACTGATGATCCTGATGATAATACAGTTCATGCGTTTGTTGACCTAGATGAAGGAATTCTTTTTGAAAGACGTATAAGACAAACTAAAAGAATGAAAAATAGTAATAAAGTTGTCTCTGCTACTACAAAAGAATTATTTGGACCTGATGGAAAATATGAAGCACAGGTTAAAAAAATATTTAAGCTCTTTAAGATGGAGGTTAGACAAAAGGCAAAAGAGCTTGGAGTTCCTGTAGGCCAAGTTAGAAATTGGAAAATCACTTTAAAAGATTATGATAATGCAGATGTTGGTAGTAAAATATAAAAGAACCTTAATCAATAAATTAATATGAGCTATTTAGTAACTAATTTACCACAAATACAATGTTATGTACGTAAAGAATATCTTTATGATTTTGAAAAAGGTCATGGTGAATATGAACCATGCTATTGGGTAAGCGCCAAATCAATATTAGGTAAAGCATTATACATAGAAGCATATTTAACTGAGTATGGTGCTCTATATGATAAGTTACCTTTATCTGCATTTGTTTGGGATAAAGACGTTAATCAAAATGATTTTTTACCTTTAGATTTTCTACAAATCTGGGATTGTTTTAGTTATAACATAACGGTTATAGAAAAAACTATATTAAAAAATATAGATTGCCAAGTGTATATGAAAGATAAAGAGTGGCATAAAGGATATTATCTTTTTACTATTGATAGTTGTCATTCAGATCCAAATGAACTCAATGTTAGTTTATCACAAACACCTAATGAGCATAAGTCATTTAATATACTAAAAATGGATAATGGTCAATTTGCTGCTCAGCCTAATAACAGAGTTTTATTTTATGACCAATCTCTTACACCTAATAAATTAAGAAAACCTGACTTTAAAGTTAGTACACACGAGTTCTTTTGTGAAAATGGCCATAAGTGGGCTGCTGACGAAGGATACTTTTATGAAATAAATGATAAAGAAGATGAAAAGCCTTAACGAATTTTTAAATGAAAAGAAAAAATCAGTAAGTAAAAAGAGAGCTGATTTTTTTAAAAAGAATGATGAATTATCAGATAGTAATCCTGATGCATATAAAGATGCTCCAGGCGATGAAGCTGCTAGAAAATCAGGAAAGGTAAAAAAGAGTAAACATACAAAAAATTACCATGATTTATATGGTGATAATGTTGATGAAGCAGAAAAAGAATCTGATAAGAATAATAAAGAGCAGATTTCAGAAGGACCTCTTAAAAGCCAAAAGATGGAAAAAGCTCTTAAAAATAAGTCAGATGAAACTGGTGTATATATTGGTATATTAAGAGCAGTTGCAAGGCGAGGATTAGCAGCATGGAACTCAAGCCATAGAAAAGGTGCAGGTCAAGAACAATGGGCATTAGCCAGAGTTAACGCATTTTTAACTAAAGGTGATGGTACATGGGGTAAGGCAGATGCTGATATGGCAAGAGAAGTTATTAAGAGAGGTGAGGATAAAAAATTAAAAAAAGCTTAAATCTTAAATGAAATCATTAAAAGAATATTACAAGACAGGTTCTATGTATTATAATGCTTCAACCAGCAAATCAGTATATAGTGATATGGATCCTAAAGAAAAAGCAGAATTAGATAAAATGGCTAAATCCAAATTTGGTAGGAGATTTATAGATTGCTCTTGGGATGAAAAGAGTGGCTTACGAAGTGCATTAGATACAAAAGCATCAGAAGAAGAAGGTGATGTTGAAGATATTATTAAAAAAGATGCAAATGCTGATAAAGAGCGTATAAATAAAGATATTGATAAAGGCACTGATAGTGAAGAAGATGAAGATTCTGATTATGATAGCGAAGAATAAAATAAGTAAATATAGATGAAAATTACAATGTTAAGTGATATACTTAAAGAAACTAAAAAAGATGGTAGTAAAAAATATTCACAAGCAAGAGTATATACATTTTGCTCTGTGTTTTTTTATTTTACAGTTCACGTACTTATGGCTCTTGAAGCATATAGCCCAAAATCATATGATGTAAATGTAGAGATACTTAGATTAATATCTCAAGGTTTATATAGCGCTATGCTATTATTTTGTGGATATACGTTTGGCGGTAAATTTATAGATGTTGTCAATAAAATCAAATCAAAAAAAGAAATAAAAGATGAAAAGCTATAAAGAGTTTTTAAATGAATCAGAAAGAAATGTATCTGTTCAGTATCTTAAAGGTCTTCTTAAAAATATAAGTAATAAGTCCGCAAAGAAATTTGTAAATACTTGGATTGCTCGCGGAGGTAATAAAAAAATGGTCCACATTTCAGATAAAGAATCTAATATGCTAGACATCATTGAAGGCGGTGGACCATATCCTAAAAACTTTGGGAGTAAGAATTAAGTATTATTTGATAGCCACCCAGAATCTTTCATTTCATCTATTATTTCTTTAACTGCTGATATTAATTCAGGGCTCTCAGCATTTATAATAGTCATCCATTTAGGATTTCGCTCTGCAACTCCTATAAGATATGCTGGGTTGCTTGCAACCCAAGAGCATTCAGGATATTTTTTATCCACATATTTTAAAGTTGGCATAGTGAATTTTTCGTTATCTTCTAGTACATGTGCCTCAATCATAAAATTATCACATTCATATGTTATGCTTCGGCTATATGCAAAATCTTTTTTAATAGATATATCATCTTTAGCTTCTTTGACATACCAGACATCTCCTATTTTTATTCTATTTTCCATTTTCTTGATCTATTTCAAGTAATCCTAATGATTGTACATAACTTTCATAATCTTCATTAATAGATTCCTCAATTTTATTAGCTCTTTTTACATTTCCTTCTGCTCCTGCATTTCGTCTTTTTACTTCTGTCATTACAGCAGATCCATAATGTTTCTTTTTAATATTTGCAGTTTCTTCAATTTCTTTTGCCTTTTCCTTAATAATATCAGCACAATTACATACAGATGTTAGTATATGATCTCCTCTAAGAAGTGCTTCTGTTAAAAATTCTTTAAACGTAGTAGCAGTATATCCTCTTTCCTTAATTGTTTCAAGACTATCTCCGCTTATTGTAAAATCTTCAATAGGTTCATGAATTACAACACTGGCTCCATATAATTCCATGCATAAGAAGTCATCTAATTCAAGAAAATTAAGTATTTTATATAAGCTAACAAATTTCTTAACAAATTCAACGTGTCTTGGTTTACTATTAGGACTTGGGTACCCGCCTTCTCTATAGTGATACATATTTACTACATTGTTGAATTCATTACCTGAAATGCTATCATTACTGATGATTTCTACTAACTTCTTAAGATTTTTTTGATCCTCTCTTAGTTCATTTTGTATTCTTTCTCTTAACTCAACAGATTCGTTAAAAGTGTCTTTGATTTCTTCTTGTATCATAATTTATTATTTAATGTGTATTTATTTTTAATTAATCATTGTATTAAATCTTCCAAGTTAATATCATACTCTTCAAATACATCTCTTATTTTACTTTGTATTTCAACTGCATTGTATTCCCACTTATCTTTTATTATACCTTGTATTTTAAACAATGTCTTTGCCATATCTAATGATTTAACACATCTTAAATGAGCCATTACGTCATCTAAATCCTCTAAATCGAATTCTAGTTTTGCTTTCATAATTTTATTAATCCTGTGTTGAACAAAAAATCTATAGCCTCAATAAAGCATTTTAGATCATCAGGCCCTTTACATTTTTTATTAATACTGCCAAATCCATAGCTGGCCTCAGTGCTTATAGGGTTAAATGTAATTATAGGAAATTCTTCATTTAAAAGAAGATCTTTCTTTTTACCTAAGGCATATTCAGATTTTCCTGTAAACGGATTAGAGTATTTATAAAAATCTTCATGTACATGTTCTTGTATTACATCTAAAAATATTTCCATTATATTTTGTCTGTTAAAATGTTATCAATATAAATTTGAGCTGCACTTATTTTTGTATTTTCACGTATAAATTTTAATGCCCATTTTGTTCTAAATACTGAAGTTAACATATGTATTTGATGAATATCCATTGCTAATATGTCACTTGCTTTATAAGTAGATAATTCAGTAGGATGCTGTAAATCTTTAACATTCATATTTCTATTTCTATAAATTGCGGCGCATTAATAGGTTTATAATTTTCATTTAAGCAACTTGCATTAATAAATGTAATGCCATCTTTTTCAATAACTCCATACTGTTCATGTATATGACCAAACACAACAACTTTAGGCTTTACTTCTTGTATTTTTTTAAGCAGCAATTCACAACCTACGTTAGGGCTTTCATTATACTTTCTAAACTTATGATCTATTAAATCAAGAATGCCATACGGTGGACCATGAACTATAAGTATATCAGTATTGCTAGGTATCTTATCCCAATGTAATTGAATTTCATCTCCTCTCATTTTGTTAAATGCCCAATTATTAAACCATGGTTGAATAGGAGTACCGTATATATTTAACCCGAATGAATTTGTAGTATTTTCATTTAAGTAAGTAAGGTTTTGGTATGGCTTAAGGAGCTCATTAACTTCTTCAGCATCAGTACATGGAATAGGTCTTTGGTATTTATATCCAGTATCAAAAAAGAAGTCATGATTTCCTGCAATGAAAATTTTAGAAGGTGCTGGCAATGTATTAAACCAATCTAGGAATGCTTTAACTTCATGCATATACCCAGATGATGTACAATCGCCTGCATGTAATATAATATCAGCATCTTTCCATTTTGAATATGTTTCATATCCAAATTCATCATATTTTAATTTATCATGCCATTTGTCATGTAAAGAATGGGTATCAGATATACACGCTATTTTTATTTTCATTTATTTACTATTTAAAGATATGAGTAAGTTTTGCAACTTGCCCATGTTTCTTTGAATGTATAAAACCTTCAATTGCCTTAGTGTTTCCACTATATCCATTTCTGTGATGCCATGAATCTGTTGCAGATGGGCTTCTTAAATATTCAACAGTAGCTCCTTGATAATCTTTACCGCTTTGAAATATTCTAACATCTTTATGATGCACGTGATGTAGGTAAATATATCTATGATCAGTTTCAGCCCATAATGATTTACTTTCATTTGCCATTAACAGTGGCATATCTGCCATCTTTGCACCATCACCGTGAGAAAATCCTAATAATGATTTCCCATACTTAATGTACTTTCGATGATTATTTGAAACATCAAAACTAATATTAGGATTTTTGTTAAACCAACTTGCAATGGAATCTGCTAACATATATCCACTCATAAAGTCATGATTGCTTGGGCAATGTATAACATGTACATCTGCTATTTGAGATAAATTTTCTAAAATATCTACATATAGCTTTCTTGCTGCTGTAAATGATTGATACCACATGCCGTCAGTATCTTGTGGAGTGTTTGCGGTTGTTGTCCTATTAGTTTTATCAATATGTAGAATATCATTTCCAATAATAAAAAATATCTTATCAATATGATAGCCACTTGATTTTTCTAAAATACCAGATACTCCTTCAAGTGCTCTCTTAATAGCTTTCTTGATATTATATGATTCACCTGTTTCTGATTTAACTGCAAGCTTTCCTATATGCAAGTCAGCAATATCAATAGTTAATGAATGTTTTTCAGCGTTTGTATCTTTCCTTTCAATTTTATCATATGAAGGTGAATGGACTTTCATTTCTTCTATGATTTCATCTCTTATTTCATCATAAGAAATTAGGCTTTGTTGATTTTTAATAAAGATAGATCCTTTTTCTGTTTTTAACCACCCATATGCCCAGTTTTCAGGAGGTGTAAAGTTGTTATCTTCAAGATGATTTTCAAAAGTATTTAGCTTTACTAAAGCCTTTCTTCTGATCCAATCATATAAGCTATTTTTGTTAAGTCCATGTATAGATGATAATTTTACCGCAATAGCATTAGCATTTTTGCCTTGTTTTGCCATTACATCTATTTCTGGCCTTAAGTAATCATATTTACTTGCCATATTCAGATCTTTTTAATTTAATTAGGTTTTTATAGATTTTGTTTAAGAATTGATTAAATATATTAAATTATTTATATCGTGAGAAGTCTATCTGAATTCTATCAATTATTAGAAAAAAAGAGCGTAAGAGGAGGAAAAGATGTTGCTACAATAGCAGAGCTTGCTCAATGTTATGCATGTGCCATTGCATCAAACATAAAAAAATCTAAAATAACGGTAAGTGATATAAATGATGATATGATTAAACAAGCTAAAATGTTTGTTAAATCACAAAATAGAAAGCCTATAATTACATCTCTTTCAGATGATTGGAAAAACATCATTGTTTCAATAGCAAACAAGTTACTAAATGAAGGATATTCTATACCTAATGGAATATATCATAGAAATGATAAGTTCATGCAAGCGATTTATATGAAAGCTAGAATAGCCGCAAAAAATAGTGGAATGGGTGCACTTAATGATGATAAGTGGAATCCAGGCGATATTTGGGTTAGTTCACCTACATTAAACCTTAAGCATGTTCCGGTTGATTCAATAGAAAGTTATAATAAGTGGATTAAAGATAAATTTGAAAGTAAAGAGCTTATAGGAATAAGTTTAAAGAAACCTAAATCAATAAAATCACCTAGGCTACAACTTTTTAATGTAGATGATTTTATTACACCTATGTATTATACAGGATTTTCATACAAAGAAGGTAAAGTAGACCATGATGATGCATTTTTTGGAAATAAGCATATGTATTTGTTTGGTAAAGAAAAAGCTCCAGTTAAAATGCAAGGACGTACTTTTGAGAGTACTAAATTTACTGCATATGCATTAGAAGTAATGGGAAGTTCCGCAGCAGGCGGTAAAGTAGGATGGACAATAATCAGATCATTTATTGAAGAATTTACTAATAGAAGTGGGTTACCTGGATATAAAGAAATTTCAAGCATAGCGAAAACTGATATAGACAAACTTATTAATATGATTTATGATATTTTTATAAAATATTGTAAAAAGACTTGGTCATATGATAAGTTCTATTCAAAAATAAATAAGGATCCTTATAGATTATTTTCGCAATACTATAATCTATTAATTATAGACATTCTCGAAACACATAAAGGAGAAACATCTGATGAGATCTTTGAAAAGGTTTTTAACCATGCATCATCAAGAATACAAAGCTCAAGTATCTATATAAAAGTAAATTAAATAAAAAAATAATTTGCATTATGTATTTTTTCTAGTTATATTTGTTACTATACTAGTGTTTAAAAACAAAGAGATGATTAAAAGAATTATATCAGGAGGGCAATCAGGAGTTGACCAAGCAGCGTTAAAAGCATCTACGCTAATGAAAGTACCTACAGGAGGTTGGGCACCTTATAATTGGATGACTGAAGATGGTCCAAGAGAAGGTTTATTAAAAAAATACAATTTAATAGCAGACCGATATGATACCAGCACATATCAAATAAGAACAGAAAGTAATATTGATGCGGCTGATGGTACATTAATAATTTCATGGGGTTTAAAATCACCTGGAACTGCATTAACAAAATCACTATGTATTAAAAACAGAGCACATTACTTTGTGATAGATAATATAGAAGATCCTCTTGCATTATATGAAACAGTTGAATGGATAAAGAACCATAAAATTAAAATATTAAATGTCGCAGGTCCTAGAGAATCTAAAATAGGTAAGATACCTACTGAGTCTACAATAAATTTTATAATGAAAATAATTAAGTTTCTGAACTCAAAATAAATAAAGTATGGAAACTCAATTTGTACCGCACTCAGAATCAATATCACTTAAAGAATTAGGATTTAATGAACCTTGTTTATCATTTTATAGTAATAGAAGTAATTATAGCATCTTAAGTGCATGCAATACACATAATGATAATCAGTTTAGTACTTGCACTAATCAACAGCTTAAGAATTACACATCAGATGAATATTGCTCAGCTGCACTTTACCAACAAGCATTTAAGTGGTTTAGAGAAAAACATAAGTTGTACCATGCTATTGAATTTAAACATAGTAAACATTATGGTTACATTCAAAATTCAGATTTTACTATTTGGTGTGATACTTACGAAGAAGCGCAATTAGCTTGTCTTAAAAAATTAATAGATCTTTATCAAATAGAACTAAATAAATCAAATAAAGTTATTGATTTAAGATACTGTGATTTAGAAGAAATCTTTTCTACTGTAGGATATTTTAAATAACACTTTAAGAATTACATAAATGATAATGGATCATCAGTTTCTCTATTAAAAATTTCATTAAAGCCATCTGCTAGAAAATCAGTACTTTCATCAGAAATTGACCCTCTTCCCATAGTCTCAAGAATCATATTTTGAGTTTCTGCAGGCAGCTTATCAAATGCTTCTGCTATAGTATCTTGATATTCAATTCCTCTATAACTTTCCATAAGGTTTACACAAGCCATAACAGTGTCATCATGTCCTGTAACTGCTTCATAGCTGCCTTTTTTATTACGACTAAAGAACCCTAATTCCTTAGCAGTCCATTCCTCCGATATTTCAATATCTCTTTTTGATATTCGTGATTTAAGCTCTACACAATTTCTTGGTTTACTTTCTTTATCTTGTCTTATACCTATTCTTCTTGATCTTGCACCTTTTCTATGATAGCTTCTAACAAATATTGATTCATCATAATCACCACCTCCAAATAAATTTTTAATCTTTTCAATATAAAAGCTGCCATATGTATTCCACTCAAGAACTACTTTTAGCCTATCAATATTAAAAAATTTATCAGAATAAAATAATAAGTAACATATTTTACAAAACTCATCAATAGGCATATCGTTTCTTCTGAACATACCAACTTGTTTAAACTTAAAGAATTTATAGAGCTCAAATCTTTCATTACTTAATTCTTTAATACCATCTTCGTTTTTAGCAACTATTTGAAAGATTTGCATTACTGTATGATCTCTTCCTACTCCTTCTGCTAAATCTATACTTAAAAAGAAATATGCAGAATCATTTTGAATAGTTTCTAGGTCAAACTCATTATCCCATACCAAGCCATCATGGTCTAGCATATAATCATCAAGTAATGGTATTATTCTTTGAGTGTATTTCTTTTTACTGCTTTCAACAATTCTCAACTGTTCACCGCTAAGTAATAACGTATCACTTCTCAAGAAACTACAATTAAATTGTTCATTAAAAGCTTCATCTCCCATGTTAGAAATTTGCTTCTTAGCCCAATCATCATCTCTTCCTGGCACTTTCCACCAAGGAACTTCAAGAGATTTATATTCATTCTTTCCTTTCATTGATTTATCAAAAATATCTTGAAATAAATCATATCCATTAGGAGTACTTGTTACAATTATTTTAGTATTTTCACCTGCGGAAACTACAGGATATATATTATTATAAAAGTCATGCTGAATATTGTTTCTAACATGGGCAAATTCATCTAAGAATAATAAGTGAATTGTAAAACCAATAGCTGCTTTATCAGTGGTAGTTGTGGCTAATATTCTACTATTTGCATCTGAACTAATACTGAATTGATTCCATACAGTCATTGCAGGTTTTAAAAAGAATGGCAAGTTCTGTATTACCATTTTTGCTTTATCAAGAATTTCTTTAGCCGTTACTCCTTTATTACCTGCAAGCATTATGTTCTTATCAAAATGAAACATCATATACCATACAAGAAATACACCAGCAACAACAGTTTTACCAATCTGTCTTGATCCTACAACTATATTATATCTATCTTTTTTATAGTTTAATAACATCGTTTCTTGGTATGGATATAAAGTAATATGATCAATACCATGTTCTTGCATAACTTTTACATAAGTGTTTGCAAAATATATTATATCTTTTTTACATTTTTTAAATTCATTAATCTCTTCTTCAGTGTATTGAAACGATGTGTTCCCTCGCCTAATTGAAATATCATTCATAAAGAATGGGTGACGCACATCGCTAAGACTTAGTCCTGCGTTTTGTACTTTATCACGAAGATCTTCAACTAATTCAGTTGTCCATATAGTAGAATCAAAATCTGGTTCATTTATATCTGAGAACTGGTTAGCAAATGTAATTAGCTTATCATCAAAGAATCTACTTTCTCCTTTTTTAGCCAAACTAGTATATTATTTTTAATTACTCTAGTGTTCTCTAAAAGAATCAGAGTCTCAACTTCCTTAAAGTTTTTACAATATATTAAATACACAATCCAGAGATTTGTTTAACATATGGAAGTTTATTTTAATATTTAAACAAATTAAATAATATAGCGATTAAACAATAAAACAAATTAAACAATATGTCAGACAAGACAGATAAAAACATAACAACATATATATCACCTATAGTTAAATCAACAACTCCATATGATTTACTAGAGCGCAGTAAATATACGATACATACAGTAGATGAAATGGGTAAATCTGATGAAGCTGAGGTTGTTAATGTTCCAGATGTCTTAAGTATTATAATGACATCTCAATTAGAAGCATCTGTAATATTAATGGAAAAACTATTAACAGATAATAATATTGTAATGGTTGATGACTTGCAAGAATCTTTTAAAAAATATACTACTGATTTAAGAAAAGTAATCAATGATCCTGAAACTTTTTTAAAAAAATGAAAAACTCTAAAACAGAAATAAAAGAATTGATGTCATTTGAAAGCAATGGTACGGATATATTTAGTGTTAAGATATACAGAAAAAATAATTTGTATAGTGTTATTATAACAGATGATGCTAAAAATATCAATAATAAAAAAGCATATGAAAGCATGTCATTTAATTATTCTATGAAGTTTTTTCATAAAGCTATTAAAGTATATTCTGATAGATTAACTAAATAATCTATTATTTTTTAAACTAAATAAGCATTGTCATAATTCAATAAATAAAAATATGATAGAAGTAAGAAATGATGTAAAGAAGATTCAAATTTTAAAAGAAAGCGATGAATCTGAAGTACATTATATTGAAAGGAGTGGGTCTCATTATGTTTATACCTTCTTATCTGCTCACGGTGAAGGCGTAGTTCATCAAGTATCACCAGAAAATTTAGATACATTTATTAAGGATTTATATACAGGTTTTGTAAACCATAAACAGTCTTTAGGTCAATCTGTTGTTATTGATATAGATAAAGATATTAATGACATAAAGAAAGAACTGAATGTCTGAATTACAAAACAGGAGCTATGATCTTACTGACATAGGAGGTGTTAAGTTTGATGAGGAAAATCATATATACTCAAATGCAAATGGTGAAATATATAAATCATCTACTGGAATTATAGGTGAATTTAAGAATTCATTTGATAGTAAAGGCATGAGTAGATATAAATCAATTAAGGAAGTCTTATCTCCCGATTCTTTTAATAAGCTTAAGCGTAAGGCAGGCGGCTGGGATAAAGTAAAAAATTATTGGGATTCTCTATTAAATCATAGTGATAAGCTTAAGAATTCTCTAGAGCAAAGACAGAAACAATTTTTAAATGATTGGGCTAAGAGTGGAAATGATGCTGCGCTTGCAGGATCTATAGAACATGGCAAAAGAGAAGCAGAAATCATCAAAAACGGATTCACTTGGGATAATAAATACTATCCAAGCTCAAATAAGAACATACTGCAAGTAGATAAAAATGACATATGTGCTATACCCGAGATATTGTTATGGGATCATGGCATGAAATTAGGAGGACTTGCAGATTTGCCACTTTTTGATAAAGGGTATATTCATATACACGATTTTAAAACAAATAAAAAAATTGATAGGACTGCATTCAATGACCAAAGACTTAAACATTTTTTAGGGCATCTTCCTGATTGCAGTTTTATGCATTATAGCATACAATTAAGGATATACCAAAAATTAGCCTGTAGGTTAAGTGGTCTTAAACCAGGTGAATGTTGGATAATAAGCACAAAGAATCTTGAATATGGTAGAAGCGAAGATGTGTATATCGAATGTGCAAATGTAGATAAAGAAGTAAACGCAATATTTGAATATTATGAAAATAACTGAAAAAGATCAGCATGAATTACATAGTCTTATAAATTCATATAGTGAAGCTAGACGTATTTTGAAAATAAAGCAAGATGAAATACTAAAGCTTAGTAAAGAATTAGATGAAAGTGCTAAAGAGTTACGTGATATTAGAGAAGCGGAGCAATTATTTGTTACTAAAATATCAAAAAGAGAAAATGTAGATGAATCTATTGTGATTAATGAAATCTTAAAAAGCTTAAAATAAAAATAAAAAACAGAATGGGAATTTTTGATAAGAGAGTTGCATATAAACCAAATGAATATCCTGAATTATTAAGATTTAAAGATGCTATACGGCATTCATATTGGTTACATACAGAATTTAATGTAGAATCAGATGTACAAAATTTTTTAGTGAACATAAGTAATAGTGAAAGAGAGGCAATAAAGAGAGCAATGCTTGCTATTTCACAAATTGAAATTTCAGTAAAAACTTTTTGGGCTGATATATACAAGAGAATGCCAAAGCCAGAAATAGGCGCAGTTGGAATGACGTTTGCTGAAAGTGAAGTAAGACATGCTGATGCATATGCTTTTTTATTAGAAAGACTTGGTCTAAATGATGAGTTTAGATCTATTATGGAAGTTCCAGCAATTAAAGACCGTGTTGATTATTTAACTAAGTATTTAAGTGGTTCTAGAAGTAGAGATAACAAAAAGTATGCGCTATCAGTATTGCTATTTGCAGTTTTTATAGAGCATGTTTCCTTGTTTTCACAGTTCTTAATTATGATGAGTTTTAATAAGCATAAGAAAATGTTTAGTGGACTTTCTAATATAGTTGAAGCAACTAGTAAAGAAGAGGAGATTCATGGTCAATTTGGTGTTGAAATTGTTAAGATAATCAAAAATGAATTTCCTGATTGGTTTGATGGAGATCTTACTGATGATATAGTTAAAGCTTGTAAAAAAGCAGAAAAGGCTGAATGTAAAATATTAGATTGGATATTTGAAAAAGGCGAACTAGAGTTTATGTCAAAAGACATAGTAAAAAACTTTATTAAAAACAGGTTTAATAACGCATTAGCATCATTAGACATTGAACCAATTTTTGAAGTTAGTGAAGAACTACTAAATGAAACTGTTTGGTTTGATGAAGAAATGATAGGAACCAAAGAAAATGATTTCTTTGTTAAAAGAAGCACTGCATACAGTAAAAAAACAAAAAGTATAACAGAAGATGACTTATTCTAAAGATAGAGAACCATATCAATGGTTAAACGAGCATAGTAGAACATTCTTAAATGGTGGGTATTTAGGTAGTAATCAAACACCTGAAGATAGGCTTAATGAAATAGCAATACATGCAGAAAAGATCTTACAATTAAAAGATTATAATTATGCTGATAAGTTTAAAGATTATATGAGTAAAGGATGGTTTTCTTTAAGCTCTCCGATATGGTCAAACTTTGGAAATAAGCGTGGTTTACCTATTAGCTGTTTTGGTAGTTATATTGAAGATAGTGTAGGTGGTATTAGTTATGCAAATAGCGAAGTTGATATGATGTCAAAAATGGGCGGCGGTGCATCAGGATATTTTGGACACATTCGAGGTAGAGGAAAATCTATTTCAGGTAATGGAGAAAGTAATGGATCATTTCCATTTGCTAGGAAATTTGATACATCAATAGATGTTATTAGCCAAGGAACTACACGTAGAGGCCAGTTTGCTGGTTATATAGACATTGAACATGATGACATTAATGAATGGTTAGAGATACAGCTTGAAGGTAACCCAATTCAATTAATGTTTTATGGAGTTTGTGTAGGGAAACAATGGCTTGAAGAAATGAAAGCAGGTGATAAAGCTAAAAGAAAGGTATGGGCAAAGCTGTTAACTGTGAGAGGTGAAATTGGTGCTCCATATATCTTATTTAAAGATAATGCAAATGAAAACACTGTAGATGTTTATAAGGATAAAGATATGAAGATATATGCTTCTAATCTTTGCAGTGAAATTATGCTGCCTAGTAATTCTGAAGAAAGTTTTGTTTGTTGTTTAAGTTCATTAAACCTAGTTTATTATGATGAGTGGAAAGACACTGATGCTGTGGAGGTTATGACTTTCTTTTTAGATGCTGTTATGTCAGAGTTTATTGAAAAGCTTGAAGCCTATAAATCTAGCAGCAGCAGAGAGGATCAGCATGTGTGGTATTTTATGCAAAGAACTTATAATTTTGCAAAGCGGCATAGGGCACTAGGAATGGGTGTTATAGGATGGCATTCATTATTACAAAGTAAAAACTTAGCATTTGAAAGCTTTGATGCAATGCAGTTAAATAATCAAATATTTTCAAATTTAAAAGAAACCGCATATACTGCTTCAGAAAAATTAGCAGAGATATATGGTGAGCCTGATGTATTAGAAGGATATGGTAGAAGAAATACTACACTACTTGCAATAGCTCCAACTAAATCAAGCGCCTTTATAATGGGTCAAGCATCTTTAGGTATAGAACCTTTTACAAGTAATATTTATGTAAAAGATCTTGCTAAAATAAAGACAACTTTTAAAAATCCTTATTTAGAAAAAGTACTTAAGTTAAATAATAAAAATGATAGAAAAACATGGCTATCAATACTTGAAAAGGATGGATCTGTACAGCATTTAAAATTTCTATCTGAACATGAAAAGAATGTTTTTAAAACATTTAGAGAAATCAGTCAACTAACAATAATTCAACAAGCTGCTCAAAGACAAAGATATATCTGTCAAGGCCAGAGTTTAAATTTAACAATTGACCCACGAACTCCAACAAAAGATGTAAATGCATTATATTTAGAAGCTGCAGACATGGGTGTTAAGTCACTATATTATCAAAATAACGTTAATGCAGCACAAGAATTTAAACGTAATTTAATGGAGTGTTCTAGTTGTGATGGATGATCATTTAATAGAGAAGGATTAAAAGCCCTTCTCTATTAATTTTTATGTACAGAATTAATTATTTTATGTATATTTTATATATATTTGAATATGGATTTAGGCTACGCATGTATCAATAATACACTAAAACAAAATAAGATAACTACCAACCGAGGAATGATTAAAAAAACATTTCAAGAACGTGGTTTATTATATGCATCTGAGCTTGCACTAAAGAATGTACAAGATCTCCATACTATAATTGAATGGAATACTAAAAACAACATAAAAGTATTTAGGATGTCATCAGATCTATTTCCGTGGATGTCTGAATATACTATTTCTGATTTGCCTGATTGGCAAGAAATTAGTAATATGTTACTTAATGCTGGTACCCTAGCAATGCAAAGTAATATGCGACTATCATTTCACCCAGGGCCTTTTAATATTTTATGTTCTCCTAGAGAAGATGTTGTAGAAAATACTATCAAAGAATTAGGACAGCATGCATTCATTCTTGATTGTATGGGATTACCTATTAATAATACACATAAGATAAATATTCATATAGGCGGTGCATATGGCGACAAGTCTTCTGCTATGGATAGGTGGATTACTAATTTCAAACGACTTTCAGAATCCACAAAGAAGCGACTTACTATAGAAAACGATGATAAGCCAAGCATGTACGCAGTTGAAGACTTATTATATGTATCAGAATCGACAGGAGTTCCTATAGTATTTGATTTTCATCACCATGATTGCCATCCAGGTAATTTATCAAAAGAACAAGCATTACGATATGCGATACATACATGGCCAAAAGGCATAAAACCAATGACCCATTATAGCAGCTCTCGTAAAAATTACGAAGATGGTAATGTAAAAGTTGTTGCACATGCAGATTATCTTTATGACCATATTCCATATACTGACATATATGAATTTGATGTTGTATTAGAAGCAAAAGCTAAAGAATTGGCTCTAATTAAATATCTAAACGACTATAATTCTATACATGCATGATACCAAAAAAGATTCATCAAGTTTGGTTAGGAGATAAAGAGCCGCCTGCTCAATGTCTAGAATGGGCTAATCAATGGAAAGAAAAGTATCCAGATTTTGAATATAAATTATGGCGAGAAAACGACTTTGGCGAAAATGCGTTTGTTAAAGCTGCGATAGAACTTAATGAATATAGGTTTGTGTGTGACTGGGTTAGGGCTAATATTTTATATCAAGAAGGTGGAATATACATTGATGTTGATATTAAGCCATACAAAAGAATGAATGAAGACCTTCTTAATTGTGATTTTTTTGTGAGTAGGACTGATACATGGTGGTTACAAAATGGCTTTATGGGTTCAGTTAAAAAAAATAAAGGCGTTAAAGCATATATTAAAGAATGCTCTTCATATCATAATGTCATGAAATTATTTAAAGAAGCTAATCCTGATTATAATGAATGGACAGAACGTGAGTTATTTCTTAACTGTTGGGGGGATAATGAGGTACTTTTTAGAATTTTACCTATTGTATATGAAGACTGTATTTTAACAAATGAATGGAATGGCACTATAAGCAGCAATAGTAATAAACTTAAGTTTATTGAATCTGATGTAGTGCACTTGTTTCCTCTAAATGTAGACCCAGCAACAATTCCAAGACGTAATTTAATTGGAATACATAGACCTAAGATATGAAAAGCATTAAAGTAAGTACAATAACAGTAACAAAAAATAGGTGTGAATTTCTTAAAACATCTATAAATCATTATCTTAATCAAACTCATATTAACAAAGAAATGTTAATAATGTATTACAGTAATGATAGTGAAACCATGAAATATTTAAACAGCTTAGATAAGTTTTGGAGAAATAAAAATAATATCAGAATATTTAAGCATATACCACAAGATGGAATCTACCTAGGATCATTAAGAAATCACTTGATAAGTAAGGCAAGTGGTGATTATGTTATAATATGGGACGATGATGATTACTATTCACCTATCCGTATTGAATCACAACTTAATAAAATACTTGAAGATGGATTAGATGGATGTACATTAAGAAGTCTTTTATTATTTTCATCAGCTAAAGATGAAGTTAGGTTAAGCTTTGACCGTCTTGAAGGTTGGGAAGGATCATTAATGTGTAGAAGAGATATTATGCCATTATATTCAAACATGCAGAGATATGAAGATACTCCTGTACTTAAAGAGCTATTTACTAAACATAAGGCAGTTTCATATCAAGATCCTGAGTTATATGTATACTTTCTTCATGATACTAACGTATCAACATCATATCATAAAGAGGAATTGTTTGTTAATAGTAGCAGATTACCTGGTCATAAAAATTACAAAATAAAAAAAATAATAGGAGTTTTTAAATGAAAATCATAACAGCCCAATATAATGCAATATACACAATACAACATAAAGAGTCTACATACATAAGACAATTTTCAAAATTTGCAGATATTAAAATACCTGATGAAATAATTTGGTATGAATCTGTTAATGGGGAAGCATCACTTATAGAAAATAATAGCACTATTCAAGATCTTGAAGATTTCTTTATGCAAATAATGGAATAAATAATATAAAGAATTTACATTATATGAAACCGCTATCATCATTTAAAATGTCACAAGAACTAGAATATCATTTGAATAATGGTATTGGAATTTCTGAATGCGTATTTATGTACGGGTCTGAAAAGTTTTGTGATCTAATTATTGAAGTTAGAGAACTTTACAATAATGGTAAACTGCTTCTTGAAGGTAGAGATAAAGCAATCGCATCTTTAAAAACTGGAGAGCCTGGTATTTATAAAGGAAAGAAGATTAAGTTACATTTACCTGATTATGCTAAAACTGAAACTAAAAAACTTAGAGTTTATTTAGATAGCGGTAAAAAAGATAAAGATAGTGGATTACCTATAGCAAATATAATAAGATTTGGTGATCCTAATCTATCAATAAAAAATCATGATAAAAAGGCTGCTGATAGTTTTCAAGCAAGGCATAGATGTGATAGTAAAACAGATGTTAATAAAGCAGGCTTTTGGAGTTGTAATATTCATTTATTTGCAAAGCATCTTGGACTAAAAAGTGACTATCCGTGGTAAATCCATTTAAGCAACTAAACATATGTGGATATGTAATTAGAATATTCTACAAAAAAGATGAAATGCTCTATCAATGGCATAGAGATAATGAACATCGTGAAATTTTTTTCTTTCCTTTTGGCAAATGGCTATTTCAATATGATAATGAGCTTCCTAAAAAATTATCAATAGGAATTAAATGCTTTGTATTTAAAGAAAATTATCATAGGTTAATTAGAAAATCTGGATTTTTAATCGCATTAATTAAACAATATTAACATACATCATATTTAATAATAAAAAATATGTCATTAGTAGAAAAAGCAAATCAGATCATTAATTCTAGATCTGAAGAGAAAACTAGGCAATATGGTCCTATGATAGAAGGAATGAAAGCAGCTACTAATATTTCAGAATTCTTAAATATTGAATGCGATAAAGAATCTCAATTAAATAGCTTTAGATATTTATATGGATTAAAACTAAGTAGGCAAAAATATAACCATAAAGAAGACAATTTATTAGATGCAATTGCTTATAGGATTTCTGAAATTAATGCAATCTTAGAAGATAATGGATATGCATCTTTTACTATTGAAGAGTTTAATAAAGCATATATAGAAACAACAGGAAGTATTAAGTATGAAAACTCTTTTGATGTAGATATTATAAATAGCTTAACCCAGCTTAATTTAAAAGGTGATGATATTTATAAAATATATTTAGGTCTTGAAATGACCGAAGAACGTATTGCTATATCTAAAAATCATATGGCAAAAAGAATTGCATCAATCTTAAAACAAATACACATTCTTAACTTAATGAATTCTTATAATGTTTTATAAAGAAAGACCACAAGACATGAGTAAAATCATATGTGTTGATTTTGATGATACTCTTAGCTTTACTAAAACCCGAAACTGGGAAAGCGCTGATGTTAATAAAGAACTTATTAAAAGACTGAATGAATTACAAAAGAATGGTTGGTATATTCTTGTTTTAACAGCAAGAGGGTCTATTTCATGCGATAGTCGAAAAGAAGCTGATAAAAAATATAGAAAGAACATAGAACAATTCTTAAACTTTCATGGTCTTATTTATAATGAGTTAAGTTTCAATAAGCCACTTGCTGCATATTACATTGATGATAAAGGAATTCTTCCTGAAGAGTTTTTAAACATTGATATAACTCCTATTAAAAGAGGTAAGAGTGGTGCAATAGTTGAAAAACATGGCAATGAAATTTACAAAACACATACAGATAGCAGAGAAGCTAGTAAATGGTACATTAAAGCAGAGTCAGCAGGATTAAGTATTCCGGAAATTAAAAGTCTTGTAGGAAATACCTTAAGAATGGAATACATTAAACATGATGATATTCTTAATTTCCATGCAATAGGCAATGAACTAAACTGTATTGCATCAACTCCATCACTAGGATCTGATTTTATTACATATATAGATAGAATAGATTCACATCTAAAGATCAATGTTGAGTCTGGGCATTTATTAAATGATGAAAGAATGTTATTATTAGAAAATATGCATAGAATTACTCCTTTTATGAATATGCACAAATCTTTTATGCATGGTGATTTCTCAATAGAAAATATGATCTTTAATAAAACTAAAGGTCTTGTTTTAATTGATCCTATCTATATAAAAGACCTGTATTCATCAGTATATCTTGATATTGCGAAACTATCACATAGTGGAAGAAAACATAATAATAGCGGATTACAATCATACTGTAGGTATGTAATGAAGCGATATACCGATGATCTTGATAAATCTCTATTGAATAAAGTACTAAAAATTCTTGAAACAACTCAATGGGTTAGAATCTTAAAATATCATACAAATGATCCTAATTTTAAAAAATACTTAAATATAACTAAAGATCTTATTAATGCTAAACTTTAAATTATTACAAAAGCGTGCTAAAGAGCTAGGAAAGAATGTTAATGAACTTGATATTATTTTTACTAGCACTTGCGGTGAATTAAACCATATAGGACATATTGATCTTTATTATAAAGCAAGGTCTCTTGGAGACTATCTTGTTGTTGGTTTAATTAATGATGCAACGATTGATAGACCAGAAACAAAGAATAAACCAGTACAGAGCTTATTTGAAAGGTGGGGACAATTAAACTCAGTAGAATATATAGATGAGGTAATTCCGCTTGATTCAGAGAAAGATTTAGAAAATGCATTACTTACTCTATTACCTAAAATCAGATTAGTTGGAGAAGAATATAGAGATAAAGATTTCACAGGTAAGTATATCAATGAAATTGAAATAAAATACAATACTAGAAGACATCCATACAGTTCATCTGATTTAAGAAAGCGATGTCAATTAGAAGAAAATAACAAAAACCTGAATGTAGGATACATTAATGAAAACGATAATTAAAAACCCATTAGACAGATTAATTGTTGAATATAAAGAACTTAACTCTCTTAATAGTAAGAAAACTCTATTATTTCCTTTAGGATATAGTAAAGTATATCAACAATTAGATTTAGAATCTGAGCATCATGAAGACTTTACTGATTGTATTTTACCTTTTATAAAAGATGATTATAATATTATCTTTATAACAGGATCTATCACTACATACAATAGTGATAAATTAAAAAATCATGGAAATGGAATTATCTTAATTAAGCTTGAAGGTGATAGTTTAATTCTTAAAGAAGAATTCGCTGAACATCGTGAAAGCATTTTCAATATTATAGAAAACGTTATTAACCCTCTTAACATTACATTAGTAGTTGATTTTAGTTGTAGGTCAACATTTACATTTGCACAATCTTATGTTGCATATAATAATGTAAAAGGAATTGAACAATTTAAAGGAGGTGTTAGAATTAAAAGAAATGCCAGAGGCGCAAAAGATTTCTTAGAGTTATGGAATAGTCACGAGCCTGGTTTTAATTTAGGTGGATATATTGGACTATCTATGAATTTATATAGATGTACAATGTATATTCTTAATAGGTTAGGTAAATCTGTGCATATATTTTCACCTGATCCTAGGTATAGTAAACTATACAGAGAAAACCTTTATACATTTGCAGCTGATGATATGTATTATCCAATTACTGAAGATTTTAAAGTTGATGTTATTAAACATGGGTATGTTACACAAAGCCATTTAAGCACAGGCTTATTTAATAATCCACTATTAAAATTTAAGGATAAGAAAATGGATTTACTTTTTTGTGGCACCGTATCAAGTGAAAGAAACGAATCTAGGATAAAAATGTATGAAGACTATATTATGAATATAGCTGATGGGCCACATTCTTTATATTATAAAAAGATTAAAGGTAATGAACTAAAAGCACCAAGTACTTATGAACATATATTAAACAACAAGTTTCATAAAGGAATTGAAGTAACATATGATGAATGTACAAAACAATTTATTAGACATAAGTATTCTTTTGTTCCATCTCCTATAATTAATAATAGTTATCATAGAAGAATTGCACAGGCAGTATCTCTAAATAATTTACCTCTTGTTGCTCACGATTATGACCCGTTAAATAAACAGTTGCCATCTAAATTTAATGATATTTTAAGAGTAAAAAATTCTAGTGAAATTAATCAAAAGATAAAATATTTTAATCAAAATCCTGAAGAAGCTCAAGAAATTATTGATGAAATAAAACAATACATGGGATTTAATGATTTAAACAATAAAGATAGCATTAAAAAATACATTCTGAAAAAATTAAAGTTATGAAAAAATACAAGCATGCTGCAATTATTCCACTTATAGGAGGATTACCTATAGGAGTTGAGAAAGAATTAGGAACTCCTCCTGAATATATCTTATCTTATCCTGCATTTGGTTTTAATGATGGTTTATTATTAAGACATTATGAAAATAAAGGACTTGATATTCCATATATTACTATCGATGCAGAAACTAATGAATTAATAGATGCAAATAATGGGGAAAGACTTACTGATGTTGATATTGTAAGTAGTACTTGTCCATGTGCAGGTTTATCAATGCTTAATGCATCAAATGGCAAAAGTGCAAGTAGTAGAGGATCAGATGCTGCTCAAAACGAATGGATGTATAAAAGTACTGAGTTTGTTTTAGGTACAGTAAAACCTAAAGTAATGTTTGGAGAAAATGCTCCAGGGTTTTTTACAAAACTAGGTGCAGGTGTTCGTGAAAGACTAAGACTTATTGCTGAAAAGCATAATTATAGTTATAGTGTTATTAAAACAAGTACAAAGTTACATGGAATACCACAAAATAGAACAAGAAGTTTTTATTTTTTCTGGAAATCTGATGCATCTCCAATATTAGGTTATTATGATAGAGAAAGAAAATCCTTAATAGAATACTTAAATGATATTCCTGATACTGCATCTCTTAGAGATTTATATTCAAACGAGTTATCACCAACTGATGCATTTCCTACATTTGAGTTTCTTATTGAAAGGAGTGGGTTAAGCTATACAGACTTCTTAAAGAAAACTGGTGGTAAAAAATTCTCTACTGTTGAAACTATATTAGAAGAAGAATTATATGATGAATTCTGTCAATGGTTTTCAAAGAAAGGATATGATACATTAGATGAAAAAGATAGAAAACGTAGAATCAAAGCAAAGATTGATAGAATTTGGGATAAAGTAAAAGTTAGACAAGCAGGTGGATATTGGGATGAATCTCCACAGTTTAATGGAGATTGTATGAATGCGTTAATTTCAAAATCTGTAGCAAGTTTTATTAATCCAAATGAAAATAGGTATCTAAATGTTAGAGAAATGCTACACTTAATGGGATTTCCTCATGATTTTGAAATTAAAGGTAAATCTGAAATTCATGCAATTACTCAAAATGTCCCAGTAAATACTGCAGCTGATTGGACTCATGAGGTTGTTAAATTTTTAAACGGTGAATTACCATTAAGTAATACCCGATATTTAATGCAAGATAATTGTGCTCAAAAAATTGTTTTAGGCGATGTTGAACCTGCTATAAAAAGCAAAAAGTTATTTTAGAATGAACGTAGTAATAGGTAAAATAGGTAAATCTTTATCATTTGATACTAAATCATGGAATGGAAAAGGTGGTGATTGTGATGCATATAACATATATTACCCAATAATTAAAGCTAATCCAAATATTACTTTTTATTGTATAGGTAAAAATGACTTAACAAGAAAAAAGTTAAATATAGCAGATAATTTAATTGATATTTGGCAATTCTATAACACTGAAGACTATCATTGTGATATGTGGAGATTTCCATATGAGTTCTTTAAAAGAATGAATATTACAATAGATTATGGATTAATATACACAGGTCCTGTAGGAAGAACAAATATTCCTAATCATACGCCTCTTGAGAGTGATTCTAATAAAATGGGTACACCTCTTGATATGTTAAAGAATTATGTAGGTCCAATGTTTTCTTATCTTAATGAAAGTAAGATAACTTTTGATATGCTATGTGTAGATAAAAACTACTTTCCATATGCATCAGTTGATTTAATTAATCCACCTAGAAGATGCATCAGTGTTTGGGAACAAGAGCATGAAATAAAGAGTATAATTGCAAAAGGTGATAATACTAAAAAGGTTGATAAAGTTAAAGAAATTTACTCTAAATTAGATGCTACAATATTATATGATAAGAATAAACTAGATCTTGATTCATGGTTATCCATTGAAAAACCAATAAAGATAGGGCTAATTCTTAATCAAGGGAATGCATCATCTCAAGATAGATTAAAAATCTTACAAGAATATGTATTAGATTATGATGTTAATCAAGAAGCTCATATTTATGGAAATTGGAAAGAAGAAGTTCTTAATGCACATTCTCAAATCAAAGGAGTGGTTAAATTTCATGAATTAGATCCATTGGCTCAAAAATTTAAGTATACTCTTGTTGTAGGAAACACAAAAGGTCCAGTAACTACAAAATTTAGAGAAGTTGTTTATCATGGTATGATACCGTTTGTTCATGAAACTTATGATACACAGAATAACCTAGATTTACATGACTTTTTAAGAGTTAAAAACTCTAAAGAGCTACACACTAAAATAAAAGCATTGGAGCAAAATCCAGAAAAATACAAACAGCTTAGAGTTCATTTATATAAGAAGTATCTTGATGATGTATATTTTAACGGTCAATATGCATCAAGCCTATTTAAAGCACTCTCTAAGAATATAGAAATAGTTTCTAACAAATCAACAGAACAGAAGCTAAACATTATAAAAACAAAATCATTATTCTAATTTTTGATTATAAGTTCCAATAGTACTCTATTAAATAATAAAAATAATATATGTACTGTTGGAACTTGATATTACTACTCTTGAATATACATATCTATTTCTAAAAGACTTAGAAACTCAAGGGTTTATTTCTTATGATTTATCATTTAAGATTATTTCTAAATTATCTGGTAAAAAAACTTATATAAGTTATAATGATTTAGCAGATTTTCTTGCTAGATATTCAAGCCTAATAAACGATACAAAGCCTAATAAATATTGTATAGTAGGTGATTTTATATTTTTAGAGAACATTAGGTTTATTAATAACACAGTTTCGTATAAAAGTAATATAAGTTTTTATAATATAGCAGATGGGAATCCAAAGTCAAAAACAGATACAGAATATAATAATTATAAGAATGCTTCATTAATTGCAGGCACTAATAAAAGTGTTGCATATTTAAAAGATTCTTTAATTACATACTTTAATAAAAATACTCTTCTTAAGACAACTAGAGAAGATGCATCTGTTGATGTATGTTATGTAGACCCAGGATATGTTGGAGTATTAGGATATAATCCTAATGACCCTGCTACTGATAACAGCGGATTAGAATAAAAATAAAATTGCTTAAATGGCAGATAAAATTAATTATAGAGGTAACAAAAATAGGCCACTAACTCATACAGAGTTAGATAATAACTTTAGGTATAAAGAACAGTGGTCAGCTAACTATCCATATAAAAAAGATATGGTAGTTCTTTATGATGATGGACTAGGACCCTACAATTACATAGCAAAATTCGATACACAGAAAGCAACATTTGATCCATTAGATTGGACAAAAATAGGCGTAGGTGGTAGTGGCGTTCCTGGTGTTACAGGACCTACTGGAGCTACAGGTAGTCAAGGTAATATTGGACCTGTTGGAGCAACAGGAATTGGAGTAACAGGACCAACAGGTGCAAATAGTACAGTGGCAGGACCTACAGGAGCTCAAGGAATTCAAGGAATTCAAGGAACTCAAGGAGCTCAATCTACTGTTCCAGGACCAATAGGACCTACAGGACCGATAGGAGCTACAGGTACTGGAGTAACAGGAGCAACAGGTGCAAATAGTACAGTAGCAGGACCAGCAGGACCTACAGGAATAGGAGTAACAGGTGCAGCTGGTGCTAGTGGCCCTGGATTATATGCAACATCTGCAACTCTATTTTCATTGAATAACGGAAGTACATCTCAACTTAATGTAGTACCTAATATTGGAACCAATTCATATGGTACTGCATTCGTGGTAGGCTCATATGTACAGATTTCAAAAACTTTATCACCTAGTGATTTTCAAGTAAGTAGAGTATCTTCATTTAATAACAATACTGGCGCATTACAATTTGATGCACCTTTTTATATAAATCCAGGTGCTGATACCAACCCATCAAATAGCTGGGTAATTACAGGTACTGGTTTACCAGGACCAACAGGGCCTCAAGGAGTAACTGGGCCAATAGGTGCCACAGGTGCTACTGCAATTGGCCCAACAGGACCAAGCGGTGGTCCTGTAGGTCCTGCTGGACCTACAGGAGCTCAAGGAATCTCAGGACTCCAAGGAAGTCAAGGAGCGACAGGAGTAACTGGATTTAATGGTCTTAACGGTGCACAAGGGCTAACAGGCGCAGGCGCAATAATAAGAAGTACACAATCATTTGGATTAATTGATATTAACCCTCTTACTATTACTTCATTTCCATCAGGTCAAGCATTTGCACCAGGTCAGTTTGCTAGAATTATAAATGACAACATTCCTAATCAATTTGCAGATTGTAAAGTTATTGGATATAGTCCAGGAAGCGGGGATATAACATTAGATACACCTTTTTATGTATCTTCTTTAGGAGGTACAAATTCTGATTGGACGATTGTGCCAACTGGCGTATTGGGAACTGGGGTAACAGGTGCACAAGGACCGACAGGATCGGCCGGAACGCCTGGAGCTATTGGAGCTACTGGGCCACAGGGACCTGTAGGTACAATAGGAACTACTGGAGCTCAAGGGCCAATAGGACCAACAGGAGCCCAAGGTGTTGCTGGCCCAACAGGAGCCGCAAGTACGGTAGTTGGTCCTACAGGACTAATAGGAGTTACAGGACCACAAGGATCTCAAGGAATTCAAGGAGTTCAAGGAGTTCAAGGTAATACAGGTGCACAAAGCACTGTACCAGGACCAACAGGCCCTTCAGGATCTGTGCAAGATTGGCAAAGTGTTGTTAATGATAGTTACTCAGGTGCAACGGATTCAAGCGCAAGAGCAAAGACTGACCAGATAGGCGCTACATCTACAGGAAAGCCAGTATACTTAGAAATATATAGTGGTACTCCAGGAGCAACAAACCCAGGAACACCAGGCATTACTGTAAGTGGATCTAAATTATTTTCAGGTTGGATAAACGGACCAACTGCAGTACCATATGCATTAAATAAAGGAACATCTACAAGAAACTTATATGCTCAAGACTACTATTTTGATGCATATAAAAGTAATATTAAAAATAATAGCCAATTTCATACTGTAGAATGGGACCAATCAAATATTTTTGGGACAGGTTCAGCGTTTTGGAAACAAACTAAAATATCTGATGCATCTCATAGAAAAATTAGTTTACAAGATGCATCTATAAAACTTGAACATTATGGAGGCACTGGCGGTGATACATCAAGCATTACAATTAATGAATCTAGTGTAGTATTAGATTCCCCAGCATGGTCACTTACCCAAACTCTTCCTTTATATAGCGGAAGTACAGCAGCACAAGTAATGATAAGAGATGATGCAAATCAAGGTGCTATTAAGTACTTAAATTTTTATACTGAATTTGATACTGCAATACATAGCAATAAAGCTTCAGAAATTACTCCTATCACACAGAAGACAGTTCTTGTTGGCGGGGAAGTAATGCTTATTGAGGATATATTTGATTCTAATAATAAGAAAAAGGTAGAAATGGACAATCTTAGAGATTATACTAAGATTGTAAGGACTTTTGAAAATACAGGCACATCGGCAAGTTGGGATGGAGACTTCACAGACTTTGTTGATTATCAGGCACTAGGTGGTGCAGTAGGTATAAATGCTCCAACAGGAACTCCTAGAAATGGACAAAGACTTGAGTTTCGATTAGATGATGATGGCACTGCTAGAGCAATTACTTGGAATGCTATTTACACTGGAATTAATGGTATAACCCTTCCAAACACAACTATAGTTGGTGATGTAGTAGCTGCGAGATTTAGATATAGCACCGACACAAGTAAATGGGAATGTTATGGTGTATCTGAAGCTGGTGGAGGTGGAACACCAACTTTAAATAATGGACAAATATTTGTAGGTAACTCTTCAAACGCTGCAACTTCGGTAGCAATGAGTGGAGACACTACAATAAGTAATACTGGAGTGGTTACCATTGGAGCTGATAAAGTTACTTACGATAAAATGCAAGATGTTACTCAGCCCTGTATGTTAGGTAAAACTAGTGCTGGAGTTGGACAAGTTTCAGAAATTCCAATAATTGAAGCCTATCTATCAGCAGGAGCAGTAGCAACATTATTAGAAACAACATCTAATTGGGATGTTAATGGTAATTATACAGGAAGTACAATAACAGGAACCTATCAAGGACAATCACATTACAATGGAAACTATTGGTTTACTGCAGTTGCAGATAATACTTGGATTAGATTAATTAGAGGATGATAAATAACATAAATTATGGCAAATATAATAATAAATAACGGCAGATTATTAGGAGGGCAAAAATCTTTCAGAAAGTATATTCGGAATCCTGAATATTTAGATTTACCTGTATTATCTGATGGTGACCAAAAAGTTTATCTACTAGTTAAGATATATGAAAAGTTTGGCAATCACATAAGATTACAAGCGGCAGGTGATTATACTGTTGATTGGGGTGATGGGCAGGGTTCAGTAAATTATTCTTCGGGAGCATTTGCAGACTATTCTATTGACTTTACACATATTTCAGCAACAACACAAACTACTGAAGGATACAGACAGGCAATAGTTACATTAACACCTCAATCTGGGCAAAACCTTACTTCCTTTGTTATGGGTAATTTATTAAATCCTAATGATGCTAGTGCAGGTTCAGCAAATAATAATATCATTGATTGCAAAATGGCAAGTGTTAATATCACATCATTAGCAAGTAGTTTTTACAATAATTCGGGATTAGAGCAATTTGAATTTGTGGGAACTTGTAATGTTACAAACATGTCGCAAGCATTTTATTTAAGTTACAGATTACAAAAGGTAGTTGGAATAGATACTTCTAATGTTACTAATTTTTATAGGTGTTTTCGTCAATGTGTATTATTATTAGAAGTTCCAAAATTAGATTTATCTAGTGCTACAGGAGTTACGGAAATGTTTTACAATTGCTATGAGATAGAATACATAGAACCTTGGAGTTTAGATGCTGATGCCCCTAACCTTATTAGCATTCAAAACATGTTTTATGCTTGTAGTACACTAATGGTTTGTCCGATTACAAGTTGTTCCAATATTCAAGTCTTTACTGCTGTATTTTCAGGAAATAAGTGGGGTGGAGACTTTAATTTAGACTGTTCAAGTGCAACGGACGTCAAAAGTATGTTTATTGGCTGTACAAATCTAATAAGCTGCAATGCCACATTCCCAAACAACTTAACTAGGACAGATTATATGTTTGACCAATGCATTTATTTAGAAGAAGTAAAGGTCTTTGATTGCAGTAATGTAACTAATAGTCAATTTATGTTTAGGAACACATATAGGATAGATGATTTAAGCGCATTTGATTTTAGTTCATCTACCAGTATGCAGTATATGTTTATATATAGTGGTCTTAGAAAAAGTCCTGCGCAATTAGGAACAGGAATACATCCATATTTTGCTCAAAATGCTAATCAGATAAAAAAGTGGGGTACCTTTAATGGCACCCCTCCAACATCAATGACTAGAGTATTTTTAAGCAATACTTCTTTGGAGGAATTGCCTAACATTGTAATTAATACAACAACTACTTCTTTTAGTGCTGCCTTCAATAATTGTCAGAGTTTGGTAAAAATACCCGCATGGGATGGTGCAAATATAACAAGCTGTGGAAACTGGTTTCAAGGCTGTTATGCTTTACAAGAAGTATTAATAACCAACCTAACTGTAGGACATTCATATAGATATTGTAATTTAGAACAAGCACAAATCGTAGTTATTTTTAACAATTTAGGTACAGCTAATGGAACACAAACTATAAATGTTCAAGACAATCCAGGCTCATCTTCAGTTACAAGTGCAGAGATAGCAATAGCAACAGCAAAAGGATGGACGGTAGCAATTACATAATAAAATAAAAATTAAAATTATGTTCTATATATACAACGAAGAAAATGATGAATGGAATTCAGCAGGTAGAGTGGGATTTTCAGACGGAACGATTATCACAAAAGATAATAAGATTGAAAAAAATGGTTGGTTTTGGAGTGATGAACCGCCCAAAGAATACACAGAATGGTTAGAATCACAAGAAGAAAATAATTAAATAATATATGAGTGCTACACCAAATATTAATCTTTTAAAGATACAAGGAAATAAATTCGATGCAACCGCAGCACCGACTGTAAATGATGATACTTCTACTGGATTTTCAGTAGGTTCAACATGGATAGATGTTACGAATGATAAAGCATATAATTGTGTTGATGCAACAGCCGGAGCAGCCGTATGGAATGAAGCCGGTGGGGGCGGTGGGGGTTCTAGTATTTATACCGCTGATGGTACTTTAACGGGTGATAGAGAACTTGAACTTGATAGTAATAAATTAACTTTTAAGGGTAGACTAACAGGTACAACTGATAGAATAGATCATTATTATAATAGTTCTATTGGTATTCCAGTTACAGAATATTATGATAGATGGGGAACTAGACAAAACGCAATAAATATTGATAACGCTGGTAATTATGTTAATGGAGTTTCCTTTAATTATTTAGGTTTAGATATCGGACCACAAAAAGCAATACAACTAAGAAGAGGATCAGGAACAACAAGTTACATGCACTTTTCTGACCAATGGAGTGGAGCACACACTAAGATAGGCGCAAATGTTCCGCATTACTTTTTAGCTGCCGCTGGTGCTTTAGCAACACATAAATTTATAGTAGGTGAAGATGCTGTTGTAGGAAGTGAAAGTATTTCTTTACAAGGCAATACCCTTGTTAAAGGTTCTGATAATTCAGCAAGTACAAGTGGATTTAAAATAGTTGATACAAATGATGATTCTAAATGGGACTTTAGAAATAACGGAGATATACTAGTAGGCCAAGATGTTAATATCATAGGTGATTCTAATACCTCATCTACTTTTACATTTTGTAGACCAGCAAATCCAACTGGCTACGGAGCAGGTTTCAATATTGATTTACATAACTCAAGCAGTGCTCAGGCAACTTATGCAAGATTTGTATCAATAATTGAAAGCAATACAGCAGGTAGTCATACGGGAAGATTAGAGTTAAGGGTGGCAGATAGTGGAACGGTAACAACTAAAGTAGCAGTTAAAACTAACACTATAAATGTTAATATGCCTACTAGCTCAAGTGGTTTATCAGCTGGCGATTTATGGAATGAAAACGGAGTAGTTAGAATAGGAACTAGCGGAACTGGTGGTAGTTCTATTTATACTGCTGATGGAACTTTAACAGGAGATAGAATACTTGATTTAAATGGTAATGATTTAACTTTTAAAAATGCAAGTTCTACTATTCCTTCTCTAACTTTAGAAAACACAAATACAGATCATACAGGTATTTTAATTAATAAAACTGGTTCATTAGTTGCAGGTGAAAAAGCTTCTATAGATTTTAATGTTAGTGGTTATTTTTCTAGTAGAATGCAAAATGTATGGCATGGTTCAAATGATATTAGTTTAACATTAGGAACTTTAGCGCATTTAGAAACTTTTAGAATTAGGAATGGAAAAGTAGGAATAAAACAAATAATTCCAAGTTATGATTTAGATGTAGCAGGAGAAATACATTCAAGTTTAGCAGGTGATGCCTTTACGGGGTTAACTTTAGAAAATACAAGCGCAAACCATACGGCTTTAAGAATAAACAAAACTGGCTCTTTAGTAGCTGGAGAAAAAGCATCAATTGATTTTAATGTTAGTGGTTATTTTTCTAGTAGAATGCAAAATGTATGGCATGGTTCAAATGATATGAGTTTAATTTTTGGAACTCTTGCGCATTTAGAAACCTTTAGAATAAGGAACGGAAAAACAATTGCCAACGGTTCAAACGTCATAGGAAGCGAAGGAATTAGCCTACAAGACGACACACTAGTTAAAGGTTCTGATAATTCAGCAAGTACAAGTGGTTTCAAAGTTACTGATATTAATGATGCTTCGTTATGGGACTTTAGAAATGATGGTAATGTTCATTTAGGACAGGCAACTACATTTAATTCTACTGTAAAAGATATTTTAACTTTTAAAAGCAGTTTCAGCTCAAACCCAAATATATCACTAGACACGACTGCTGATACAGGAGTTTTTATAAAATTTTTAAATCAAGGGAATTTTAAATGGTCAATAGGTAACGAAAGCGATAGCACTTTCCGTATATACAACGGAACAACTTCAACGGAACCGTTTACGATTAGTTCATCAAATGCAATAGAAATGACAGGAAATGTCAGTAGTACTTCTACAAGTTCTATTGCAGCTTTTATTGCAAAAGGAGATGGTTCATCACAAGATGGTTATATTCAATTAAATTGTTGGAATAATAATCACGGTATAAAACTTAAATCACCACCGCATTCTGCAGGTGCAAGTTATACTTTAACATTTCCAAACGACACCGGTTCTAACGGACAATTTTTGAAAACTGATGGTTCAGGAGTTCTTTCTTGGGGAGCAGCTGGTAGTTCAAGTCCATTAACAACAAAAGGAGATGTTTATACATACGATACTGCCGATGCAAGATTGCCAGTTGGAACTAACGGACAAGCATTAGTAGCTGATAGTACGGAAGCAACAGGATTAAAATGGAAAAACTTATCAGAAACGCCAGCCGTAGGTGGTGGATTACTTGTTGATTTAGGTTTTGGAAGTACCAACCAACTTATTACTGTTGCTAACAACGCAACTACTATTAATTTTGATGACACCGTAACAGGAGCGATAGACAAGAACGGTGATTGGGATAATACAAATAAAAAGTTTGTTGTTAGCTCAACAAGTGGTGCTGGAACTTATCAATTTGAAGTTAATTTATTTGCTACAAATAGTACTTCTGCATATTACAATTTACAAGCATTTATTAACGGAAGCATAAAAACACCAAATGGTGCTTTTGCTGCGTCGGATGCTGTTGATGATTCTACTTGGGATGGCGTATCGGGTAGTATTTCACTTGATTTAGATGTAGGTGATGAAGTTGAAATTAAATTGCAATCATATCAGAATACAACAACTATCTCAGCAAATGGTACTTGGAACTTTACTCAAGGTATGAGAATATCTAAGACTTCAGGTATTAAAGGAGAAAAAGGAGATACAGGAACAGGTGCCCCAGTTTCTTTAAGTAAAACATTTACTTTACAAGAACCAACAGCTTCTGATGATATTACAATTTTTAGAACTGATGTTGCTATAACAGTACAAGAAGTAATTGCTTGTTCAACTGGAACATCACCAGATACAACTTATCAATTAAAACATCATCCTACTAGAAGTGATGCCGGGAATGCATTAACAACAAGTGCTGCAACAACAAGTACAACAACCGGAGATATTGCATCATTAAGTGATGCTACTATTCCAGCAAATAGTTGGGTTTGGATAGAAACAAGTGCCGCAAGTGGAACAAGTGTTTATTTAAGTGTTGATATAAGATATACAGAAGATTAGTAAATAAATAAAAATAAATAAGATATGATAACTATAACTTTAACAGAGGATTGTGAAATTAAGGCCGGAGGTCTTAATATTTACGCAGCCGGAATAAGAAAAATTTCTTGTCCAGGAAACATAGGAACAGGAAGAGAAACTGTTCAAAATTTTAATGTACCTTTTAATTGGTGTTACGGAGAAGCTAATGAATGGAATTCTAATAACACCGTTCAATTAAAAATTGCAGATTCAGAAAAAAATATTATGGGACAAGACTTTGAAATGGAAAACGAAGATGGTTCTGACAAATATGTATATTCTGATGGTGGAAAAACTGGACTAAGTGCTCTTCATTATGCAATGAGCAATTACGGTAAACAAATCATTGAAGAATTTTTTCCTAGTGTCGGTAGTGTTGAAGTAACTTATTTAGATTAATTTAAAATAACAATCGACACAAAATGAAATACTATATAATCAGCAAAATAGAATTGGAAGGAACCGATTCTCTTAAATATACAGATGTCGGATATACCGAAGATGTTAACATCGCAAATGAAATAAATGAACAATATGATAGTACTTTAGGAGTTTTTTTAGGAGAAAACAGAACCAAGTTAGAACTGGGAGAGGTATCAATAAATACATTTTTTAATGATATTGATTCAGTAAATGAGGCAAGAACGGAAGTAAATACACTAGAAGGAAGAAATTTAATTGAAATTAAAGACATAAACGATTTATAATATGGCAGCTCCAACTAAAGGAAATGTAACAAATAGTAATGCTACGCCTTCGGGATATTCTAAAAGTTATTCACATAATCAAAATACAGGGAACAATAGATTACTTGTTGTTCAAATAACTCATGCAAATAATGTTGGGTTAGGCAGTAATCCATGTACTTACAATGGAGTTTCATTAACACAATTACATAGCACTAATAGAGGTGGATTAGGACAAAGAATGTCTTTCTTTTATTTAGTAGACCCTCCTACTGGAACTCATAATGTTGTAGTAAGTTTTAATCAAAACATGTGGAATCCAGTATCTGTTCACATAAGAAGTTTTACCGATAGCGGTGGTATTGGAGCATACACAAGAACGGGTGGTCAAGCAACACCAAACACTCAAAATTTAACAGTTGAAGAGGATTCACTAATAATGATTACATCATGTTCTATTAATCAAATCCTTACACAACAAATTCCACAAGGAACAAATAGGACTTTTACTACCCACAATACAAACAGACAAGTAGCAACTGGTGCAATTAGTGCTGATGCTGGACATAGTGCTGGTACAATAAGTTTAAGAGCAACATCTACGAGTGGTAATGTATCTTTAGATAGGGTTGAAATAAAAGGTCTAAGTGGTGGAGGTTCTTCAAGAAGAAGAATAATCATATGTTAATTTTTATCTATTATATATTTTATAATCATTAAACTATAATAATATGCTACAAGGAATTAAGGTTGGCAATAAATATGAATGGATTAAAGGCGAAAACTTTGGTCAAGAAGAAATTGTTAAAAACACTGAAGTAACACAAGGATCTATGAGATTTGTTGAGTTTGTTAGTGGAAGGCGAATAAATCAATCATTAACTAAAGAATACTTATCTCTTATAGCTGAAATAAGTGAACTTGACGTAGAAGACACTGAGAAGTTTGTAAAGGAACTAGAAATTAAAACAGGATCACTTAATCCTAGCGATTACCCATCTCCTAAAAACGATTCAATATTTACAGATATATTAGATAAAATAAAATCATATGAAAGTGTTGATATTAAAATGAATTTTTCAGTATCATTACCTAAAAAAGCAGCTCTAGAAATACTTATAGATGCATATGGTGAAGATTTAAAAAATGAGTTAAACGTGTATATAAAAAATAAGATATCAGATGATATAAAAGAAAATGTACATAACACTATTAATGCATGGATAGAACAGTTAATAAAAACAGAAGATGAAAACAACCAGAGCACAGAGAAGAGAGTACCTTAAGTGGTTAAAAAAGACTAATATTGCTGAATATCATAAAGCAAAGAAAGAGGTTAAGAAAATCGGGAAAGATTTGCATAGAAGACATGTTTCTGAACAGCTTAGAAAATCAGAAGAATCTTCTACGCTAACAGATGAGCAATTACATGATCTTAAAACAGATGATAGTGTAGAAGATGACACATAATAAATATGAATAAGTTTTTTATAATAACATATGCTAAAAACAATAAGCAGTTTAAAACATATTTAAAAAAATCAAAAAACAGTGTTTTAATTAGCTATGAAGATATTCAAGCATCTCATCAAAAATACACAATATTTGATGAAGATCAGAGTAACCTAGTATTACAGACAGATGTATTTGCCAAGATAAATACATCTGTCAAGAATATGCTTACCAATAAAAGAACTCCATGTTTTTTTATATATTATTACGTATCTCGTATAGACAAAGATCTTTTTGAAAGCATAATAACAGAAGTAAGTAAAAAAATAAATGCATATAAGGCAGGTTCTATAAATACTGAAATATGCTTTTTACCTATTGAAGAAATAACTAAAAAAGAACAAGAATGTCTAAACCAACTAAAGGATCAAAGAAACTTAAAACTTTTAGAGAAAATTATTATACTAAAGAAATCTTAAGTGATACTATATTTAAAAAAGGTGATAAAGTATTTTTTATTTTATACCCGTTTAATGAGTCTGATAATTTTAAGATGTTTTCAGGCGAAGTTCTATATCATGTAGATAACACAGACTATACTGTTGAATATGCTATAAAAATACACACAGGATTTGATAAGAGAGAAATCTTAAAAGATTTTTTTCATAATAATTGGTTTAAATCAGTTACTTCAAATGATCCTAAAGACCTAAACGAGTACACTAGAAAATTTAGCTTTACTGATTATGAATTAGTTGAAGAAACTGATAAATATTTTGACTTTTCAAAATATAGTACATTTTTTAGAAATCACAGTGAAAAATTTACATTTTTAGTAAATGAAGCATTTGTATTTGATAAGCTACACATATGTGCTGAATATTGCACTAAAATGTCTACAATAACATTATGTAATAAGCTAAGAGACTTACATAACCTAATGTGTAATGATGCATTAAGGCAGTCAAATGCTAAAATATACACGCCAAGTACTTCTAAGTTTTTTAAATTAGCAAGACCTTTAATAATATCCCTACTTGAAGAGCTTGGTCCTGATTTTGAGCATTTTATACATAATGATAAACTATCAACATTTTTTGATGATTATATTTTAAATAGAAGATACCGAAGAATGGAATTCACTAAAAGTAGAAAGTCATTTACTGAAAAGAAATCAACCAACACAAGAAAACGAGAGAAAGATGTATAATAAATAATATAAATACATCTTTTCTCTATGAGTACTAAAGTATTATATTCAAGCCTAGATAAATTAAATAAAAGTGGATCAGGATCTCTAATAAGACAGAAATGGAGAGATTCTCCTGAAAAGGATATACCTGAAGGAAAGAAATATGGTAAAAAAGGAGAAAAGCTAAATCAAAATATGCCTCCTATTAAAGGGAGAGAATCTCTTTTACATAGCTTATCTGTCATACACTTTAATAAATTTAATGATCAAGGTAATGCAAACTCTGATTTTTATGGAACTCCAACTGATTACTTTAATAATAATGTTGCTACTGGTTTAAAAAACCCAACAGGCAGTAATATAGTAAAAGAATTTGGAGAAAATTTTGTAGATCATGCAATGCAATATAAAGAAGGTGATTTTCTTTTTCCTGCTAAATATGGTAAAATACCTAATAATTATATGATAACTCTTCGTAGGTTTAGTAACCCATGTGGAGATAATTTAAAAAATCAATTAGAAAATCCTTCAAGAGATGTAAGTAGGCTAATTAGTTATATTGATGGTGAAGATAATACAATGGAATCTATGTTTAGTTTTTCTGTAGGATATAACTGGAAAGAATTCAAATCTGAAATCCAAACAATAGAAAGAGGAAAAACTGCATTTGGTAACAAAAAACTAAATAACATAGCAGGATTATTCAATTCAGATGGTAGATATGCTAAAGAAAAGCTTCAAGGACAGGCAGCAACAGACTTTGACCCATATACAAGTCATCAAGATAATTTTACATGGGGTCCTATAGATGTTATAGATTCTATTTATACTAGATCACGTGGATTAAAATTTGAACATAACCTTGATGTTAAATTCAAGTATAAGATTCGTTCATATGATGGCATAAATACACGAGCAGCATTTCAAGATATTCTAGGTAACATACTAAACATGACTTCTAGTAAAGCGCCGTTTTGGGGAGGAGCTGTTAGATTTACAGGAGGTGGGGGATTTGCTACTCCTATTGGAGATTTTAGTAAATTACGAAGTGGGGATACCGTAGGTTTTTTAAAATCATTTGCAAAAGATCTTAAGAGTACATTCACAAATGCATTCAGTGGTGGATTTATGGAAAGCATGGGAAACTTAGGAAAAACTTTAGGAGGTAATTCAATGGCTAAATTAGTAGGAGGTGGCCTTGATAAATTAGGAAGACCTGAAATGCATAGCTTACATTCACTTTTAACTGCACAAAGCACAGGAGAGTGGCATCTAACAGTAGGTAATCCCTTTAACCCAACCATGATGATCGGTAACCTTGCTCTAGAAGATTCTTCAATTAGTTTTGAAGGTCCTTTTACTATAGATGATGTTCCTAGTGCAATAATTGTATCATGTAAGCTTAAACATGCTATGCCAAGAGATAAATATGCAATACAAAAAATGTTTAATTATGGTGGTCATAGGTATTATGGATCTGATGTAGATTTTGCTGATAAGTCATATTATAGAAATAGATCAGCATCAGGTGGCGGTGGTAAAACGGTTACTCCTTTACAAACAGCTAATAATACAATAGATACAGCAGAAACAGCTTCAAAGTTCGTAGCAGGAGTATATCAAGAGAAGTTTCCAGCAATTAAAACTGCTTAAAAAAATATTTACATAATGAAGATAGACACAGTAGACAATAAAATTAAAATTATAAAAGATGATGTAGAAATGATAGATTTTGCTGAACCTACATATGTACCTGGATATGACACTAAAGATTTTGTAATAACTAAAAGAATTATTGTCACTAATGAATATGATAAGAGACCTGATCTATTATGCTTTTCATTATATGGGACTGATGATTATGTTGATATATTACTTAAATGCAATGAAATAAGTGATCCTTTATCTATTAGAGAAGGCATGCTTATTTTAGTTCCTGCATTACAACCTGCAAAAAACTTTTATGTTAATCCATCTAAAGAAGCTATCAATTCACAAATTAATAGTAAGTACATAGACCCAAGCAAAAAATCAAAGAAAGATGATAATAGGCTTAAAGCTATTGCACAAATATCAAAAAGTACTAAAAATGGATCTAAAGAAAATGTTGCTCCTAATGCATTAAAAACAGGAGAAAGTAATTTAGAAATTAAAAATGGTGGAATTAAATTATAAATATGTCAATATTAGGAAATAATACATCTAATGTACTTACAGTCAAAGAGCCTAAGTTAAAGCCTTCTCCTATAAAGGAAAACTATAATGAAAAAAGTGGAGACTCTCCTGATGACTCTAAACTTATAGGGTATGCCAACCCATTTGTGAAAATTAATGGGTATAGGTTAACATATAATAATATCATTAAATTTAAACTAAGTACTATAGGATTTAGGCCAACTCTTATGATCCAGTTCTTGGATCCAGATGATATGCTTGATGCAGATTTTCCAAAAGATGGTGATCTTATTGAGGTATATATGAGAAGTCCTAATAATGATAAATTTAAAAAAATAAGAATAGATTTTGATATTCTTAACATTAAATCAAATCAACGAAAAGAAGGGACTAATTATAAAATGTCAGGTATAATGAAAATTCCTGACTTATTAAGTGATATTAGTATATCGTTTCCTAGTGGGAGCTCATATAATCATTTATTAGATATATGTGATTCATTACAGTTAGGGTTTGCCAGCAATGTAACTGATACAGCTGACCAGATGCCTAGATTTAATGCAAAAAATACAATACAGGAATTTATACAAAAGACCACTGATGCATCATATAAAGATGAGGATTCTTTTTTTACTTCTTATGTAGATTTATGGTATTACTTAAATTTTGTAAATGTAAATAGTTGCTTTCAAACAGAAGGCCCATTACAAAGCGGTGATTATGATGCGGCAACTTTTTCAAATCAAGACAAGGATAATGATGGGCCTGAAGGAGTACAAGAAAAGTTTATGTTAAGTAATCATAAAAACATGCAAACTAGTTCATCTTTTATTATGTCATATTCACTTTTTAACAATGCAGGAGATATTTGGATGAGAAATGGATATAAAAGATTTGCAGATTCTTTTAATATGGACACTAATGAATTTGAGAGTTTTTTTGTTGATCCTTTAACAACACAAGGTGCTGAAACGGATAATGTAATTCTTAAAGGTAAAGCAGGTGATAATAGTTATGAAAATCAAATAAAATATAAATATTTTGGCAGAAGATATAGTACAGATAATGAAGGCAGTTTACATCCTAATTATCACTATGCTAAAATACAAAACTATCAAAATAATACAGAAATAAATAAAATGGGACTTGTTATTGCTCTTAATGGAATTTCAAGTAGTATTTTAAAATATAAAAGCATTCCAATATCAATATTTAAGCAAGGTCAGCAAGCAAAAGATAGGAGAGCTGCAGGTGATGAACTAGCAGGGAGAGAGCAAAAAACTGAAGAAGCATACACTGATCCACAGGGATACTTAATTGATAATTTCTTATCTGGGTGGTATGTTGTTAAAGATTATGATATTGTTTGGCAAAAAGATGGCTCATTTGCTCAAATTGTATACCTTATAAGAAGAGAATGGCCAATGCCTTATCCAGGAGGTAATATAAATCAAAGTAAATAATTAAATGGGAATTGAGAGTAAAAATACAAACGGCGTTAATTATATAAAGAATGAAGATCTTAGTAAGTTTAAAACTCGAACTAATTCTAAAGATACTTTAGCACAGTTTGAAGACCCTACATATTTAGGATTTAAGTTATTTTTTAGAGGAATTAATGATTCTAATCATGGTGGATTATTAGGCGCAGCATCAAATTCAAATTCTGCTAGATATTACTTAAATCAAATAGGAGACACTACTAGGTTTAAAATGCTTGATACTTTTGTTAATTTACTACAAAAGATTAATAAGGAATATCCGTGGTACTTTCAATCAATAACAGGATTAGATGAATGTTGGAAAAGACGAGCTGAAATAGAAAAACCTGAAATTAAAGGACAAATTACAATAGCATGCATAGAATCTTTAGACTTAAGAATGAGTGCACTAGTTGATTTATACAGAAAAGCTACATATGATTGGGTACATAAGAGAGAAGTACTAACAGATAACCTAAGACATTTTGAAATGGGCGTGATGGTTTATGATAATAGAACATTTATGCAATCTCTTGCAGGTGATAAGATTGATGGCGTTGAACCTAAACCTAATTCAAACTCAGAAGAAGTAAATAAAACATTTTTTGGCGAAAGTGAATTTGAGTATAGCCAATTTATGTTTGATTTTTCATTTGTTGAAATTAACATGGGCTCAGGTGGAGATTTATTTAGTTCAATTAATAATGGAGGTAATGAAGCAGCTCAACAAAGTTTAATATTTGATTATGAATTAGTAGAAGAAAGTAATCTATTTAAAATACTTAGCATGTTATATAAATCAGATGATAAAAAATTCTGGTATGTTAAAGATTATGTAAATAACATTATAACAAATTTAAGCGGAGGTGGTCTAGGCGAATTTAATAAAAGCTTATTAGGTGGAGGTGGAATTCAAACATCTTCTAATGTAGACGGTGCTAGCGATGCATTTAACTTAAAAGATGAAATAGCAAAAGCAAAAGCAAAAGCAGCAGATGAACTTAAAAATGCAACAGAAGGGTTTATAGAAGACCTTAAAAAAGATGCATTAGCTTCAGTAACAAATGCAGTAACAGCTGGGCTTAGTTCATTGTTCTTAGGAAATGTATATGGATTTAGTGCAGGAAGTATAGTAAGTGCAGGTGCTGCTGGTGTAAGAAGTAAGATTGATGAATTAGGTAATAATTTACTAGATGGTGAAACTCCTACATTCATACAAAATATAAATGATTAATGAAGTATTTTAAAGATGTCCTTGTTGGTACTATTTGGATTGGAGAAGTTATTAGAACAGATGACCCGCTTCAATTAGGTAGAGTTAAAATTAAAATCTTTTCTAAATATGATGAGCTTGAAGAGGGCGTAATTCCTTGGGCTATTCCATATAATCAACTAAGCACAGGAACTTGTATAATACCTAAAGTAGGTGATATAATTAATACGTTTTTTGAGAATGATGATGACTATGTTCCATTTTATTTTACAACTATAAAAAACTCTGAAGACCTCTTAGCGGAATACGGTGAAGATTATCCTAAAGTATGGTCATTAATGTATGATAAAAAACTAGGAGAAGATGGTGAAGGTACCCCAGGAGAAGAAAGGACTCTTGAAATTTTTTATACAGAAACTCAAGGATTGATAATAAGAAAAAACTTAACATATATTCAAATTAAAAATGAAGATGAAAGTATTTTATTATCTAATGGAAAGACGCAAAAATCTATTCATATTAGCGATAATGGCATTAGCATTGGTTCTGAAGATATATCTGCAGAGCCTGCAGTATTAGGAGATACTCTTGAAGAGTTACTTAATTCATTTATAACTGAATTGGCTAAGATATCAGCAATACCAACACCCACAGGACCTAGTGGTCCAATAGGTTCATCGCCTAATTGGGCCGCATTAGCAAGCAAATTTAAAACAGATTTTGTAAACTTTAAAAGTAAATTGGTTACGATTGATCCTGAGTGATTAAATATAAAAAGAAATGAGTTAAAATGAAAAGTTTACGAAATTTTATAAAAGAATCTAAAATAGAAGACCCTTCAATTGTTGCATCAATGGATGATTTTTATCTTTTACAAGAAGAGATTAATCAACTATCAGCAAAGCTTAAAGAAGCTAAAAAACAATTTGGTGAATATGGTAAGCAAATAACACCTTTATTGGATTCAATGCAGGAAACTGGTGAAAAGCTAGCAGAAACTGATGATTATTTGATAAAGATTAAAAGATTTGCACATGAGAGAAGTTCAGCTTCGTATAAGAATGCGTTTGAAATGGCTTTAGGTAAAGTTAATTCAGCAACAAGAAACATATTAGAAGAATCTTTAGCAGCTTCTAAAAAGATAACCAATATAGGACATTCTTTTGAAATAGGAACAAATGAATCTGAAAGTATCGATGAAAATATTCTTTCTAAAATGATACAAGGTTTAAAAAGTGTTGTTAAGAAATTTATTGGAATATTCAAAAGAGAAAGTAAAAACATAGATAATGCTAATAAAGATCTTAAAGACCTATCATCTGGTAAAATGGAATCAGTTAATGAAGGAGTTTTAAGAGATAAAATAATGATTCCTGCAGAGATTAACGTAGAGTATGATATTGATAGATCCCTTTGGGCAGAATATAACAGTAGTGAAGAGGATGCAGCTAGTCAAATTGCTGCTGAGTTGGATCTATTAGAAGGCTATATAGAGTGGAGCAGCAACACTTTTAAAGTAAAAGGTAAAACAAAATTTGGTAAAGAAATATTTGCTATTCAAGAAGGTCAATATAATATGTATGGAGGTCCTTATTCACCTATAATGGAAAAGCCTATTATACGTTTTAACGATAAAGATATTACTAAAATGGTTATAAAGCATCTTGAAAAAGAAGTCGGTGTTGAAGATATGAGAGGAAAAAAATCAGGATATAACTTTCCTGATATTTCAAGAGTTGATTTATGGTCTGATTTATTAACTAAACTTAAATAAACGGTGGGCCTAAAATCTGATTTAGAACAATCATTTAAAGATAACTTAAATAATTCTGGCAGCATAGTAGATGTTGCTGGTCTTATTGTTGATAATTATAAAGATGCTGTCAGCAATGGTAAAGATTCAAATATGAACAGATGGAGTGGAATTAATTATACACTCATCAAAAGTGCAATAGTAGCACAAATTAAATTATCTGAATCTATTCCAGGATCATACATGCAATTTACTTTAATAGAAGCATCTCTTATTGCTGCATGGGCAACAGGTAGTCTTAAACTACCTGCTATTCCTACAATTGGAATGTCTTTAGTTGATTCAGGAGTAGTCACAATATCAACACCTCCAATACCACCTACATTGCCTCTATTTGAAGAAAGCGCTGATTATGATAATATAACAAGCGCATTATTTAATGTCTTTAGCGGACATGCAAAAACTATATCATTTTTATATAATGGTCTTGCAGTGGCAGGAGCTCCACCTCCTAAAATCTCAGTACCAGTAATCGGATTTACTATTAAATAAATTATACACTTAAAAATAAAAAATATGAACTCTACAGAAGTTTATGGGGATCCTAAAAACATTTCCGTGTTCACGGCTGAACAACCATTTCAAACAAAATCAGGCTTAAAAATTCTATCAACAGAGCCTTATGCAAAAGATTTAGCAAAATCATATGAAGACTATTTTAATGGAGTAACTCCTGTTAAAAAATATTCATTATGCACTGGCGAAGTAGTTCTAGGAAGAATTGTTTCTATTACTGAGGGTGAAATATCTTTAGATGTTGGGCATAGAGAACTTGCATACGTGTCTGTTGATAAGGATAAACTAAATCCAAGCGACTTTTCTATTGGTCAGGAAATTGAAGTAATTATCACTCAAGATCAAGAAAGTTCTGAGTATTTAAAAGCATCTATTACTGGAAAGATCAGGAAAGAGCTATATGATGATATGACAGATTGGGATTCTAAGAAAGTATATGATGCTAAGGTATTAAGGCTATCAAATAATGGATATGACCTTGATATTCTAGGTCTTGATGTATTTATGCCAGGTAGCTTAGGTGGAATAAACAGATTAGTTGATTTTAATGATCTTGTTGGAGAAACCATTAAAGTAATGACTGTTAAAAATAATAATAGTTATTCTAAGTATAAAAACACTCTTATCGTATCTCATCGAGAATATTTAAAAACTTTAATTCCTATAAAATTACAAGATCTTGTGGTAGGTGATAAGTATACTGGAAAAGTAACTGATACTACGCATTTTGGTATATTTGTTGAGTTTAATGAAGTTCTCACAGGGTTAATTCATAAAGATGAATTTGATGAAGGCCTTAAGGAATTATTTGACAATAGTCAGGTTAAGCCTGGTGTAGAGATTGAATTTTTCTTAAAAGAAATAATTAATCCTAAGAGAATTATCCTATCAAGATTTGAAGTGGATTTAACAGCATTAAAGGAAGTTAAATATAAGAAAAACGAAATAGTAAAAGGTAGAGTAACTAAACTTACTTCATACGGTGCATTTGTTAAATTTGATAAAAATACAAGTGGTCTAGTACATATATCAAAAATGAAAAATGTTGAGGTAGAACGTAATGATAAAGTAGAATGCAAAATCATAAACATTAATAATGGAAAATATGATTTATCATTTGTTTAATTTTATATAAAAGACATGTTTTAAAAATGTTCAAAGAGACGCAGTAATTATACTGCGTCTTTTTTATTAAATATTAAAAGATATGCGTAATAGATGACTCCTAACGAAATTAAACAAACTAAGTCACAAATAGGGTTTGAGTTTGAATTTTTAAGAGATCCTAAATATAACTTAGGAGAAATTAAGAAAAAAATCAAAAAAATATTTAAAGTTGATGTTAAATTAGAAAAAGAACATCATTCTGACTTTATACCAACAAATGACCATTGGAAAATGGAGCCAGATTTTTCAGGAGGCGTAAGCCTAGTTGAGGTTGTTACTGGGCCTATATCATATCCATTAGCAAGAATTGTCTTACTAAACATGCTTAAGTTTATAAGAGAAGATAAAAAAATATCACTTAATGAAAGATGTGGTATACATATTAACATTAATATAGAAGGTAGGTATATTCAAAACATTGACATTCTTAAATATATTATTGATTTTGATGAGGATTTGGTTTATAAATATTTTCCAGATAGAAAAAATAATATATATGCCAAAACCATTAAATCTATTTTCCCTAGACATGGCAGTTATGCCATTGATAATTTAACATTTAATAAAACAAATTATGTATTTCCAAGTAATAAGTACTATGGAATAAACTTTACTAAATTATCAAAAGGTTATTTAGAATTTAGATATTTAGGAGGACCTAAATATGCAATTAGATCTGATGAAACTATTGAGTTAATGGACTATTTTATTGATTCATTAATTTTATCATATAATAAACCATATGATAAAGAAGATAATAAGATTCTTAAATCTATAGTAGATAAAAAGCATAAACTTTTTTTAGCAAGTAAAGATTATTTTAATTTTAAGAACATATTTAAAAAACTTAAGTTATCTGTTGATGGTAATGATAATTCTGAAGCAGTTAAATCACAGTTCCATAAAATAATACAAGTATTTTTTCCACTAATGCAACAGATGGAAAACATTCCTTATGGCATGGCAGGAAAAATAAATTATGACTCAGACGAATCATTGCTTGAGTTTGTTGATATTAGTTTTAAGGATACTGTGATAGATTCACATAGGGTAATTTTTCATAACTGTAGGTTTATACAATGCGTGATAGATAATGCAATATTACAAGATAGTAAAACAAGTAAATGTGACTTAACAAACACTGATACAATTTCATGCGATTTAAAGAAGACTAGACTTAAGGATGGTCACCATGAAAGCGGTAAAGTCATAAATGGATATATAAATGGAAAATTTATTACATTAGACCGAATGCAAATTAAAGGTAACACTATTTTTAGAGAAGGTAAATATGTAGATACTGAGATAGATGATTCTGTAGAGGTAATAGACGCAGAAGAAGCACAAAATAATTAATAAATATGAGAAGTAAGGAAGAATTTAATCAAGATATTATAAATGCACTAACAGCATCATGTAATATACCTTTTAAAATTCCATTAACTGAAATAGATAGAATATCAAAATATACAGCTGAATGGTTTTATAGAAATTATGAAGATGCTGTTGATAATGTTTATATTTTAATTCCATCCGAGCAGTATATGAAAGATTCATTGTTTAAAATGAATAGAGGAGTTACATTACCATCATGCGTATATTCAGTTAATGGTCTTACTAAAAATAATCAGTTTACAAAAACATCAGATTTAACAAGTGACTTTAGTTTAAATAAATTTGTTTATGGTAATTATGGCTTAGGTGGCGGTGGTGCTGTTGAAGATGGTATGTATAGTGATGCAGTTCTTGCATATGTGGTTTATGCATCTTGGGATGATCTAATGTATCATATTACTAAACACCCACTTACATATGAATACAACCGATTAAATAATAGGCTATTTATAAAAGGTGACGTTAAGAATTGCCCAGATCTTATACTTGATGTAATGATTAAAGTTCCTTATGAAGCATTATATGGACTAGACCTATTTTATAATTATGTTTTAGGAGAATCCTATAAACAATTAGGAAACATATTAGGAGCATTTCAAATGGAACTTCCTGGAAATGTACAAATTGATTATTCTAAATGGTTTGATAATGGTGTAACTATGATTGAAAAAGTAGAAGAAGAAATTAAAGGATTAAGCTCACCTAGTTTTTTCTTTACAACAAACGGACAATAATGAAAAGTTATAAGAAATTTTTAAATGAGGCTAAAAGTAAATCAGCGCAAGAAATTGCTGATTACATTACTTACATCACACCAGATAGTAGCGATGTTCCTGACTTTTTTATAGAAAAAATTCTTAAATCTAATAAGACATTTACATTAAAAAAAGTTAAAGTTAAAGATGTAATTAGAAAAGATAAAGATGTTAAGGAATATATAAAAAGCGGTGAAGATAGATATGGAGAAGATTCTGAAGAGTGGGATGAAATTCCACATGATGATGAATTGGATAATCCTATTGTAATTTTTAATGATGAAGTTCTTGATGGTTATTCTAGATTATCAACACATTATAGAGAAGATATTCCATATATCTCTGCATACACTACATGATTTACCATTACCTCGGTTATTAAATATAAAAATAAAGTAAGCCGTGGGAGCAACAGATATTTACTTAAGAAAGTCATATTCAAAGAACTATAGCCCAAACACTATAGAAGTAAATGATATCTTAGAAATATTTCTACAAGAAATAGAAATAATCTTAACAAGCCCTATGACTGCTGTTATTGGTAGTCCTAAGTTTGGCGCATCATTAGATATGTATTTACATACGTTAGGTACTAATGAAAGTGACATGAAATCTAGAATAAACCAACAAATTCAAGAGTATTCATCATATGCTAGTGACTTTTCTTGGAAAGTTTCTGTTACTTTTTATCAAATAGAAAATGAAGAAGCTGCTGTGGTTGATGTCACGGTTGAGGATGATAATTTAGTAAGAATTGTTCTTAATTAAAAAAAGTATTATTAATGACTGATAAAAATAAAATAAAATTGGTGCTTGATAAATTGTTAATTCAAGATCAGGCATTAAAGACTCAAGTAGAAAATTATCTAATTAAAGAGTACGCTAAAAGAGATCAGAATTTTTCTGAGACCAGTCCTTACGGCCAAATACTTCATGTAATAGAAGAACTTAATAAATTACAATATTTTTATTTAGAAGATGCTCTTAATGAAAGAAATACAGAAACTGCATTTAAACAAAAGAGTATAAGAGGGCTTGCTCGATTGACTGGCCATAATCCATCTAGAGGAACTAGTGCAACAGGTGAATTAAGTCTTAAGATAAAACCAGGTGCATCTAACTTAATAAATAGCACTAATATTAAAATAAATAATTTTACAAAGCTAATGTGCCAAAACAATAGCTTAGCATACTTAATAAAATTACCATCTGATAATATATTAATCCCTAAAACTAGTCAAGAGTTTGTTTACTTTAATATAATTCAAGGTGAATTAGCAGATGAAAGTTTTCAAGGAGATGGAACTCCACTACAGTCATTTACTATTGACAATAGAACTGAAATAATTGAAAATGATAATGTAAAAATATTTGTAAATGACGAAGAGTATAAGAACTTTGAATCTATTTATGATATGAATAAGAATGATAAAGGCGTTATTATAAAAACTGGTATAAATGGCCAAGTCGATATTTATTTTGGTAATGAAGATTATGGTACTATTCCTGATGTAGGCCAACTTATTAAAGTTAATTATGTTAAAACAGCAGGAACTGCAGGAAACCTAGGAATAAATCAAAATGAAATAGTTTTTGAATTTGATGATGAAGTTACCTTAGGAACTGGGCAAGTAGTGGATCTTAATGAAATTTTTGATATTACAGTAACTAAAAAAATTACTCTAGGATCTGATGGTGAAAGCACTGATTTAACAAAATACTTACTGAATAAAAACAGCAGATCTTTAGTTCTTGCAAATCCTGATAATTACATACATTTTTTAAGACGTTATAATCAATTTTCTTTTATTTATGCATTTAACACTTATGGTGATGATTATTTAGATGATGATAATGTTGTATATGTTTTCTTAATGCCAGACATTACAAAGAAGGTATCAAGCAATTCAGATTACTTTAGTACAAGCATAGAAAATTTCTATATTGATGCACAGACAAAAGAAGCTGTGTATAATGCAATCAATAAAAGCGGATCTCAACTTATTTCAGCAGAAATGAAAATTATAGACCCAATTGTAAAAAAATATGCAATGAATGTTTATTTACGAGTTTTTGATGATATTACATCAGAAGAAACTATTGAAGAGGAAATCATTAATAAAGCAGGAGAATATTTTATTAATCTTGAGCGGAGAGATAAAATACCTAAATCGGATTTAATTAAGACCATTGAATCTATTGATGGAATTGATAGTGTAAGCATTACATTTATATCTGGGGATAATGAAGAAGCAATACGAAATGGTTATTACTTTAAAGAAGTTTCTTATAATAATAAACAAACGTCTGATATTTTATTAGACCAATTGAGAAACAATACACAAAATTCATTAGATATTAATACATCAACTGATGTTACTAAAACTGAAAAGATTATCTTATCAACTGGAACTGACCCAAAAATAGGTATTGATGACTTTGGAGATATTGTTATAGGAAATAAAGAACTTCCTATATTAAGAGGTGGATTTAATGATAGAAATAATATTGAATATAAAGATGGTATTGACCCTGTAAACCTATCAGCAGTTAATGTTGTTTTTAAAGAAAGCGTGCCAAGATTTAAAAAATATAAAGCATAATGATAACTCAAAAATCTCAAATAAAGCAAGCAATAAACGGAGTTCCTAAAGAGGATCTTGACGTTTTTGAAAAAACTATGTCGCCTTATGTTCGATATGGTAATGGTATGATGACAGGTTTTTTAGATAGATTAGAAAGATACTATATGCATTCATATAATTCTATTAAAACCTTGGAAAATTTATATAATTATACAAAAGAAAACAAATAAGTAGATGGCTAATATAAATAAGCAAAATTTCTTATTTTTTAATAAAAAAGGAGATAACATGAATTTCCATTGGGATTCAGTCGATGAAATCTATAAAGGTAATTATGTTATAACCGATAATACTTCTATATCAGCAGATCTTATAGAGAGTGAACAACTTATAGTATTAGAAAAAGTATCGGATCAAGAAGATGGTAGTTTCCAATATGTTAAACCTCTTACACAAGTTTCAAACTCAAAATTAGAATTTAAACTATCTGATGATTCATCTGAATTCTTTTTTTATGGCATTGCAAAGGGCGATGATAATTTTTATTATATTAATAAAGTAACTGAGCAAGATGTTACGTTAACATATGATGCAACATTTACTGATACAACAATAGCTTCTAAAGTATATACAGAAGTACCTACTGCATATAATATTGATAGCATTAAAAAAGATTTTACAACAGTAAATATAGGATTTAGTGCAAGCAATGCAAATTCATATGTTGGAAAACTTATCATTAATATTAATGAAAATGGAACAATTACCCAGCTTGCTGAAATATTCTTTTTTGCTGATGTTATTGCAGAAGATCCTAGACTTCCTTTATTACTTAATACATTAGGAAGCTCTATAGATAATAAAGATTTTATTATTTTTGATAAAACTGATGTTAAAGAATCTGAAATAGATTTTAACATCATAAATAAAAAGAGAAAGGAACTTTTATTAGAATTCCATAATATATTTCCTTATTTAGGCAGCTATAAAGCATTAATTAATATTATTAAATTTTTCGGTTATGAAAATCTAACAATTAAAGAGTATTGGAAAAATGTTGATATTAATAATGAAAAATATGGGTTTTTTAAGGGGGTAAATATTGAAGATGTATTTAAGTATGGTGATACATCAACAGGAACTGATCTATTTCCATCTAAAGTATATAGAAAAACTAACAAGTTTGGTTTATATTATCAAATAACTAAAGAAAGCGGCAGATTTGATGAAGATGGAATCCCAATAGTTGAAGAAACTTCAGAATTTACTCTTCAGGAAATTCTTATTAAATTATTTGCTCTTAAAGAAAAATTAAAAAAATCTTTCCTGCCTTTTAATGCAAGGATAATTGATATTGTAGGGGAAGCATTATATTATAATAAAATAGAAATAAATTATTGGAGAGATATTACCAGAATTGATGCAATTGATGTAAATATAGATGTTACATGTGACATTACTCCAAGTAACTTTGGTTTCATACAAGATCTGCGTCCTTTATATTGGATAGGTACAAAGATAGGTAATGATTTAAAACTGGATGGTACAACAAATCTTAAAGTAAGAGAGTTTACTCTTACAAATTCATTCTATGATAATAAGCTTAAGATATATGATACCATTACTGGGATAGGTGTAGAAATAATAGCTCTATATAAATCCAGCGATAAGGATAATATGACAAGGCTATATAATGAACTTGTGGAAATTAATCAATACCCTTTTACAAGATATCATATGAATCTTAATAATAATAAAATATTATTTGTAGAAAAAGATTCAACCACAAGTAATATAATTTCATATGTTGAGCAAGGTAGATATGCGTCTACTGCACCTACATTAGCGCATGTAGATTTCTTTAACGGGTCTAATCCTGTTAATAATTTTGGTGAAGCATATTTAGGATATTTCTTTGAGCCTGATTGGTCAGTATTTGATTTAGACAATAAAGAAGGTATTCCAGTAGGGTACCCAGTATATCTAAAGAATACTTCATTTGATATAACATGGAGTGAAGCACAAGTTACGTGGGATTCATTAGATAACTATAATGCATATAAAGACTTTACTCTTCCTACTGATATTGGGTTTCCTACAACATTATGGAATAGCGGACAAGACCAATCAAGCGGGGTTAGTTGGGATCAAGCAGGGCAATCTAATTTTTATGAAATTGAATGGACAGTTTATAAGCCATTAGATGATAGCCCAGCATTTTCTAGTACAGTAAAAGGAACTATAGATGAATATAATGAATACTTTGTTATTTTGCCATATCCTGGAAAATATTCAATAGATTTAAAACTATATGACCTATATGGAAGCTATAGCCAAATAATTAAAAAAGATGCTATCGAAGTAGAACAAAAAAACCCAGACTTCACTGCATGGAAAATAGCAGATAAATATGAGGCAACTTGGGATAGTTTAGAAATGACATGGGATAGTGCAGGATTTACATGGGATCTTCCTGTAAAAAACTCAACAACTTGGGATACTGCTGAAGTTCCTTGGCATAGTATTGATAATGTAGAATTTTATCAAAACTTGGCTAAACAATCTGTTGAACAAAACAGCTTAGAAGATATGAATCCATATATTTGGAATAACATACCTGATAGCGTTACATGGGATCAAATGGGTCATTTATTTTGGGATGAATTAAGCCCAACGTTTACTAAATTTCAAATAACTGATTTAACATCAGGAGGTCAATTAATAGTAGTAGATGAAAATAATAACAGAACAGAAACATTTACCTTTACAGCAACAGGTGCATCATCTAACCTATTTATAGATTTTGTTAATGAAATTACTAAATTAGATCCTAATACATATCCTATATTAACAAGTTTTTTATGGGATTACACTAAAATACGAAACCTTACACTATTTGAGGTTGATACCATAATAGCAATATCAAAAGAATATGAAAAGCCTAATAGATACATATTTAGCACAAGCACAGGAATGACAGTTAGCCCATCTAATACACCTATAAATGGATATGGTGCACTGGGAGATGCGCCGTGCGGATTTAGTATATTTGAAATAGGGACAGTAAGTGCATTAGGCGATGCTAAGTTAAGTATAGATGGAGTTGTTTATCCTATAACACCTGGAGTTAATAATTTAGCAACTCTTAAAGCTGACTTAGATGCTAATTCACCCTTCATAGCTGACTGGGAATTTAATATTGTTAAAGTTGCATCAGGAACAACAGGAGTAACTACATATGACTTAAAGATTATTGCATATAAAAAAGATTATGCACCTAATGATGTTTGTAATATATTATATAAAGATATTCTAGGAACACGATATGGTAGAAGCATAACAACTAATGCAACATGGAGCACATTAGATGTTTTATATTACCAGAGAGACGTAAAGAGAAGTTCTCAGGTATTTTTTAATTATGACATGAGTAAGATGCCAGGATACACTAATCCCAGATGGGAAATAATAAATGAAACCACTGGAAAAACTATTATTACATATCTTAATAAGTATATGACTTATCTATTTAATGATAATGGAGAGTATTCAGTAAAATTAACTCTTGATGATACTAATGGAAACTCTAAGACTATACAAAAAAATGGTCTTATAAGAGTGGTTGAATATGATGAATAAAAATATAAAAAAGTTATGGGTAAAATAATAGTACTTAAAGGGACTGGGTCGATATTAGCCGATAGAGAGAGCATAAATAAAAACTTTAAACATTTACATGAAGATGTTAATAGCATAGAAAGCACAATTACTAATAAAAATGTTAAAACGACTTCTGGGAATGTAGATAATGAGTCAACCGTGCCTGGAACTACTGTCACTGATGCATTGGAGAGTTTGAAAAATAGTGTACCTATTGACCAGCAACTAAATACTGGCATATTAATTGTTGATGCCATAAATGGTGATAATGCAACTGCAGTAAAAGGGAGTTATGATAAACCTTTTAAAACTATTGAAGGTGCAGAAAATGTGGCAGTAGTTGGAAATATTATTAAAATAATCACAGATGTTGTAGAAGCAAATAGAGGTAAAGATGGAATTACTTATATTTTTGAAAATAATTCAACAATGTCATATCCGTCAACTGACCCAAACATAACAGGAGAAAATTGGAATGCATTATGGACAGATAAATCAGGAACAGATATTTCTTATACTATAATAGGTGGCAGATTTACAATTGATTCATATTGGTATGGTGTGTGGAGAAGGTCTATTGTAAGATTAACATCAGCATCTAAGGTAGTAATGCTCGATTCTGAACATATCGAAATTATTGGTGATGATGGTTGGTTATTTTATTTAGGTGGTAATGGGTGTACGATAGATGTTAGAGCAAGTGGTGATATAGTCAATGCTTGGGTAGTAGTAAATCTTGGTGCTGCCAATACGAATATTAATATTCATACAAAAGGTAGTATTAGAACAAATGATTTAAGTTATGGTGTTACATTAATTACAAACAGTGGTTCATCATCAACTTGTGATAATTCTTTTGCAACTTTATCAGCAGAAAAATCAATAACAACCGGTAGTCATTATGTAGGTGGTGCAAGAGCTAATATACAATGTGCTAATTCGGCAACTGCTAAATCTACATATATTATAAACACCCCTTTATATGAATTTTATGACCCTCGACCAAATATGTCATTAGATGAAAATGGTATTATTTTAGCATATAAAGATTGTAATCATTATGTACAATTTAATGTAGGAATTTTGAAAATACACAACGATACAACGGTTGCGCCAGGTAATGGTGGGCACCAATCAGTATCATCTGTTAGTACAGACACAGCATATGCACCGATTTCTTTGGTACTTGATATGAATGTTGATTTAGTATTATTGGGTGTTGGGGCAAGATTAGATTATTCAAGAAAGACAAATACCTCAATTCATAAATCAAAGGCAATTATAAATTATAATAATACAACTATTGTTTATACTGACCCTGCAGCTCAAACAAGTTTCTACGATTGGAAAAGAGGTTCTAATAGGTATGGAGGTTCAGTCATAGATACTAAATTTTCTAACTTTACCTTTAATGGAACAACTAAGGTTATCATAAATCCATTGGCAATTACTGCTGGTCAAGTTGTATTTGGAACAGATGACAATACAGAAGATAATGCTTATATTGTTGGTGAGTTTATATCAAACGGAACGGTAAAAATTAATACATTTGTAGATAGTTTTACAGGAAACTCTTATGCAACTGGGATACCAAAGATGAAACTGTTAGATTCTACAATATTAACCGAATATTCAAAATACGAAAGTCTATTATAAAACAAAATTAAGAATATAAAAAAGTTATGGGTAAAATAATAGTACTTAAAGGGACTGGGTCGATATTAGCCGATAGAGAGAGCATAAATAAAAACTTTAAACATTTACATGAAGATGTTAATAGTTTAAAAAACATTAATAGTGTAATAATTTCAAATCAAATATTAGTAGTAGATGCTACAAATGGTGATAATTCCACTGCAATAAAAGGAAGTTTAATTAAAAAATATAAAACAATTGCTGGGGCAGAACTGGGAGCAACTTTTGGAGATACTATTTTGATTACCACGATGATGACTAATGAAATTGGTTTAGGTAAAGATGAAGTTACTTATCATTTTTTACCCGGAACAGGAATTACAAATCCTCATTTGACTGACCAACCAGTTCTTTTTACTTTTAGAAATGGCGGCCAAGCAAAGGATACTATAATGTTCCATGATGTAGGTAAAACAAATAATGGTGCTAATCCTATTAAATTTTACATTACAGGAGAAGGGGAATTTGTAGGTAGAAGTAATAATGATTTCGGAAGTGGATTTATACTAATAACCGAAGGGTCAACCGTAGAATTTAATATAAAAAGTACAACTTTATTAGAACCAACAGGAAGTAACAAAGCTGATATCGGAACACACTTTTATGTTCAATCCGACCTTGTTCCCGAAACCTATCAAGGATTCCTAAAAGGGTCTGTAACTGGAGATGTTATGGGAGGTCACTATTTCTTAGGAGCACACGCATCAAGTGCTGTTATTGAAGTTGGAGGAAATGTAAATGTAGCCGCAATATTTTGCCAAGCAGAAGGTAGTCAACTGATAGACTTAAATGTAAAAGGAAAAATTACTTGTGGGTACTGTGTTGCTGATACGCATAAATATTTTATAAATGTTGATAGAGTTCCTTGGTTTACAGATAATGTATATGCTATAACTGGAACCAACACGTTTAAAGTAACTGCAAAAAGATTAGAATGGGTTAATAGCGGAGCCGCTCAAGTTTCTTACTTTAATATAATGAATATTCAAGAATATCACGATGCTACGGGCACACACGCTTTTAACTATGTTGATATTAATATTGATGAAATAGTTATAAAGACCGGAGACCAAGCAACACAAAGAGCTTTGTTTAGATTTACTAATAACAATAGTGAAACTTATACAAGATTCAAATTAGATAAATGTAAACTTACAGTTGAAGATGGATTTCCGTTATTCAATATATCATCTAGTAATGAAAAAGCGTATGTAGATATAATGTTTCAAGATTGTTCTATTGACTATAAACACGATTCATTGGCAGCCAGTAGTATTTTAATACCTACAAGATATGCAATGTTTCATATCATAAATAGTAGGTTCAAAGTTTCAGCACAAGGAGTTACTGATGGATACATACTATTAGACGATTCTACTTCTACGGATTTGAATGTACAAATAGATAATATAGTAACTAATGCTATAATACCCACAACTTTACTTAATTACGGAACGGCAATTTCTAGTAATTCGTCCGGTATAAGAAGCGGAGTTACTGATATAAGAATAATCTAATGAAATAAATATAAAACAAAATAATAATTAAACATGTCAATAAGCGTAACAACACTACAAGGTACTAGCTCAATAGCAGCTGATAGGATTACCATAAATGATAATTTTTCTACAGTAATTAGTGGCATTAATGGTCTGTTAGGAATTTTAGATACAACTACAGGAAAATTTGATAACACTGGAGTTGGTTCAAATGGTGTAATCATAACTGAAGGACTTACAGTAGCATCTTTAGGCGTAGGAGTAACTATTGGTGATTTATCACTAAATGATGGAGATATTCTTTTAAATAAAGATGAATCTTTTATGGTGTTAGGATCAACTGGAAACAAAGTAGCAGAGAAATTATTTGCTAAAACATCTACTGGTAATTTTAGTGGTTTAGATGTATCTACGTTTGATTTACTTAAATTACCTAGATTAACTACTACTGAAATTGGAGATATTAATATAGCAGGTTTAGTAGGAGGGGAAATGGTTTATGACACTACTGCTAATGTTGCTAAATTATATAATGCAACTATATGGAAAACTATATCATTTGTATAAAAATATATTAATCATATCTTATTAATGTGTAATTTTTAAGAATATTTTATTAGCCGAGGCTTCTTGCCTCGGTTTTCTTGTTTTATGTTTAATTAAATATAAAAAGAAAATTAGTCAAATATGGCAACACCTCTTATAAAACCTATAAGTACCCAAGGAGGAACATTTTATGTATTTCCTTCTGCTGCTTTAGATATATCAAAAACATTTAGTGACGATAACTTTAGATTTACATTTTCTAAATTTGCATGTCTTGATGTTCCTACATTTAAGCAGCCTACAAATAGTAATAATGCACCATCATTTCAAGCAATTGGGAATGATGATAATACAGGAACTCCAGATCCAACAGTTATCACGGATATGATAAATGGTGTACAAAAGAGTAATGTATATATGGCTAATAGTTTTGAAAACTATGTTCTTAACTGGGAAACATTAATTCTTAACTCTACAAACTCTGGGGGCGGGGTATACGATGATAGCCTTAAATCAACCGTCTCTGAAAGAATATTTTGGAAATGGATGACTAATTTAGGATCAATGCGATTCCAAACAGCTAGAAGTACAGTAGCAGCATCTTCTAACCTATATGAAGAAGAAACTGAAAACACCGATAACACAAGTCTTAATATTTATAATAGAGTTGTAAAGTATTTAGGTGATATTGATGTTGTTAATAATGTAAAGAAAGGCGGTCAAGCATATACAGAAGTTTACTTACATATACCAACAACACATGGAAATACTGCAGATGTTTTATTTGGTTTAAGAAATGATAGTAATTATTCACCAGCAGTATCATGGACAGGAACTAATGGTAATAATATTGAAGGTAGAACATCTCATGTTGACCCATCTATGTCAGTAACTGCATATTTTGATAATAATACTACTAATACATATTCAACTAATAATACATTTGGTAATGTAACCAATAAAGTAATTCAAGCATCTACTGATATTGCAGGTTCTAGCACATATAACATGACGGTATCTAATATGGATGGTGCTATCATTGACTGGGATGCTGCTGATTATAAAAAAGTTGCTGATGATCCAAATGTTCAATTACTTAGTGAATTTAATGCAACTGCGTTAGCTCAAGATTTTAAGTTTAATGTAGTTCTTGTTTATTATGATATATATGACGTATCTAACCCAAGTGATACTGTAAGAAACCTTTATGGTGTTTTATTTATTGATGATTTTAAAGAAACTATTGCTGATGGTTCAACTATTAAAACATTTAGCAAATTTAAACCTAATCCTATTACTAAATTAAACGGTAATTCATATGGTCTTAAACTTAATGTAAAATTTGACACAAGCGCAGATAATGTTGGAATAGAAAAGGTAATAAATGAGTATAATACATTTTCTATGGATTTATATTCTGATGCAATGATAGGTCTTCAAAATACATTAGAAACATTTCAAACGCTAAATATAAAAGTACAAACACTATCATCTCAAGTAGATAATTTAGAAAAGTTTTACTATGGTCAATCAACCATAGATGAATTAAAAAATAGCATAAGTGCTTTAAGTGAACAGGTTTCCAATGCACAGATTGCATTAGAAAGCCCAAGCACTTTAATAGATCTTATTAATAATAATAGTAAGAGAATCAATTCTCTTGCGGCAGGGGAATTAACAGAAACTCTCACTTACAATCTTGACACGTTTTATCAAGGAAATGGTATTAAAATTGATAAATCAACTCCTAATAGATTAACTTTTCTAAATGATGTACAATCATATAATAATATAGGAATTTGCTATACAGATACAGGAAGCTTTAGTTATGTAAGCGGGAATGGTATAACAAACACAGCAGATGTTAATTATAAAACTAGAAATAATATTATATTTCTTGGTACATTTAGTAATTATTTTAAAAATAAAACCGCAGATTCTACTGTATCAAATGATATAAAAATTAATATTGATGATAGAGTAAATAAGTGGCAAACAGGACAAAGTTATAAAATATCATTTGAAAATACACTTACGATAGATTCATTATCAGAAATAATATTTTACACAGATGGTAATAATATTTTTAATCAAGGTTCTTGGAATTGGCTAGTAGGAAAATTAACATTAGCTGATTTAATTAATGCTAAACCTATAATTGAGATTATATGTGTAGATGCAACCAAGTATATATTTGAAATAGATGTAATAAAATAAAAAGACTAAATAAATGGAGAGCAAAAATACATTAGCATCCGTAATTGATAATCTTATTAAGCTACAGAGAAATAATTCAGACATACTTTCAAAGTTATCTGATGTTATTAATAGTGAAGCTGATACAGTAGAGTTAAAAATTGAAGATATTTCTAATAATTCGATAAAAACAGTATCAATCCCTTCACTTGGATCATTAAAGAAAGATGTTCAGCGAATAGATGAAAACATTAAACAGCTTACTGGGCTATCAGGTAGTGATGCATCAATTAGATTACAAGACGGTACATTTAGAACAGTTGCAACAACAAGCTTAATGAAAGCTGCTAGTGATATAAAAAATATTAAAGTACCTACTAGCTTTCAAAATAAAAATAACTGGTTTTTTGAATCTTTTTTAAATCCTTACTTATATGTTACATATAATTTTGGAAAAGAAATAAATCCTGATACTAGAGAAGCTAAATCACATAGGTTTATATTAAATCTTAATGATGATAGTAAGCTATCTCTTTTTAATCAAAGCTTTAAAGGAAATTCTAACATTGATTATAATGATTTTATTGACACTATAGTAGGTGCAGGAATAGAATATGCATTAGATGAAGATGTTATTAAGCTACCTCCAAAAGAATCTAGATTTTATGGAAATTTTTCAGTACTTAGATCATTTGAAGAAAATGAAACAGTTGAAGTTAATGGAGTTAATGCAATTAAGAAAAATATTAAATTTCAATTAGATAAATTAACATATAACGATAAGACATCTAATTTACTTGAAACTCAACAATTAAAAATAGGAGATTCTGTATTAGTTAATAAAAATTCAAAAAACACAAGATACTCCATTACTAATATTGACTTCGCTACAAATACAGTTTCTGTGATTCTTGTTGAAGGCTATGACTCTGTTACAGTAGGATCAGATAATCTTAAGTTTTATAGTACAACTCCATTAGTTCCTGATGTACAAATAGGAGTAGGGTTTAATGAATATATAGTACAATTTATTAAACCTATAGACCCATTATCAAATCAACCATCTGATAATTGGACACCAGGCGTTGGTTTTTATTCAAGTGAATTATCTATTAATGATAACGGCATTATAAAGACATTAGAAACATATTACCAAGAAAACGTTGTTGATTTTGGCGCTACTCTATTAAGCATAGCAAATGAGAACATACCACCATCTAGCAAAGGCGTGGTACCTAATAGAGTATCTTTTTCTGCATCGGAAAATCCTACTGAATTACAAGTAGTTCAAATTAATAAACATATAACTGATGTACAGAGTAATAAAGAAATTGAATCACTTAATAAAGAAAAGAATTCACTTAAAAGCCAATTAAATCAATTAGATGAATCTGTTAAAAAACTTAGAAATGAGGTTAGTACTAAAACATATAAAACTGATGTAGATAGACAGACTGATAAAAATAAATTAGCAAATCTTATTGACGAGCGTGCTAGTACTGAAACATTATATAACACAACAGTTAATGACATCATTACTAAAGCAAGTGATAAAACAACATCAGCTGCTTCTGCTAAATATAGAATTAGAGGATTTTTTGATTTGCCTATAGAAAAAACTGCAATAGATGGCAGTACACAAGATGTTATTCAATTTTTAGTTGAGCATAGATACCTAACAAAAGGAGGATCCGCAAATAACTTAGAAGAATTTAAAAGAACTTCTAATGATGGCACTGAGCTTAATGGAGTATACTCAAATTGGATAAGCACTAAAACTCCTTTAAGGCATAGGGTATTTGATGCAATATCAGGATCATATGCATGGGCTGCACAAAACACAGAAGATGGCGATTCAGTTAACATTAACCAATTAGATATTTCAATTCAACCTAATGAATCTGTTGAAATTAGAATAAGGTCTATTTCAGAGGCAGGATATCCTAGTAATCCATTGGAATCAGAATATTCAGACATTATAAGAATAGATTTCCCAGATGACTTAGGAGTTTCTAAAGACATATTATCAATAGTTAAAGAAGCATCAGATGAGAAAGTTAATATTAAATTACAACAGGACTTAACTGCTAAAGGAATTGATGGTCATATAGCAGACCAATTTTCACAAAATGATACATTTTATGCTCACCAAGCTTTTAATTTAGCAAGTGGCTATTTAACATCAGAACGAAATGTTATTTCTATTTTTGACAAGCTACAGGAAATGCAAAATGAAATTGATTCATTAAGGGCACAAGTTGAAAAGACTTTAGGAGTATTAGTTATTAAAATTGAAGATGATTTAGGAAACCAAAAAATTATTCAACAAAATGAATTTGTTTCTGTTTTTGCTGGAAATTATAAAGATATTGTAAGCGACCTTGATAAGCCTAAAGGTGTTATAGTATCTAAGAACTATTTCTTAAGAATTGAAAATGCTGCCGCTACAGATATTGAATTATACACAGCATCAGGTGGATCTAAGTTAATAAGAACATTAAATCTTAAATATTCAACTCCTGCTATAGGGTTAAGTAATCCACTTCAAGAAGATACTTTAAATACATTAGGACCTGGCGGAACAGCAGTTAAGCTACCTTCACAATCTGCTCAAGTAAATGGTCAATTTGTGTATGTTAGAAATAGTGATGTTACAGGAACTAAGGCAATATATGAAACTAATGCACTTGTTGGTGATACCGGGGTTGTTAATTCTCCAGTAGGTTCATATAATGAATATCTTGTTTCTAATACTCCAGGAGCAACTGCTAATTATGTTGCTACTCCTGAAAACTTTATATGGAGCGGAGTAGCAACAACTGATAATGTGACTGCTCCAGGGAGCGGAGACATACCTGGAGTAACTAGTACATTAACAAATGATTCAGTATATGTACACGCAGAGCATCCTGTATTACAAGCAGGTATATCAGCAACATCTTCTCCTAATATCACTGAATTTATTAGAAGTAATACAACAGTATCTAAATATGCGCCGCTTGATAGGGAAAATGATGATACTGTATTTTATAAACAATCTCCTTTATATATGGATATTAATAAAAATACCAATAAATTATCTTTTCAAGATGATGATAAGTATTTAATAGGATCAAAATCATGTGGTTGCTATATGTATATGGTACCACAAGAATATAAAGACGTTAGGGTTAATGGTAATGATACACCTAGTAAATTAAATTTAGAAAAAGGTACCGAAAAAGGTATATCAATCCAAATTGTTTATCAATTTAGAATGACAGATTATTTTGGTCCAGGCACAGGAGGTACAGGTAGAGTAGGTGGAGCATCCGGAGTTACTCAAGTATTATTTTCTAAGATATTAGGATTCGATGTATTTTATGATGAGCAGATATTTTCGTTTGATTTAGAAATAAATTCAAGATACAAATCTAACTCTGTAAGTTCTTCTGATATACCAACGCTTACATACCAAAATACATTTAATAAACTATCTGGAAATGTAACTACTGATATTACTGATTAAGAATATGATATTATATATCGCTTGATTATTTCTATTAGGTATATTAATTAAATATAAAAAGAAATAAGAAGTAGATGAGCACACCTTTTACAGGAAAAAATAGCTATTCTTTAATAAAAACTAACCCTAAGCTTACAGGTAATATAAAACTTGTAGTTGATAGTAAAGGTCAAATATATTTAGAGACAATTGACGCAGATAAAGAGCTTAGCTTAAATAGATATAAAGCAGTTAAAACTAATGAAAGGAGAAAATTCTCTTCAGATGTTTATCAATTATTTAATGAAGGCAAGACACCTGCATCACTGGTATATAAATTAGCACAGAATGAAAACTTCTTAAGTGTTAAAAATACATATGCACAACAATATTATACACAGTATACACAAGGTGCATACCCTAAAGTTTCCAAAGAATACCCTGAACAACTTGCATATTTTGCACCATCTTGGTTAGAAGGAAGTGACATTCCTGAAAATTTTGTTATTTTTAGACTTAATGACCCTGTTTCTATTAACACTAGAGATATTATAACATCATATAATGATGTAATAGAAAAGCAGATATATAATCCAGATTACCTTAATGGAAACACATCAGATTACTTTTTTAATACTATTTTAAAAAATAGCGAAATTCATAAAGTATATGACATGAGTGAAAACACTGTCATTGGAAAATACCTTAGAAATCATTTACAAGATAATAATTTTCCAGAGTCTCCTATTACAATAAAATATAATAATAATGAATACTCTACATATAATGGAATATCATTAAAAAAGAGTGGGTTTACTGAGGAGCCTGAAGAATCTTTTGATAATTTTTATGCTAGTGATAAAACAATTACAGAATTTGATAATAATGTAACTAATGGATTTGAGCGAAACTCTGTCATATGTGCTAATATGATAAACTTCGAGTTCTTATTTGATGATGAGAATAAAGATGATTATGAAGTATCTAGATATTTCGGATTCTTTGTTAATACTGAAGTTATTAGCAAATTTTATCTAAATGGTAAAGATTTTTATAATAAAAAACCACAAAATTTTAAACAAAATAAAGATGTTTTCACTAATGATCAAATAAACATTAATGATAAAAAGAACTTTACGTTTAAGAATGAAAATGGGGTTAAACTATTCATAAATGGATTAACAAACTATGACCTGTTATCCGCTGATATAAAAAACAGTAATTATATTCCATATGTTAAAGGAACTACTAATAAGTATTTTAATGTAAATACCAATACAGACTGGAGTACTAATGAAATAGTATTAAAAAATAAAGAAATAGAGTTAATTGATTTTAAAGGATACACAGATGAATCTGTAGGTGTCATACCTGCAAAAAATGTAAGCACATCTGGAAAAGGGTATGTTGAATTAACAATAACAGGAAACATAAATAATGTTGAAGTACGTCTTAAAAAAGTTAATGAGTATAATGCAGATTTTTCTAAAATAGGTTCATTTATTGCGGATAGTTCTTTACCTCAAGGTACATTCATATCAAATAAATTTTCTTCTGCAGGATTGCCTGAAAATAGTGCAAAGGCATTAACAGACGTTATAAATAAGTATGCAAGCAATGATGATGATTTTGGATTAAGCGCAGTTAACATAGGTAATAAAGTAATCATTGCATCAAGAGTTGAAAATGATTTTGCAAATACTTATAAATGGCTTATATATTCAAATAAGCCTACGGCGCCATCTATTACTATTAATTTTAATGACTTAAGCTTTATTAATGTTTCAGATTATAATAGTACATTTAGAACAGCATCTACCCATTTTAAAGGATATGATGATATAGGAGCAACTACATATGCACCAACATCTTCATGGATTTTAGAATCAACACTAATAGGAGGAAAAACAAGTAAAGTAAGTAGAATCAGAGTTGATGCTGAATTCTTTTCATATTTTAATAATACAAAATTCTTAAAAACAAACACATGGTTTAGTAAAATTAAAGGAGTGTATAGATATACTGATGATTATGTACTTGACGGCAGAACTCTTATAGATTTTACAGACTTTTTTAAATATGTAATAGTTGATATAGAAGATGATGAATCAATTTTTTTATCACCTGGTAATTATGCTTACATATATAATAATAAGCCTAATGAAGTTGGTTTATTATCATGCTATCCTATAAAGCAGTTTGATATTGACCAGTTTAGAAGTGATTATAAAAAAGATGGTGATGGGTATATAGAAAAGCAAATAAATTACATCACAAACAATATAGGTGTTACTACACCTATAAACATATCATCGGCTATGAATTCTTTTTCTGATAGTGGATTTGCTAGTCTTGTTGGGATCATTAATGAAACAACAAATGAATCTCCTAAAATAGATAATGAGTATAATAGGCTATCTGAAAATGAATTACCTACATTAGCAACACCGGGTAGAATTATACCGTTTATTAATAAATGGGTATTTGATGATGATGGAAAAGATGTTAGAGAAAATGGCTATAGGCTTAATACATCTACTGCATTTGGCTTTACTTCATTTTCACCTAGTAGGTTTTATAAAACAGCAGATACAAGATACTTTACTCATGAATGGTATTACCTACAAAAATTTCCTCCATATTTAACTGATATTGAAAGGATTGATACTTTTTCATACTTTGAAGATTTTATATCACAAGCTGACATTATAGATATGACATCTGATAAATTTTCAAATTATTTTATTCAAGAGAGAGTAAGTGCAACTGTTGACATTCCTAGAAGAATAAAGTATAGTATTTTTTCTGGTGGAAATGATGTATCATATTCTAGCGTAATGTTTAGGGGAGCTAAATTAATCATAAAGCGTAGAAATGAATATGAAACTCCGTTAAACTTCAATATTAAGAATATTGTTACTTATCCAAGTAATTATTTTAATGGATATAAATTTGCAGCAGTACTTACAAATGATACTACAAGTCCATTATCATATAAAATAATAGAAAATAAAAAATATAAAACTATAACATTTTATATAGAAGCAAACCTTGATGATTTTTACTTAACCCTTGATGAAAACAATCAAAGATATTTAGATAGAAGTAGTTTATATGTAATTAAAGATAAATATAGTGCTGATAATGTAATTTCTGATATATTATTACTTGGTGCATTTGCTCCATATGATGCAGCTGATAATAAAACATGGGACATAGCACTAGATGGTTCATTTATCATAAAAGGATTTCAAAATAGCACAGATAATAGCTTACCAGATTTTAGGACACAGATATTACCTGATGAAAGTGGACGATATAATAAAATAGAAATAACCACAATAAAAGGAATAATAAAAATTGATGGAATCCAAGAGGTTAGTTCTGATAGTATTAAAGCAAGTATATTTGAGTTTAGTACTACTGGGCTTACTTATGCAGCTTTTAATAACTCATATCTAAACATATATCCAAATTTTGCTAATAGTGTTAAAGAAACTCCAATATATAGAGATGGCGGGTTTAATGCATTTACTGGTATTATTCAAAATTTAAGTTTTGGTGAAATATTTAACAAAGTAAATAATGGAAATCCTTCAATAGAATATATAAGTTTTGATGAAGATGCTAGCGGTAATGTAGTTAAATCAGAAGATGAGTTTACTATAGAGTTTATTAATAGTGATATTAATGCAAAGGCCGATTATTTAAAATCTGAGCCTTTTATTACTAATGCCGTGAGTGATAATGATTATAAGCCAGTAGGATCAGTAATTACAAATCTTAATAACACATACTTAACACCTATAAGTAGAGTTAAAGGTAACTTCTCTCCTAAAGTTAATGACATAGTTTTCTTTAATGATAATCATGGAACTAAATTTAATAAAGAAATTAGAGATCAGTTATTGTTTAAAAACGTTCAATTCTTTTCTAATTATCCAGAATTTGCTCTATATAAACAACAGTACATAAATAAAGTAAACCCTGATAACCCTCTTACTGTATTAGAATTATCTAGTGAAAGTCAATTAAAGCCACAATGGTGGAGCATTTCTGAAATTGCTATTGATAAGTTAGATAGTTATATTTTTAGAAGTGATTGGGATCATAATTATTATAGAAAATATGTAGATAAAAAAACATTTGTATCATTACCTGGATATGTTGAACCTAAGGATGTTCCTAGTATGCTAGGATCAGCAATAATGAACATACCTGATAATATATCATTAGAAAAGTTTACATCATCTGATATAACAAGTACAGGCACAGGGTTGCTTCCTGATAAAGAAATATTATACACTCTTTTTAGAACAAATAATGACATAAATAAAGTGTATAAAATAAAAGGTAAATTACGAACTAAAGATAAGTTGATAAATCAAATATCACCTAGTCTTTCTTCACTCTTTAACACATATGTTAATACACGATTTAATTTTGATGATCTTAATACTTTAGATGATGATGTAGGCAGGTATGTACTAACTAATATATTGCCAAGATATGAAGTAGTTAATGTAGAGGTTTATGGTAAATTTACTCCTATTGGTGAAAGTATCATTTACATCGAAGATAAATATAACGTACAAGAATTGTTACAGAATGGCTTTACTAAACTAAATGATGTTATTATCAGTGGGATTAAGGAAAATGATTATGATAAAACTTTTGAATATTCATTACCTAGTGATAAAGATGTAACATTAGCCTTTGTAATTAAAATAAAATCTAATTAACTATGAGTTCAATCATAATTAAAGAATTATATGGTTCTAATGACATCTTAGAATTAGTTGAAAAGGTTAACTATAACTTTGACCAACTTATAGCAGCAGGAGGCGGGCCACAAGGCCCTGCTGGCCCAGACGGACCAGGTGGACCTGCAGGTAGTAGAGGTATTAGAGGATCTGAATGGTTTGGTGCTGATTCTACAACAACAGGCACAATAAATGTACCAACTGACGGATCTTTTAAAAATAATGATTTTCGTTTAAAAGCTGATGGTGATATACAATACTATTTAGCAGGATCTGCTGGACCTAGTGCTCCTTGGGTAAATAGCGGACTTAACATAAAAGGACCTGCTGGCCCTGCTGGCCCTGCTGGTGATGGCTCTATTTCAATAATACTTTCTAATCCATCATCAACCACTGGTTCTGTTGTTCCTAATGGTACTTTAGGCGGAAGTTATAAAACCTTAAATGATCATTTAATTAATGCAGCTAGTATTAATGATGAGGATGATAGTGCTGGAACTAGCGGATATATTGATAAAGGTTTAGATTTTGCTGCACTAGGATTAGGTAATAATTCACTAGTTCTTGCAAGATATCTTTCAATGTTTAAAGATAATGGAACATTTGAACCACATTTTTCTAATTTTCCAACAGAGGAAAGCGATGTACCTATGTTAATAATAGGACAAAATGACTATAAAGATCCATTTCCCACGTTAGCTACTAATGGTAAAGATCCTAATAGCGAATATACTAATGGTATTGCAATAGGTCTTAATAAAACACATCCTGATTATGATGCATTATATAAAGGCGTAAGTAATTACGGTGTATATGACTCATTTACTAAGCTTGCAGTATTAAATAGAAATTTTGACTTTGGTATAACATCAGTAGGAAGTATTAATCTTAGAAGCACAGGTGCAAATACATTTAGATTAAGTGCAGGATATTCAAGAGCAGAGATTAAGACAATTAGTAAAATAACAGATTGGTCTAACTTCTTTAACACAGATACATATACAGAATATAATATAAAAGATAGTTTTGCAATAATAGGTAGTGATAATCCAGCAGACACTTATTTTTCTAGTACAACTAGTCAATTTATAACAAGATATGGTGGCATATCGCTATCAAGCACTGTGGCAAAAACAAAAGCTGCAAGTTATATAGATAATATTAACTCAACTGTAATTGGTAGAAATGCTAATTCTTCATTTGATAAGAATGCAAATGAACTTATTATTGTTAATGATGTTGTAGAGGAAGAGGCTGCAAATACATGGAGTACACAAGGAACATATAAGAAAAGAAGACAGATTCTTTCCAAAACATATGATTATAGAAATGCAAATAATTATAGAGATACTCAGCTAAGAATAGGACAAACTAGAATAGAAGCAAGAAAAGGAAATCAAACTTCAACATCTAATGTATTTTACTTAGGTCAAGGCTATGATACTCCTATAATGGGATATAGCGCAATGAATTTCAGAATACCTAGTGGATCCAATCCTATGGCATATGGATCAACCGCAAGCGCATATAATTTTCTACCTGAAGATGGATTAGATTTTAATTCATTAGGATATAATATAGCAGATGGGTTTGTTGGTAAAGATAAATCATTAACTCGTTTAGGTATTTTTCCAGGGTTCTTTAATCAGCAGAAAGATGCTGCTGGAAACATTGATCCGTCAGATGTTAATAAAGATAAGAACATTGAATTATATTTAGATGAAGGTCATAAAAAAATGCCAACAGGATCCTTAGATTTATATGGAACCGTTCGTATAAGAGAGTATGGATTAGCAGAAAATAAAGAAGGGTATGTTGCAGTTAATGGTGGACATGGTATAGTAAAATGGGAATCACCTCAAAAAGTAGGTTTACCAACAGGCTCAATAATAATGGTTGGTGAAATTAAAATGTCTAGTTTTAATTTCTTTACAAGAACTCGAGGACTCTATGGGCAAACAGCATCTGGCACGGGTAATGAGATTGGTAGATATTCATGGAATCAAGGAAGTGAACCAAATGGGGCTGGGGGTACAGCTACATATAATCAGTGGTCAATGGCATTCCCAGGAAAAGGGTCTGGTGAGTTTAAAGGTTATTATGTATGTAATGGAGCTGTGCTAGCAGACACAAGAGATGTATATTTAAGAGGAGCCTTTAGTACTATAGAAGGTATACACGGGTATGGATCTGATAAACCTCTGCCAGGATTACAAGATAATCCAGCGTTTGATTATAATGCATTAAATAGTACATATCTTGTAAGAGCAACAACAGGAAATACATTTAATATAACTACACCAGTAGGTTTAAAAAATGCTATAAAAAACTCTGTGACTAGTATAAATGATTTATATGGAAATGATGGCCTATCAATGCTTGCACCTAGAGGGTTTGATAGTAAATTTAGGGTAGTTTTACCAAATTATTTTGGTAGATTTCCTAAACAAATATTTCCTAATAGTGATACAATAGCGCTAAATACCAGAATTACATATAATGATGGAACTGGGGTTCCTACACCAGATAATTATAGACTTAATAATAGCGGAGAATATATCATAAATGCATATCGGCCATTAAAGTCTGGGTTTGTTAAAGGAGGTTTTCCATATTTAAGAAATGAAAATCTACCATTTCATACACATTTTGATGGACTTCACCAGACAGTACAATATGCATCAGGTTCATCAAGTATAAATGTTATAAGACCTCTCGGTGATGTGCCGCAAATTCCTAGCGGCGTGATTGCTATCCGACGTACTACTGGAGGCGTGACAAAGAATGAAAGGAATGTCTATAATGATAGAAAGCTAGAAAGAGCATCTGATGAACCTAATGCATACTATATGACCTATGATTGGGAGACATATGATAACTCTAACTGGAAAAATGATACAATAGTTTCACAATTCAGACAAAGAACTCAGAAATTTTATGACCCTGTTTATAAAGGAACATATTTTATAATTAACCTTAATGGACTTAAAAATCCTAATCGAGGAAATACTGTAATAAATGATTTTGATTTTATAACAGGCGTTCCATTTTCAGGATTTAAGAATTTTGATACTCCTGGTGGTGTAAATGCTGATTTATCATGGTATGCAAATGCTTCAACTGTATTAGATGGCTCAACTGACTTTGGTAATATTATATCTGCAAAAGGTCGAGGAGGACAGCAACTACATATATATGAAACTTCAACCGGAGTTGAAAAGTTCATAACTCCTCAATTAGGACAAGAAGCATTTGCTGAATTTGAGGTAACTTATAGAAATGAAGGAACTATGCACCCAAACACATTATATAGAACTATTGATCCTTACACTTCTAGTAATAGCGGTGAAACTAATTTAGAAGATATTTATGCAAATGTATACACAGAACCAATACCACTTGTTTAATGAAACTTAAAAAAAGAGATATAGTATATATAGGAATAGTATTATGTTTACTATTCCTATTAAAGTGTTCGCATGACTCTAAGAAATCTGTGCAAGCTGACCTTATTTTAAAGAATAATAATATTGAAGCTATGCAAGATACTATTAAAACAACTGTATTAAAAAACGGCCAATTAGTTAGTCAAAAAAAGAGCATGGTATCAGAACTTAAAGATCTTAAAGTTTATAATAAATCTTTATATAAAAAAGTTAATAATTTATCTAAAGAACTTAAGTCTAAGCCAGTTGTATATGTAAATGCAGGCGTTAAGGTTATTCATGATACTGTCACAGTTAATTCAACCGTATTTAAAATAAATGACTCAACATTTAAAGTCCCGTTCAGTAAAGACACTATTTATAATCCAGGGAATGAAAGGCATCTTGCAGGTAAGTTAATTATTGTTACTGCAGACAGTGCAATAAATGTAGGTGAGTTTACTATTGATAGAGATGAGCTTATATTTGATGCAGAAATAGTTTTAAGTGAGGATGGTAATGATTTAATTGTTAGTGTAACAAGTAAACATCCAGGATTTAATGCTGAATCTATAACACCAGTTGTGTTAGATCCAAAGATACTTCCATCTTTAAAGAAATTAAATAACAAAAGGTTCAATGTGGGCCCATATTTTGGAATAGGGCTTGGTACAAATTTTACTATAGTACCTCAAATAGGTATAGGGCTTTCGTATAAAATAATACAATTTTAAATGAGTTTATTCTTAAATCTTTCTTCAAATAATATATTAGTTGAATACATATACTATGATGCTTCATCACCTGATGCTATTAATACAACAGATGCAGGTTTTTATTTAATGGAAAATGCGCATAATTCGCAGAGACAAGTAATGAATACCGATGGCACAGAAGCTTTCACAGCAAACACTAGAAACAGATCAGTTGTTAACATTGATGATAAGAATATTAATTATGCTCTATTAACAACAAATAAGCTAGGATCTCCATATAATGATGCTGATGCTAAACTAACTAATACTGCCAGTTTACCATTATCATGGTCAGCGTCTGAAGGTGTTATTTATGATACTGTTAGATTACATTTTATTCAAGGTTTTTCATTTAATGAAAATGATGGAGCAAGCATAAGAGTATCAGTAAATGATAAAAAAAATGTTAAAGTAAACTTACTTAATGGTATTTTTACATTTGAGGATAATTGGATTACGCTTAATGGTAATCCATTTTTATATGGAGGTAGACAATACTCAACATATATTGAATATAAAGTTCCTGCATTAAGATATTTAAAAGATTCATATAAAACACAATTTCAACAATCTGCTAATGCAGACATTCTTGCATATAAGATAACTAATGGGCAAGGGTTTTATGATACTGCTAATATTGAAATACAGGCAGGTATGTTTTCAAAGTTTGAGAAGAAATCTAATCAAATATACACTCATATAACAGATGCAGAGATATCTAGCATATCATCTAGTGATGAGTTTAATGATGTGGGTGTATACATAAATGATAGCACAAATGGTGATTATATCGAGTTTTATGGTACATTCAATAGTGTAATATTTGGAGATTATATGACAACATTAAATAATGCAGGAAGTTCATATATTGCATTACACGAATTAGTTGTTTCTGAGCAATTACCTAACACAATTAGTAGTTATGAGTTTATAGGTTCTTATAGAATTAGCACAGGTACTCCAAACTTATCAAATAATACATTTTTAAATAATTTAGATGCAGGTTCTTATTGGGTTGCTCTTGAAACAGGTCTTGACACTACTCTGAATCTTAGTATGAATAAGGGTGATTTACTTATATATGATCCAACAATAGTAGGATCTGTTAAAATAAAAGTTGTTGCAAGTGACGGGACAGAATTTGATGACATAAGCTCATTTATAAGAACCTCTGAACTATCATACATTCAAGATAGTAATTATTCAGATCCTAATGAGTTTAGACCAGTTTTAAAATATGGAGGAAGCGCATTAAGTTTTAAAATTGAGTACACTCTTAAGATATTAAATGTAAATACTAATAGCATATCTGAAAAAAGAGGTACTTATTTAAGTTTTAACCCTGCTAAATATGGACAAGAACTTATTAAGATAAATCTTAAAAGTAATATACAATCATTTGATGTTTATAATAAAAAAGTTATTAATTTACTTGGAGACACTAATAATTCATCAGAAGATACAAATATAAATAACACTGATCTTTATAGTAAAAATATTACTTCGTTTAAAGAAACTAAAAATGTAAATATATCAGCAAGTACTGTTATTATAAATTCAGATAATAAAATAGTAGATAAATCTTCAAGTGGTACTAAAAACATATTTGGACAAAATCTAGGATCTATCTCCGTAAGCCCATTTGATAATTATATACTTTTTAACATTTTTGATGTAATAGAAGATGAAGCAGTGAGTTTTGATTTAACTAAAATAGGTGAAATATATTTAAACTTTACGCCAAGTAATGGGGAAGTACTTAAACTTACTCAAGAAAATAATGAGAGCGTAAAAAGAGAAAAAGGCCAAATACTTTTTAGAATTACTAAAGAAATATATCAACAAATAGCAGGAGCTGTTAATTCTAATTTCTTTATTACTACTAAAGTAGGTAAAAATTCACCAGAAACTTTATTATATTCGGGTAGGTTTATTGACAGTCAAACAAAAACTACCGATGATGTAAAAGATGCTCTTAAAAATCTTAATGATAAGATAAAAGAATTAAGTGAAATTAATTCAGATCAGTCTCTTGTTATTGCACAACAGCAAACCACTATAAAGACTTTAAACGCTGATGCTCTTACATATCAAGAAAGCATAGAAAGAGAAATTGCTAGGAAAGTATCAATGGGAATGAGCGCAGAAAGACAAACCTTAGGAAACACTGCAAGTGATAAAGAAATTAATAGACTATCTTCCCAAGTAAGAGGAAGTAATTTTAATACATTTGGACCAACAAATAGAGGACAAACAAGCTAATAATAAATGAGTGATTTAAGTAGAAAAGATTTATTTTATGTAGGGTTTCCTAAAGATTTCATATCCACAGAAATTGATGCTTTTTATAGACCATATGTAAAAAGAATGCCATCATATATTGATAGCCCAATAGAACTTGTTAAAGGAACCGTGCAAGCAATCACTATACCTACATTTGGGTACGATGTCCCTGAACCTTTTTACAAAGATAAGTATACGCCTACTGCAATAACTAGACAAAATAGAGCAAGTATAAATCCACAAGATTTAAGTGATAAGTCATTAACTATAACATTTAAAATGATAAATGGATATGTTAATTATTGGATAATGTTAGATGCATTTCATGAGAAATATGACTTTAGTAATCCTAAGGCATATATGTTTGATTTACCAGTACATATATTAGATAATGATGGAACTATAATGTTTAGTAGAGTATTTAAAGATTGCATATTTAGTGCCATAAGTGAATTTCAAATAAGTTATAGTGAAAATATTGCAGGTTTTGATACATTTGATGTAACGTTTAATTACACTACTACTGAAATGAAGTTTATGAAAGGTTGATTAAATATAAAAAGAATAACTTAAAAATGAGCAAGTACAAATATTACATAGAAGTAGCAGTAAGAGACGCTAGGGAAGCTCAAGAAATATATAAAGATGGTACATGGTCAAAGCAAGGAATAGCAATGACATCAACTAATTATTATGAATCAAATAATGAAGATTCTATAGTTGGATTTTTAGATGAACTGGAAAATAACTCTATTGAAATATATGAAACAAATGCTGATGCAGTTGGAGAAGATCTTGGAGCAGCAACCGGAGCAAATGTAAACGGAATGGGTGGAGTTTCATTACCTAATGGTAATTCATTGGGAAGTGGTGATATACCTACTGGGACCGTGAAGGTTAGAAAGTTTAGTGACATTTTAGCTGATATGGAAGAAGATGAAGATGAGGAAGATGTTGAAATGGAATTAACTAAAGAACAGGCATCTGCTATTATTGATATATTTATGAATCCTGAAAGCGTTAATGAATCACAAATCGAATTACTTAATGAAGGAATATTTGGTTCTATACTAGGAGGTATCGGAGGTTTAGCTTTCGGTAAATCTATAGGTAAATTATTAGCAAACACTTTAGGCATTAAAGATAACTCGCCTTTATATAATGTACTCACAAGTAGACTTGTAGGTACTGCAATAGGTGCAGCACTAGGAAAGAAATTAAAATTTTAAAATGAAAAGCTTAAACGAATTTTTAAACGAAGCTAAGAAGTATTCACATTTAAGTGAAGATAGCGACAGAGATCATAAATATAATTCTATCGCTAAGATTAAAAAAGTTTTAGGAAAAGGTCAACCTTCTGATGATAAAATTAAAGCGTTCATTAAGAAGGAATATGATATGGATAATTCAGACCATCAAGATATTGTGAGTGACATAATGGGATATTATCATTTAGACCCAGATGATTTCTTTGATAAAGATGGAAATATTTTAGAAGCTAAAGCACCTATAACGCCTGAATCAGTTGCGGCGTTTTTAACAAGCAAGTTTCCTAATGGCCCTAAAGCAACATATGATATTGGCGTTAATAACGCTGATGGTGAATATGATGTATTTTTTGAATATGACTGTGTTACTAAGAAAGGCTTTGTTAATGCAAAAGATACTTTATTTATTGACATAGCTGAAGATGGCTTTATAAGTTTCTACAATAACTTTGGAACAAATAGGTATCCTAAAACAACTGCAAAGCTTGTGAAGGAAATAAAATCAATTATAGCACAAGATAAAAAAGATATTACATACTGATGAAAACTATACAAGAAATGAATCATAGGAACACAAGCAATGATATGGAAAAGCTTGTTTTAAAGCAAATGCAAATTATAAATAAAAAAGGTGGAAATGGAGTTAATTTAGAAGCTTTTTTAGATGCTGCTAGAAAAATGGATGAAATGGAAAATATTTATAGTGGAACAACATCTGTTAAGTTTGAAATGCTTATTAAGAAAATAGCAGAAGATGAGATAAATAATAATCAAGCTGATAGCGATTGGGGATGAAGATAAAGCAAACTCATATTAATATGGAAATATTAAACAAGCTTGATTTATTAAGCCCAGATGCTTTAGGTTATTGCTATAGAGAAAAAGGACACACTCCTAATATTGAAAATAACGATGCATTTAGAGGCCCTATTCCATTTAAGCCTACTGTAAATTTCAGGTTTATATGTGGAAAATTAAGCACTAATATAGTTAAAGAGATATTAGAAGAAACTGAAGATGGTGGAAAGTTTTTAACACATTCAGATTCAATATATGTTTGGAAACTTTTACCTACAAATAAATGAAGCAATTAGAAAGCAAAGATATAAAAGCACTTAAAGAAAAATGGCATGCTGAGCAAAAAGGCATATGTCCTTTATTAGGTAATAAATATCCACCTGAAGAAATTGTATTAGACCATCAGCATAAATTAGTTGCAGAGCTTCCTGATGAAACTGGAAAAGGTTTATGTAGAGGAGCAATACAATTTCAAGCAAATGCACTTGAAGGTAAAATAACTAATTCATTTAATAGGTTAGGGTTGTCTAAGCATATTGATATAATAAGTTTTTTAAGAAATCTTGCAAATTATTTAGAACATAATAAAATACAAGAAGGTGAATTATGGATTCACCCTACTGAAAAACCAAGAAGGCCTATACTAATGAAGAGTTCTTATAATAAATTAGTTAAAGCAGTTAACGGCAAAAAGAAAATACCTGAATATAAAAACAAAAGAGGAAATTTTACCAAACCGCTTGAAAGGCTTTTTGAGCAATTTGGAATTGAGCCTCAATTTAAGAAATAAAATGAAAAGGTTAGATAAGTTTTTTGAAAATAAAATTATAGTAGATGAAGATTATGCTAAAATAAAATCAAGTGATAAAGTTATAATGTCATCTGATTATACTATAAAAACTCGAAACACAAAACAAAAAAACACTCCTGCTAAAAGCTATATGAACTTTAAGCCTAGCGGTTTATGGTATTCATTTGGAACTGAGTGGATTGATTGGGTTAGACAAAATATGCCAGATTGGGAAGCAGGAAACCTTCATAAAATAGAGATAAACTATAAAAACGTATTAAGATTAGGTAAAGACATGTCTCAAAAAGACTTTGAGGCAAAATATGGTTTAATAGGATTTCCAGATACTGTTAGTGGTATAAAATGGGAAGATGTTGAAAAAGATGGATGGCAAGGAATAGAAATTAAACACCCGTGGGGACCTATAGGAAGTTGGATTAGACCTTGGGATGTTTCATCAGGTTGTATTTGGGACAAACGAGCAATAAAAAAGATAACAAGATATTAAGAAAGTACAGGAGGTTGCTTAGAGAATGTTACAATTTAATATTTAGCAACCTCGCTGTATAAGGAAGGTAGTTTATTTAATCAAAAGTTAGGATCAGATATTCTAAGATCATAATCCACAAACCAATCAAACATTTCTTTATCTGCAATTACTCTTCTTTTAACACTATCTGCATCTTTTCTATCAGAAAGACGCTTTATGCGAATATGTTCTGGTATATCTAAATAAATTATAAAAGAAGTTTCTCTAATCTCTTTAGATAATTTATGTATTGAAGGCGGAGTCATTATAAATAAGTTAGCAGATTTAAAAGCAACATTACTTGTTCCATAATACCAGCTGTTAAATTCTCTAAACTCAAAAAACTCACCTTGCTTTATCGCATACTTAAAAGCGCCTTCATTAATGAAATAATAATCTACCCCTTCAATTTCTCCATCTCTAGGAGGTCTTGTGGTATAACTTATACTAGGTTTATATCCTCTATCAATAAATCTTTGTCTTAAATGGTCTTTACCAGATCCACCTGCTCCTACTATTATTATTCTACTTTTCATTAAGATGCATTTAGTTATTATATGTATACTTTTTATATTCTATTTCTTCTCTTTATAGTTTCAGAATATTAACTCCTTATAGTTACTCTAAAAGAATCAGAGTCTCAACTTCCTTAGAGATTTTACAATATATTAAATACACAATCCAGATATTTGTTTAAGAATACTCTAATTTTTTTAATTTTAAACAAAAATAAGATAACTGTTATTCAATTAATAAAAAGAAATGAAAAAGATTCTGATAACAGGTGGATGTGGTTTTATAGGAACTAATTTTATCGCTGATTTATTAAAAGAAGGCTATGATAGTGACAACATTGCTATTTTAGATAATTTAGGTCAAGGTACTTATATGCCAGAGATTCATGATAAGGTAAAGTTTTATGAAGGTGATATTAGAAAACCTAATGATCTTGAAGATGCTATTGATATTTTAGGAGGTGTAGATATTATCTATCATTTTGCGGGTCTTGTTAGCATTTATGATTGTGATAAGAATCAAGCTGATTGCTATGATAATAACTTAATGGGAAGTATCAATGTTTTTAACATTGCTGTAAAATATAATGTTAAAGTTGTTTTTAGTGAAACTAGCGCTGTATATGAAGATTCTTATTTATATCAAGGAGGATATAGAGAAGAACAATCTAATCCTAAAACAATTTATAGTACTTCAAAAGCTGCAGTTGCTTCACTAGCAGAATCATATAAAAAACTATATGGTATGAAATGGGTTGCATTAAGATACTTTAATGTTGCTGGGTGTATGCAAGACTATACAAGAACAGTTCCACCGCTTTTTGCAGGAGTTATCATTAGATATATGCAAGGCAATAAACCAATCATATTTGGTGATGAAACAAGAGAAAGAGATTTTATACACGTTGATGATGTAAACGCATTTCATAGACTCTTGTTAGATAACAAAGATATCACAGGCACTTTTAATTTAGGAACGGGTAGAGCAACAAGTCTTATAGATATTGTTAAAGTAATTGCATATAAGATGGGTAAAAAAGTTGACTTTATTCAATTTCCTGAAATTAATGGAGAAGCTCATAGTATTTATGCAAATAGTGTAAAAGCACAAATGTTTACAGAATGGAAACCTGTTAAAACAATTCATGATGCAATTCAAGATACTATTGAGTACTTAAAAGATCAAGATAAATTAGGTAACATTCCTGAAAATTTTATGGAAAGTTTAGATGTAGAAGCAGTAAAAATTTAGTGAAAAATGTTATAAAATTAAGCAAATAAACATAACCTAGTTGATTAAATATACTATAGAAAAGAATAAAAAACTCTTTTTTATAAAAAAAGGTAACAAAGGTTAAAACAATTAAGCGCTTAAAAGAATTTAACTATTGTAATTAAAATTTAACAAAAGTAAAAACGGTAAATTATGGAAAATTTAGACATTTTCAATGTAAACATGGACGACTTCGAAGCTCCTGCTCAGTCGCAAAGTTCAAATTCAACTAACTTATTTAAACCAGATCCAAACCAAGCAAAAGATAAAGTATATTCTGCTGTGGTAAGACCTGTTTATTGGTTGGCTAATCCTGACGGATTTAATCCTAAAAGAAACTTCGTTGAGAAAAAGACATTCTATTTAAAGAATTCTGCTGATGAAGGTGGATATTTTGACTCTCCGTTCTCAATTGGCGAAAAATGCGAAGCTATGGGAGCATTCTTTAAATTAAAAAGAGAAGGAAAAACAAATCAGAGATCTGAAGATCTTGCAGATGAAATTAAGCCAAAATCTAGTTTCTTTTATTTAGTTTATGTAGAAAAAGATTTAGTAACACCAGAGAATGAAGGTAAGCTGATGGTATGGAAATGCCCTATACAAGTTCATAAAGTAATTGATGGTAAAGTAAATCTTGATGCAAAAGCTATTAAGATGGGTAAAAAAGCTGAAGATATCTTCAATCCACTTATAGGAAGAAGTTTAGAAGTAAACGTTGGTCTTAAAGGAGGGTATTGGAATTATGATGGTTGTGAATGGCAAGAAAAAGGCGAATTACAATTTAAAGGAGAATCATTTACTACTGAATCTAAACCTGAATTTTTAGAATTTATTAAAACAGGCGAAGAACTTATGAAGCCATACATTTATGTTCCTATGGATGCAGAACGAAAGTCGCTATTGCTTAGTATTATTACTGAAAAAACTGGAATATCTTTCGGGACAACTGCAGCACCTAAACGAGAAATGCAAATAAGTGGAGTTGTTAATAAAGAAGCTGATAAGTCAACACCATCTGCATCTACAGAATCTATTGATGATGTGATAGATGAAGTTGAGTCTGGTTCTGCTTTAAAAAATGCAAGACCTACATCTGAACCTATTGCTAAAGAAAAAACAGTTGAAATAGAATCTGACGAAAACATTAATAATTTTCTAGATGATCTTGATTTAGACCTTTAATTGATAAATCTATTAATGTAACTATATAAGGGTGGGATAAGTCCCACCCTTTTTTTTATACTATTATATGTGTAAAGATAATTTAAAAAATCATTTAACAGAAACCATACAAGACATTCTTAATGATACATTTACAGATGTTCATAAAAGAAAGCTAAGAAATAAAGGATCTGAATTATTAATGGCCTGTCCAGTATGCGGAGACTCTGTTAAAGATAGAACAAAAAAACGTGGATATTTTTATTTTGATACAATGAAATTCCATTGCTTTAATGGCGAATGCGTAGCAAAATATTGGGGAGCATTTAGATTCTTTAAAGCATTTGGTAAAAAAATAGGAAATGCTGATTATATTAAAAATATTGCAGAGATCTTAAAAAATAATAGTAAGAATAGACAACATATCACTCTTCAAAACAGTAGTGAATATTTTAAGTTCTTGCATGAAAATTCTATACTCACTAAAAGAATTAAAGATTTTTATGGATTAAAATCTTATGCATACTATGATTGGTCAGAACAATTTATAAAAGATAGATTATTACAAAGTGTAAAGAATCAACTATTATTTAGAGTAAATAAATGGAAGAAGAGAGAAGTATGGATCCTAAATAAAATAGGAGAAGATAAAGTAGTTGGGTTACAAATAAAAAATCTTGACGGTGGTCCTAAATATCTGACAAAAGACTTTTCAAAGTTAAATGAAGAAATGCGATATGATATAGATTTTAAAGATATTGTGTTTAAAGGTACTTGCGATAACTTATCTTTAATATTCAATATCTTTAATGTAAACCTTGAAATACCTCTCACAGTTTTTGAAGGTCCGTTAGATTCATTCTTTTTACCAAATAGCGTAGCAACCGCAGGTGCAACTAAATTAAAAGAATTTTTTGATGATATGGATAATATTAGATATTTTTACGATAACGATAAGACAGGTAAAACTAATGCTATAGATAAAATAAAGATAAATAAGCAATGCTTTATGTGGTCAAAATTCTTTAAAGATTTTAAATATAAAAACAAAAGACTTAAAGATTTGAACGAAGTGATAAAATATGTTTATGATAATCGTGAATACTCAGAATCATTAAATAAATTGTCTACATATTTTAGTAAAACAAAATATGATATGTATTATGTATAAAGAAATAGGTATATTATTTAAAAAGGCAACTAAAGCACCTACTGGCGATTTAAAATTACCTTTAGGAAAATGGTTTATAAGAGCATATAGAAAAAAAGCAACATCTAAATTAATCATTAATGATGTAGATGAAATTCCTACATCTGATCCTATAGATAAAACAATAACAAACGCTGATAAGTCAGCAGACAATTCTCTATTTTAATGAACAAAGAACAAAAAGATGCATATTATAAAAAGGTTCAAGAACTTGAATTAAAGTTTGAATCTGAAAGAGATGAAATTGGTAAATTTATCCATGAAAATATTATAAGTAAACTAACTGATATTAAAGAAGTTGCTGAGTTACAAGTACATACATCTTCACAAAGACATAGGTTAAGTGATAAAATTTCTAACCTACGCTCAAAAATTCGCAAACATAGCGAAAGAATTGGTGAAGAACGAAAGCATATGTATTTTAAGTATAAGACAGAATATAATGTTAGATTAAATGATAGTGAAATACATAAACATATTGATGCTGATCTTGAACCTAAGACAAATTTTAAAACTGTATTAGAAAACCAAATAGATTATTATAGAAGAACTATTGAAACTATTGATAAGATTGGATTTGCAATAAAATACTTAATAGAGTCAACTAGGTTCCTAAGTGGCGGTTATTAAATATATTATAAAAATACACATTAATGAAATTCACACTATCACATAATAATAGGATTCTTACTTTAGTAGATGCTGATAGGACTGAAAAAGGGCAACTCCAAAAATCATTAACAAAAAAACTAGAATACTATAATTTTTTACCTAACCCAGTTAAGGCAAAATGGAATGGTATAATATCATATTTTCATCAAGATAAGTATGTGCCATCAGGATTATGGATGGAGCTTAGAGAAGTTGCTAAAAAATATCGTTATGATATTGAAATAGACGGTTTAAGAAATCTTTTTTATGATTTGGAATTTAACGAATTTAGTGAATGGGTAAATAGCAAATTTGAAGATGCTACTGATAAAAAAGGTGAACCGTTTGCTCCTAGAGATTATCAAATTAACTCTGCCTATAAAATACTTAAATATAAATTATCTATTAGTGAACTTGCTACCAGTGCAGGAAAATCTTTAATCATTTATATAGCATTTTCATATTTATTAGATAAAGGATTATCTAAAAAATGTCTTATGATTGTACCTACAATCAATTTAGTAATACAAGCATTTGAAGACTTTCATGAATATAATAGCTTTTTAAAACCTAATAATAAAACACTATTAGAAATAAAGCAAATTCATGGAGGAGAATCAAAAGAATATACATATGACCAAAATATTTTCGTAGGAACATTTCAAAGTCTAGTTAAATTTTCTGATAGTTTCTTATCGGCATTTGATACTATATGCTGTGATGAAACTCATAAAGTAAAAGCAAAATCAATTCAAGATATTTTAGGAAGGTGTCATAGTGCAGATAGAAGATTTGGTCTAACAGGTACAGTACCTAAAAAAGGAACTCTTGATTGGCTAACATTACAAGCATATCTAGGTCCACTTATTACTGAAATAAAAGCAAAAGAACTTCAAGATAAAGGTCATATATCTAAGCTTTTTATAAATGTTTTAGAATTACATCACTCAGATAAAATAAAAGAATCTTTTGATGAAATCACAGCAACAATAGATGACAAATCAAAGCTTCTTAGAATGGAGCAAGATGTTATCATACAAAATAAACAACGTATTGAAGTTATAAAAAGAGTTGTTGATAAATGTAAAGGCAATGAATTAGTACTATTTCATAGAACAGTATATGGCAAGGACCTTTATAAATATATAAATGAAAATACTAATAAGAAAGTTTATTACATTGATGGCGGGGTTGATAAAAACGCTAGGAATGAAATCAAACATCTTATGGAACATGGGAAAGATAAAGTTCTTGTAGCATCTTATGGTACTTTTTCTACTGGAATTAATGTAAAAAATATACATTACATACACTTAACTGAAAGTTTTAAAAGTGATATAATTATAAGACAAAGTTTAGGTAGAGGATTAAGACTTCACGATGATAAGGCTATATTATATGTTTTTGATTATACTGACATTTTAAGAAGTACTAAAAAGAATTTAGTATACTTTCATGGCAAGGCAAGACAGAAAATATATAAAGAACAAAAGTTTCCATATAAAATAAAAGAAATATATTTATGAAGAGGTTAAAAAAATTTATTAATCAATCTAAATTATATCCTATTGGTACTATACCTAATGTAATGGTTGAAAACAGTCAATATGATCTTTTAGGACAAGTTGCATATTTTATTAAAAATACATATGGAGAAAAAGAATATAAAATTCTTCAAGATGCGGGAGTAGTAAGTTTACAAGATGGTGATATTACTGTTAATATTACAACAATAGAAAAACCTGAAGGAACTCACGCAGATTCAATTACTAAAGTGCTAAGAGGTTGGCTATTAAGTTATAAAAAATATGATGGCCTTAAAGAAGATATTAAAACTAAAACCAAAATGGTTAAAGAATTTGCTGATAGCATACTAAAGAAGTTTCCTGTTGAAGATATTAAATTATCCTATTATCCAATAACAACTAATGAAGATGTTATTATGCTAAATTATTTAGAAGTAAATAAAACTCATAAAAATAGTGGAATAGGATCAAGAATCATGGAAGATCTTATTAAATTTGCAGATAACCAAAGTTTTATATTAACTCTTGATACAACAGATAAATTTGGAAGCTCAACATCTAGACTTAAAGAATTTTATAAAAGATTTGGATTTAAAGAAAATAAAGAAAAGCGGTTTAATAAGGAAATGGTTAGAATGCCTGTGAATGGAATTAAATAAATAGATTAAATATAAAAACAAAAAATAAAACTCACTATGAGAAGTTTAGGACAAATTATACTAGAAGAAGAGAAGTCTAAAAAGCAAAAAGAATATGCAGATTTCTTTAAAGAAAAATTAGCTGAGTACGGCGCGGATTCACCTGCTGACTTATCTACTGGAGAAAAGAAAAAATTCTTTAACGAAATAGAATCAGAATGGGACGGAGAAGTTTCAGAAATGGTAAAAGCAGATAACGAAGACCAAGAAAATGGAAACGGTGCTGGCAAAGAGGTTTCTAAAGATATGGGTGATGGTGATGAATCATCTGATGAAATAGAAGATAAAGAAGTAGCAAAAGGTAAACCAACAAAATCCGGAGATGGTGATGAAGTTGTTAATGATGACCAAGAAATAACTGCAAAAGTTACTGAAGCATTATCAGGAATTACTGAAGCAGGAGATGTTAAGCTTATGAAAAGAAAACTTGACTCTATTGTAGGATCTACACTAAAGAAGATTATCGATGAATTAGCTAAGAAAGGTTTTTCAAAAGAGGAAATCGAAAAGTATATGGAGATTGTTGTTTCTGATAGAGTTGAAGAATCTTTTAAAAAGGTTAATGAATCAGATGCAGACGGTGAAGGAAATATGGCATCCACTGAAAAATAAAAAATAGTTTAAGATGAAAAGTTATAAAAGTTTTGTTAATGAAGCAAAGCATGTTAATGATAATTTTACAGATGCACAGATTAAATATGCACAAGATGTCATGATGAAGACAGGTTTATTACAAAATCCTAAACTTGAACTTAACATGGATGGAAGAAAGGAATTTCCTGTTTTAAAGTTTGATTTTACTGCTAAAGCTCTTAAAGATATTAAAGTATATGATGACGATAATGGATATTCATCATTTACTGATGAAGATGATCCAAAAACTGCAAAGATTAGAAATATTATAAAGAAGGCAGGCGAATCAATATCTAAAAAAGGAAAAAAAGCTAAAGCATTTTTGCCAGGATTTAGCGTAGGTGGTACTCCAACTGTTAGCGTAATATTACTAGGTGTTGATATTCCAATGAATGAATCAGTTAATGAATCTGATGTATCGGTATCTAAAGCATCTCAGGGTGTTGCTATAGATTTTAATGGTGAATCTGAAATGGTTTTTGATGAAGATGAGATTAGTACTTTAATTTCAGTACTATCAAATTTTAATAAGACAGGTAAAGTTAAAAACACATCAATCCAAGATATTGATAGATATGACGCTAATATATCCAAAGCAGGTAATGGAATTGCAATAGAATATCCTATACCATTTAGTGAAGATGATGAAACTGCTGATGTTATTTTAAGTAAAGGAAAGGATGTTGAAAAGTTTATAAATGACTTATTGAAAATAAAATAAAAAAGATTTAAAATGAAAAGTTATAAAAGGTTTATAAATAAAAGCAAGTCTGTTAATGAAATGTATGGACTTGACCAGGATATTGCAATGGAAATCATTAATGCAGCTGGTCAATATACAAGCGATGCAGATGAGGCAGCTAACCAAATGTGGGATAGCGCAGAGGAACTTATTAGTTACCTAAAATCTGACCATATTCCTAAAAAATATCATAAGGCATTTGATAAAGGCGTGGCAAGATTTGCTAACGAATCAGTTAATGAATCAGCTAAGTTAGTAGATGAAAAAACCGGAAAAGTTGTTAAATTACCTTATAAGACTAAAGACTTTAGAGGTGATGCTATTGTAGTTAAAGGTTTTTCTGAACCTCGTCATTCAGCATCAAGCGGTAGAATACAAACAGATCAAGGGGAATTTTTTCCAGGCGTAGCAGGTCTTAAAATTGTAGGACATCAATTTGAATCTGTTAAAGAAGGAAATGCATTCAGTGCTGCTAGAGCTAAGGCAATTGCAAATGACGAAAAAACATTTAAAGTCGGTGATGAAGAATACGATGTTGAGGATGTTGATGCTGAAGATAAAGAAAATGCTGAAGAGTTTATTGGTGAAGCAGGCGATGTTAAGCTTATGAAAAGAAAACTTGACTCTATTGTAGGAAGTACTTTAACAAAGATAATCGATGAATTGGCTAAGAAAGGATTCTCAAAAGAAGAAATTGAGAAATACTTAGGAATTGTTGTTTCTGATAGAGTTGAAGAATCTTTTGGGAAGGTTAATGAATCTGATGTACCATCAGAGCTTGCTGATTATGCTGGGGAATTATCTGAAATTGAATTTGATGATTTTGATGAATCTACTGCGGCTCAATTAAAAAAATTATCTAAGAAAATGTCTTTTGTTATCGGAGATGAATCCATATCTGGAATGATGACAATGAAAGATGTAATTAAAATACTTAAATCAAATAATATAAAATTCGTTGAAGTTAATGGAGATGAATCTATGATTGTATTTTAAATCATCAAAAATAAAAACATTTAAAATGAAGAGTTATAAAAGCTTTTTAAACGAAAGAAGAACTATTCAAGTTAAGAGAAAATATGGAAAGTATGCATCAACAGTAGTTGGTGCAAATGCTCCAGTTAGACAAAAAATTCTTGGATTTGTATCTGAGCAAGGATCTTGTTGTAAAACTGACTTAATGGAATACATTAAATCTGCTAATGAAGAGAGCGGTAGAAAAACTAGTCCTCAGTGGATTAAAAAGAATTCCAGATATTTAGTAACTTTTGAGAAAAATGGCGAAACTCATTATAAATTATCAAAACTTGGTAAAAGAGTAATTAATGCCACAAATATTAATGAATCAAATAATGATTATGTTGAGGAAATTGGAGATCTTGAAGAATTAATTTATGATCAAGGTGATATGAGAACTACTGCAAAGTGGGATGATGAATCTGAAGTACTTTTACAAGGTAATATAACCTGGGCAGAACTAGATGTTACTGATTTAAGAAATGCAATTGATATGGCGAGAGATTTTATGAGAAAGCATAAGATCAAAGAATCATTAGTTGTTGAAAATGCTGCTCAGGCTGCTAAGGATTTTGCCGATCTTAGAGCGTTAATTAAAGATGATGCAGATGGTGAACATATTTACAGTATGATCATGAAAGATGATAGCAAAAAAATTCGCACTTTAACAAAAGATCTTAGAGCATTATATAATAAACTTTATAGATATATGAATATGTCTGAAGAGTCTGGAGTTAATGAAGGAAATACTATAGATTCACCGTATCTTCAAAGACAACTTGAGTTTACTATTAAAGATATAGAAAAAGATGAGCCTGATGTTGCTAGCGTTTTAAATGATTTATCAAGTAGATTAGATCAGTCATATCCACAAGGCGATGTAGATATGAAAATAATTTCAAGTATCTTAAAAGAGCCTAATATTAAAAAGGACTACGCTAAAGTTAGTGGTGATGTTGATTTTTATTTAAGCCAAGCTCTTAATTAGCATCTTAAATTCTAATAATAAATATTATAAGGACGGTCTTCGGACCGTCTTTGTTGTTTAATTAAATATTAAAACTATAAATTCGTAAAGAATGAAGGAAATAAAAGATTTCTATAACGAACTAGGTGAAGACTTTCTGAAGCAACTTCTTAATTCAAATGTAAAAGTATCTGAAAAACTTACTGGAACTAAATTTGGATTTAAGAAAAGCAACAATGAATTAATATTTTTTGCTAGAGATAAGAGATATCCTCTTAATAAAATACAAAGAACTATAACATCTCTATATGAAAAGCCTATTGCTCATATAAATTCATTAGATTTATCAAAAATTCCTGATGAAGTATTCTTCTTTTTTGAATATTTTTATAATAATAAGCCTACTAATGTTATATATGAAAATATTCCTAAGAATGGACTTATATTAACACATCTAATAGGATTAGAAGATAAAGATGATAATTCTATTATAAATGACACTAAAACACTTCTTAAGTGGTCAAAACTTCTTAAAACATCTACACCTAAAGTGTATTTTAATGGAGAGTTAAGCGAATTACAAAAAGAAAAGATTTTGAATTTTATAAAAACTGATAAGTCTGATTTAATGATTAGTTTTAACACAAATAGTTTTACACGACATATTATTAAAATTTTAAATCCTAGATTAAAGAAAACTACATTAAATGGAGACATTGACAAATCTATTGAAGGTTTTATATTTGAGTTTAGCAACAATGATAAAGTTTACACAGCAAAAACTATAGATCCGATATTTCATCAACTATCATTACATAAAAAAGTTAATAAATCTTCATCAGATGAAATAGGATTATTGATATATAAGTTCATTGAATGGCTTGGTGAAACTGATTCAATGACAAAGGTAAATGCAATAGGAAGTAGTCCTGATGAAAGATATATAGATTTATTAAGTACATTAATATCAATGTTCATAGATGATAATTCTATTTTTATAGAAGACTTTGATTTAAAGAAACCTACATTTGCTTTAATGCCTGAGTTTAAACTTAATACATCATTTATAAAGAATAAAAAAATACAAGATATTATTAATAATAACCCAAATCTTGCAGATATTTATAAAATACTATTTTCATCATTTAGAAAAGAGCGTAAAAAAATTACTCCAATTATAGATATAAATATGAAAAAGTATATAAATAATTATGTAAGGCTAATACATTCAAAGATTGCTAAAGAAACTATAAATGAAAACTATTATAGTTTTAGTGATTGGCGAAAATTTAAAAACAAAAAATAAAAATACACGTTATGGCTAAAAAGAAAACTGAAAAAACTTTAGACGAGGCTGTTGAGAAGTTAAAGAATGTTGAAACTACTGAAGGTTCTAAAGAAGAATCTAAAACAGTAATTCCTGAACCTGCTAAATCTTCTGGTGATTTAAAAGTTGAATCTCTTAACCAAAAAAATGTTATAATTGACGGAAAGTCATATAGTATTAATAGATCAGAACATAAAGCAATAGTAGCTGGTAATAAAGAAGTTATTGCAAAGGTTGTAAAAAAATAATATTAGTAAATGAAAGATCTTGATAATTTTTATTCCGTGAATATTAATGAATCTTTGGAAAATGCTAAAAAAACTATAGAAAAAAAGTTAGGAAAGTTTACCCAAGGATTTGAAATATACATAGATGATAGTAATAAAAAAGATACTCTCATAATAAGTATAGATGAATTGGTTAAAGCTGGCGCTGAATACCCAGACATTCAAAAAGTCATTGATTCTGCTGTTAAGAAATATAGACTTAAGTTAGATAATTCATCTAATGATAGTGTTGTGTTTTTAACCGAAGGTGTATCAGATACACTAGATGAAGTTTCAGAAAAAATGGGAATGATGTTTACTATACTTAAAAGTAAATTAAGAGACGCTGCTAAACTACTTAAAAACTCTGATGATAGAGAAGAGTTTTATAAAATGGTTAAAGATTTTATTGAATCTAAAACTGGCATAGAAGTTATGGAAAATTTAGATTCTTTGCTTGAGAGAGCTGATTCTAAAGCACAGCGAAGGTTATTTGCTATTGCACTTCAATATAAGAGAGGCAATATAACAAAAGAAGAATTAGAACCTGAATATGCTGAAGAAATTATTAAAATTTCTGAGCTTCCTGAAAAAACGTTAAGAAAGTTTGCAAAGACTAAGGAAAAAGGACTTCCACATTATGTAGACAAAAAATAATAAAAAGACTAGGATTATTTCTAGTCTTTTTTAGTTAATTTCTTAAGAGTCATCCAACCTCCAACACCCCACTTGTTTTGATATGTTTTTTCACCACCTGATGTAAGGTAGGCTTTTCTATCTTCATCTTCTTCGGTTTTTACAGTAACTCCTAAATTACCATTATGATGAAATACTCTTGAGCCAATTATAAGAGTATGATAAAATAAATGTTCTTGTAAAGTTCTTGAATAATCATTATCACAATACCAAAATTCAAAATCTTCATCAAGATCTCCTATATGTTCATATATTTCTCGCTTTTGGAATATACACCATCCCGTGATATGATTTGATACTGCCCAACCATCTTCATATTCTTTACCAGATTCAATATATGATATATGATTTTTTTTATTTGGGTTACAGCATCCTGCACTCCATATATTTCTCTTTTTCATTACATCAATTGCGATTGATGCCCAATTCTTATCAAATGTTAAATCATTATTACAAAGAACCACATATTCAGCATTTCCTGCTTTTCTACCAATATTTAAGTATCTATGATAACCAAAAGGTAATTCAGTGTAAATAGTTTTTACATTATAATATGTATCATAATTAACATCTTTATTGCTCTCAACCACAAATACATTAAATTGTATAATAAATGCATCTTCTGATTCATAAAGAGATTCAATACATCTCTGAGTTTCATTTAAAAGAGCTCCATCTTTTGCATTACTTATAATTACAATGTCTACTTCTTTCATTTAGTTGTTATTTTACTATGATCTATTATACTTTTATAAATGTTTAAGAATGATGTAAAGTCATGTTTATTATCAGATGCTAATTCACAAAATCTACTATAAACATTATATGCATATAAGCTATCGCTTGTAAATCTATCAAAGTCTATAAAATCTAAAGGTATGTCATTTGATGCACAATCTATTGCTATTTGATAAACTACTTTAGCATTATGATTCATTTGGCTGTTTACATCACTTGCATTCCATAACCCGCCTGGACTTACTCCATGCTTTGCTCTAGATTTTGCTGTTATTTCTAAATCTCTCATAGGTACAAATACTTTCTTAATTTTGTACTTCTTAGATAATTCAGGTATTCTATTATAAAATTGAGGTGCTTTACATATTAATGGATAATTTTCATTATCTGGATCTAAATAGATTTCAAGACCTCCTCTGCTATTTTGATTTATATACTGTTCTATTTCATCACTTGTTAGGTTTTGGTATCCTGTATCTAATCCTAGTAATGATAACAATTTTACAAGAATAGTTGTACCGCTTCTACCTGTACCGGTTATTAAAATCTTGTTTTTCATAATTATCTTTTTTGTGCTTCAGTTGTATTTGAATTAAAATCATAGTGGTATAGGACTTTATCTATATTATATTCACTATAATTTTTTTTGGCCATATTTTCACCAAAGAGATTATCTTCACCTACATTAATTTCTGGAAACAATTCAACAATACTCTTTTTCCATACCATTAAATGATTAGGTTGTCTTAAATACATTGTTGGTAAATTTACATTTTCAGTGAACTCTTTTGAATAATGGCAAATCATAGGATTAGATTCGTTTATACTAACAGATGCTTGAAAATTAATGCAATCTGTACCATGTTGATTTATTGCATCTAAAATATCACTAACATAATTAGGCTCAACCCGATCATCATCATCTACAAAACATATGTATTTACCAGTTGCAAGATATATTAAGTTATTTCTCTTTTCACCTACGCTCATTTGCCAATTATCACCAAGATATAAAATTTCAACTGGCTTACCTTTAGCCTGTTTTGTAAGTTCTTCTATTACTGAAAATTGTTTAAGTCTGTTAGGCAGTGAACATAATAATATGCTAAGTTCCATTATTATAAAGATTTAATAAAGTTAATGATTTCCTCAGTATTAGATTTACCTACAATAGCTGCATTATCTTTCCAAAGATCTTCAAAGTCTGTAGTGATTGTAGATACATATAAATCATTCTTACTTTCTTTAACAATCACTGCACATCCATGATCTTGCTCCCAGGTTTTAACAATTAATCCAGGTGTCTGTGCTGCTTTCATTATTGCTTTATATGAAGTTCCACACCATGACATAGTAGTGTATTTTAAATTATGAGGCAATGCATCATGCATTACAATTATACCTCCATGATTCAAACGGTCTAATGAATTAAGCAAATCTCTCCATGTTTGATCTTCAGTATGTAGCCCATCTATAAAAATTAAATCAAACCCCTTATATTCAGGATTATCACTTTTAAAAAAATCATCTGATTTAAGAGTTAGTACATTATCTTGAACTCTCCTAGGAAAAGGTTCAACACCTACTTTATAAGGTACTTTTATTGTATCAAAATTGAATCCCTGTTGTATTCCAATCTCAAGATATTTTTTTGGTTTTTTTTCACTTATTATAAATTCTAATAAGTCTGTTCTAGTTTTCATTATATTTATTATATGGTATATTTTATTTAATTATAGTAAATTTCTTAATTACTCCTTGATATGTTTTATATGGTCTTTTTAATAATTCTGAGCATTTTATAGCCTCTAATAAATTATGATCAGCATGAGTGTCATCAAAAATCCAAGGTATGGTTTGATTAAACAGATTAATATGCTTATGAAATCCTACTCGATGTGCATGAGGTCCATCTATTAATAAAAATGAATAATCACTTGGCAACCTTTCTTTAATGATAGATTCATTAAACCACATATGATCTCCGTATGATATTAAAGGAGCATGTATGTAATTAGACTCATTAACATAATTTACCCATTTTAGGTTATCTTCAACAGAATATACAGTATAGTGCTTACACAGTTCTTTAGTTCCTGTCCCACTACCTAATTCAACAATAGTAGATCCTTTAGGTATATGCTCTAAAATCCACTTAAAGGTATGTTCACATATTGCAAATGGATTAGTTTTTCCATCTTCTGTAAATAAATTTTCAACCATCTTAAACATTTTAGCTATTGCTTGATATTTAATAATAAAAGATTATGGCAAATATAGATAATAAGCTATCAGAATTAAAAGTTAATGATGTGCATAAAGTAGATTTAGACAATAATGAAGATACTTTAGCAAATTGCTGGAATCATCAAAAATATATGCAAGAAACTGTATATGGGTATGATTTTTCAAAAATCACTATTGGTGAGATTGTTGATTTTAGCTTTATGAATAAACATGCTCTTAATGATGAAATCGGCGAATTTATGGATGCTTTAGGTGGAATAGAAGATGGCGTAGGTAATGCTGCATGGAAACCTTGGAAAAAAAGCAATTCTTCTATTAGAGGTAAAAAAATATCTGATTTAACACCAGGCGATATTAAAGAACTTAAAATGGAGTTTGTTGATATGTTTCATTTCTTTATGAATTTTGGAATAATTATTGGAATTACTCCTAAAGAAGTCTATAATATGTACTTTGCTAAAGCAAGTGAAAACGTAAATAGACAAAAACAAGGATACTAATATGACAATAAATTTAGAAACTATACTAGGTTTAGAATTAGTTGGTGAAGAAATAGATACCTTTATTACTATCTTAAAAAGAATACATGAATCATCTTTAAAAGACGATAGCATAGGATTCAAGAGTGATAAACCAAACATTATTGAATTTACTGATGACGAGATTGGTTTAGTAAATTTAATATATGAAAACTTTAAACCTGTAGACAACCCTAAAGATGATACTAGCGACAGAGCAAACACATAAGATAGTAAAAATATCTTATATAGAAAATAATGAACGTAAATTTATAGATGTACCTAAAGAAAATTTTTGGTATTGGGATGAATGTAAATCAGCAAAAGCAGATAAAACATTCAAATCTTATTTAGGAAAGCCAGTAAAGAAAAACTATGAAAAGGCTAGTAAATATAATATAAATAAGTTTTCTATATGGGAATGGATTAATACACAGCCTAAAGAGTTGCAAAATACTCTATATAAATTAGCATTTCCTAAAATGCTATTTTGTGATATTGAGACCGAGGTCATTGATGGATTTCCTGATGTAAATGTAGCAAAAGAAAAAGTAACCACTATTACTTTTACTTATGTGGATAAAAATAAAAAGATTCAAAGCATCACTGTTGGATATAAAGAAGATTTTAATCATGAGCAGCAAAATAAGATGCAAGGATTTATTGATGACTATTTTACATCAGTAAATAACAATAGACCTATAGTTTTTAAATATAAGAAAGTTAATAATGAAACTGAGCTTCTTCAATTTTTTATAGAAATATGTAAAAAGTTTCATATTATAACAGGATGGTATTTTGAAGACTTTGATTGGCCTTATCTAAAAAGAAGAATGATGAATCTTGGTTTAGATTATAAACAAATATCACCAACCAATACATTAGATAGATATAATAACCCTAATCATTTTGTAATCATTGATTACATGAAAGTGTTTGAAAAGAATGATAAAACTATTAGAGTTAAAGAATCATTAAGCCTTGAATTTATATCTAATGCTGTGTTAGGTGTAGGTAAATTAAAATATGGCGGGACATTACAAGAAATGTATGAAAATGATTATAAGAAATATGTTCTCTATAATAATGTAGATACAATTAATGTATTATTAATTCATGACACTTGTAAAACTCTTAATGCATTATTAGCATTATCAAATATGTCAGCATGCGAAGTTGCTAAATGTCAATCAGCAGTAAACATTACTGAAGGATTAATGTCAAAAGGATATTTAGCAGAATATAAAGTAATTCCAAAAAAATCAGGCAGAGGAAATGAAAAAGAAGAATATGTAGGTGCATATGTTAAAGCGCCTATTACTGGAATGCACGGTGCTGCAACATGCTTTGACTTTAGTTCACTATATCCATCCATTGCTCGTCAGTTAAATTTATCACCTGAATCATTTATAGGTAAAAATACACCTAATATGACAGATAAGTATGGAAAAGAAGAATCTTTTGATAAGTATAAAGAATTATCTAAAAAAATAGATAGATCTAATAATAAAGAAATTATATCTATATCAGGTTGTAAATTTACAACAAATGGGAGTACTCTTAAGACCATTTTTGATAATTTATATGCACAACGTAAAATTGACCAAACTAGATTTAAGAAATGTGATAAGCTTGCACATGAATTAAAACAAAAGCTTAAACAAATGTAACATAATTAGTATTAAATTAAAAACGTAAAATTTATGAAAAAAGTAGAATTAACTGGAGTAAATGTAACAGAGTTTACAAAATTTATTGGAATGCTTGCTAAATTAAGCTCAGCTAGCACAGTGTACTTTACAATTGACAATGATAAGATAATTTCAGATTCTTATATTGAGAGTAAGTCACTGATTAAATCACTAAGATACAAATTATCAGATTTCTTTGAAGAAGATACTATTAATAGTGTTGTAAAATGTACTTTTTATAGTGGTAAAAAACTTGCTGATGCATTTTCATACCTCAATGGGAATGACATAAGAATCACTATTGATTATAATGAATATGAATCTGAAAATTTTGCAACTAGATTTGTTATAACTGATGGTAAATTAAAAGTTACTCTTAAAGGTGGTGATCCTGCATTAATTGAATTTGTTAGTGTTCCTCAGAAAGCTATTGATACTTTAACTAATTGTGATTCTGCTGGGAATTCATTTCAGATAACATCTAATGAATTAAAGCAAATTAAAAGTTTAGAGAAGTTTGATACCAATCCTTACATTACATTCTCAATTAATGGAAGTATTAAAGTTAAATCAGAAAATTCTTTTGAAATTGACATTAATGATAACATGGATCAAGTTTCAACTGAAGGTGAATATAAAGTAGATAAGACTTTAATGGCATTAGTTGAAAATGAAACTTATTCAGCATATACATTTGATGATAAAATAATCTTAAAGAGCGTAGATGAAAAGATTATAAATGTAGTTGCTTTAACTGATACAGTTGATTAATGATTAATATATCAGAAATTCATACTGATGAGCTGGATAGTGTTGACTTTAATTCTTTAAGTAAACAAGAATTGGTTAACACTATTCATCAGCTTGAAAATGAAGCTCTTGTGTATGACACTATGCAAATGGCCGAAAAAATTGCACTTAACAGTATTTATGGTGCATTAGGTAATGAGCATTTTAGATTCTTTGATGTTAGATTAGCAGAAGCAATCACATTACAAGGACAAGATGCAATTAAGTATAGTGAAACTGTTCTAAATCAATATTTCTGGAAAGCATTTCATAGAGATAAAGAACTTCTTAATGCACTTAAAGAAAAATGCCCAGATGTTATAACAGAAAATGTAAAGCCATGTGAAAATCCTGTAGTTGTTTATATGGACACAGATTCTTGCTATGCAACATTTCAAGAAGCATTGGATAATGTTAATTGGACAGGTCATGTAAATGATTTTGTTCTTACTATGACAGACGCAAGATTAGGTAGTTATTTAACAAATGCATTTGAAAAATATGCAAAGCATTATAATACAGATAATTACTTAATGTTTGAATTAGAATCTATAGCATATCATGGGATTTGGACAGCAAAGAAAAAGTATGTTCAAGAAATGGCATGGGCAGATGGTAAAATTTATGAACCTCTCCAAAAAATTAAAGCAACTGGATTAGAAATGATTCAAGCACAAACTCCAGCATTTTGTAGAAATATTCTTGCTGATGTAGTAAAGTGGATGTTTAAGAAAGGTGCTTCTTTTGAAATTAAGGATTTGGCTAATGAATTATCTAGCATAAAGAAGCAATTTCTAATATCAGATATAGATGATATTTCTAAAAACACATCTATAGGTGATTATAATAAATTTATATTAGAAGATGAAGCATCTCTAGAAATAGGTCCTCACTGTCCTGCACACGTTAGAGGAGCAGGTGTACATAATCATTTACTTAATAAAAATCCAAAGCTAAAGAATAAGTATGATAGCCTAAGATCAGGTGATAAGGTTAAGTGGTATTATGCAGCAAGTATATCTGAAAAGTTTGATAAATTTTCATATAGGCGAGGAGATCACCCTAAAGAGTTTGCTTTGGCTATGGATTATGATACTCAATTTGAGAAAACTTTACTGGGTCCAGTAAATAACATCATAGAGGCAATGAAATATAAACCACTTACAGCGAGTCTTCATACTGCTAAAAAATTATTTTAAAATAAAAAGATATGGCAAAAAAACAAGAAAGATCAATAGATGATATTTTTGGGAGCTTAAATAAAATAAACCCATTAAGTACAATGGATCTTGGCAATTCAAATATTGGTAGAATAACTGACCAAATTGATACAGGAAATTGGATTTTAAATGCAGCAGTCTCAGGATCAATAAAAGGCGGCATAGCAAATAATAAGATTTATCAAATGGCAGGTGAATCTGGTGCAGGTAAAACATTTGTATGTTTAAATGTTATTAAGAATGCTCAAGAATCTGGGTATTCTATAATGTACATTGATACTGAGGCAGCATTAGATCATTCAATGTTAGAAAAGTTTGGAATAGATACAAGCCTAAAAGGAAAGAGTAAGTTTATGTATATGCCAGTAGGTGATATTGATAAACTAAAGAGTACTTTAACCACAGTTGTTAAGGACCTTAAAGAAGTAAAAATAAGTGGGGGAACTATTCCAAAGATGTTAATTATATTAGATAGCATTGGAATGATTGCATCTAATAAAGAAATTGAAGATGCAAAAGAAGAAAACCATAAAGCAGATTTTACAAGAGCAAAAGGAATAAGATCCTTATTTAGAAATATTACATTAGATCTTGGATTAATCGGAGTACCTATGATTTATACCAATCATGTTGGTGTAAACATTGGCGGGTATGGAGATCCTATGGTTGTAGGAGGTGGAGAAGGTAATAAGTACAGTGCATCAGTTACACTCTGTTTAAGCAAATCTAAATTAAGAGAAGATAAAAAAGATGTTAAACGACAAACAGGCATCATATGTAAAGCAAAAACTCTAAAGAATAGATTTGCACAACCTATAGCAATAGAATTCCATATTGACTTTAGAAAGAGGTTTAATAGATACATTGGAGTACATCCTTTTATAAGCTGGGATAATTGTGGAATTGGCAAAGGAAAAATATGGACACAAAAGCAATTTGATAAGCTATCAGAATCAAGTAAGAAAATTTGTAAACCATTTACTTCTACTAAAGAAACTAAAACAGGCGAAGAAACTGTTACCCTATATTTTGAACCTAGAGAAAGCGCATTAAAATTTGTGGTTGAGCATCTAGGTGAAACTGTTGATAAATCTGAGCTTTTTACTGCAAGAGTAATGGAGCCAGTAAAAGATAGGCTTGATGAAGTAATCGTAGAAGCATTTTCATTTGGATCTGATGAAATTGAAGAAGAAATTGATAGTTTGATAGATGAAATTGAAGAATCTGATGAATTAGTTGATTAATATTCAGATTCTTTTAAACATTTCATACTTAATAACTATTTAAAAATAAAAAATGATTAATACTGGTGAATTTGAAAAAGTTTTTTTACTATATGCTTTAGAGAATCCTCATTATCTTTCTTCTGTTGATAAAGGATTCTTTGAAATTAAAGAAATTGATACTTTAGCAATAATAGTAAAAGCATATTGGAGTAAATTTAAACAAACTCCAACTAAGGAACAGTTATGGATGTTAGTTAAATCTAAAGATATTCAAATTGACGGTGGGTTATATAATAAAATCTTTGAAAATCCTTTAGAGAAATATGATATTGACTGGGTTAAAAGAACTGCAGAATCTTGGATATTATGGAAAAACCTAGATAGTAGTTTAACAGATACCCTTGAGTTCGTTAGCACACAACAAGTATCTCCTGAAAATGTTGAAGGTATAATAAGACAAGTTAAGGATATTATAAATGGCAGAAATTCAATCAATTTTAATAATGATTTAGGATTAAGTTTCTATAATGCAATAGATCATAAATTAGATTCACTTTCAACTATCACAACTAATTATATGTTTGTTGATAGACTGATGGGCGGGTATACAAAAAAGACATTAAATGTTTATGTTGCACCGCCTAACACAGGGAAATCATTATTCATGGCACATGATGCTGCTGAGTATATTAAAAAAGGCAAGAATGTTATATATGTAACTCTTGAAATGAGTGGCCAAAAGATTCTTAAAAGAGTTGGTGCAAATGTATTAGGAATCTCAATAGATGATTATGAATCAAAATCTAGGAATACTGAATTCATGGAGAAAAAGATTAAAGCATTCAAAAATCAATCTCTAATGGATCCAGGTGAATTAAGAGTTGTTGAATTCCCTACATCCACTGGAACTGTTGATGACATTGATGTGTATCTTAAAAATATTCAAGAAACTACAGGCATTAAGTTTGATGTTGTTATTATTGATTACATTAATATTCTTAGAGATATTAGAAACCCAAACACAGAACAAACGTATATTAAAATTAAGAATATATCTGAAGATCTTAGAGCGTTTTCACAAAAGAATGATGTTGTTGTGATTAGCGCAACACAAACAAATAGAGGTGGCTTTGATTCTACTGAAGTTACTATGGCAAATATTGCTGAATCTGCTGGTTTAGCTCATACTGCCGATAATATCATGGCAATTATTCAAGACTCTGAGATGAATCTTAATAAAGAATACTGGCTTAAATTACTTAAAGTAAGAGATGGCGCTGGTAAACACACTAAATGTTTATTAAACATTGATTATGATTATATGATATTATCAGAAACTGATGTTTTAGTAGAAGATAATTAAAAAAAAATAAAAAAACGTGGATAAATCATATTATAATGAAAACCGGTATTATGATGCAGATGTCACAAAGCATGATACTAAATTAGAAATTGACACAAACTCTCCTGTTTATACTAATTATGAACAAGACTATGTTGAGAAATTACAAAGCATTAAAGATCTTGAGAATCATATTAATAATGATAGTGTAATAAGAAAAATTGTAGATAAAATACCTACTGCTGATATTAAAAAGAGAATTACTTTAAATATAGAAGAAACTAATAAATTTTATGGATTCTGTAAGCTTAGATTAGAATCACAGTATACACAAGTACAAATATTTGATATTGCAACGTCATATCTTAATATAGAACCTAAAGATTTTTACGCAAAATTATCAATAAAATTTAAAGAAATGCTATTATCTGAATTATCAGATAGTGGCCATTATAAATCAAAAGCATTATTTTAAATGGCAGGAATTTGGCTTTTTACGGACACGCATATAGGCGCAAGAAGTAATAGTAATGAGTGGATGGATATTATTTCATCTGCGCATTTTAACTTTATTATACCAACGATTGAAAAGAATTGGAAAGAAGGTGATCTTATCATACATTGTGGAGATGTATTTGATAATAGACAAAGTACAAATCTAAAAGCACTTGATATAGGAATAAAGGTTTATGAAAGACTAGCAAAATTAGGACAAGTTCATATCATTGCAGGAAATCATGATATTTATAAAAAAGATAGCACAGAAATCACAAGTCTTGATTCTCTTAAATGGATTCCTAATGTAAACATATGGAAAAATCCTGCATGTATTAATGTAAGACAGCATAAGTTATTTTTAATGCCTTGGAGAGCAACAGTTAAAGAGGAAGGTGAAACGCTTAAAGAATATCAAAAGCAATATAAACCAGATTACGCATTTATGCATGGTACATTTAGCGGAACTCAATATAATAAGTATGTAAAGATTGATGCGAAAGAAGGTGGATCAACAACATCAACTGCAGGATATAAAAGAGTATTTTCTGGACATATACATTGGCAACAAGATGTTAAGAATATTAATATCATGGGAAGTCCTTTTGAAATCACAAGAGGTGATGCAGATAATAAAAAAGGAATGTATTATTTGGATCTTGAGACAGGTAATGAAACTTTTTATGAAAATACTATATCTCCTAAACATCTTAAATTTAGGTTCACGGAATTCAATAAAGAGCTATTTGAAAAAATAGCCAAAGTTGCACCTAATAATTTTATAGACATTCAGGTTGCTAACTCAGTTCTCGCAAAGAATGCATCAAAATTCTGGAAATCTGCTGAAAAGATAAAGGATCTTGCTAGGAACCTAGAACTTCAACAATATGAAGATGAGGTTATTGATGATGATGTAGCTGAGGTAAGTGAAAATATGGATCATGATGAATTAATCCAAACAGAAATTAAAAAGAGACTTCCTGAAGAAACTGATAGGAAAAAAGCAATAAAGATAATTGATGAAATAATTAAAGAAGTATCATGAGAATATTAGAATTAGAATTTAAAAATTTCAATTCATATGGAAATGGATTGCAAAAAGTTGATTTAAGAGATCCTAACTTCTATTTACTTTACGGTGTTTCAGGAGTTGGTAAAAGCACAATAAGAGAAGTTATTGGATATCTTTTATATGGTAAAGTTGATGGTAAGAACATGGGCGATCTTCCTAATCGGACAAATAAAAAAGATCTCTATGGTCGAATCTTATTTGAGGCAGGAGGAAGCATTATTGAATTAAAAAGAGGTATGAAGCCTAATATATTTGATGTAACTATAGATGGTGAACCTGAAGATACTGCAGGTAAAAAGAATGTACAGGAGATACTTGAAACAGAATACTATAAAATACCACAAAGCACATATAACAACATTGTAACTATATCAATAGATAAGTTTAAGTCGTTTTTAAATATGTCTCCGTCTGATAAGAGAAAAATCATTGACCAGATATTTAGCTTTATTGTATTCAATAAGGTTTATGAGAGACTAAATAGGAAAGTACTTGATTATAACACCGAGCTTAAAAACATTAATGGAAAAATCACAGTTCTTACCGAGAGCAAATCAGATATTACTCAGAAGTTAGAAACCATGAATAGCCTTAATAAAGAAAAGATTAATGAAGCTCTTGATAGTTTAATTCCAAGGATTAAAGATTTGCGGGAAACGTCAAAAAAAATAGAAGATGTATTAGTAACTATTAAAGGTAAACAAGATTTAATAACACAAAAAGATTCTGATTTAAGATCAGATATATCTACTTATAATTCTGATATATCAAAATATAAAACAGAGATTAAAAATGTTGATAAGCAAATAGATTTATATGATTTAGGTAAATGCCCAACCTGCACAAGTGATTTAACAACTGATTATCATAAAGATCTTAAGAATGAATTGCTTAAGACACGGACTAGCTTAATTAAAAAGAAAGAAGATTTTGATAAATTAGTTGATTCTAAAAATGCAATGAGAACTACTATTCTTGATGCAAGTAAAAAGGTTCAAGACAAGCGATCACAGTTAAGTAATAAGCTAAGCACTATTAAGAGTAATTTATCAACTCTTGCACATGAATATAAAATGACAAAAGAAAGTCTTGAAAGCGACAGCTCAGAATTTGATGGCATATTAAAGAATACTGTTGATAAAATAGACAATCTTATGAATAGCTTAGATAATTTAAGTAAGGAAGAATTCCTATATTCTGAAATATCTAAAATATTTGCAGAGGATGGTGTTAAGAAACAAATCCTTAAATCTGTTTTACCTGGATTAAATAAGTCAATTAATGAATTTACTAGAAAATTGCATTTTCCATATAAAATTGAAATAGATGATAAATTTAATTCAGTTATTACAAGCATGGGTTCTACTATTTCTGTAAAGACATTAAGCACAGGTGAACATAAAAAAGCTGATTTTGCTGTCCTTATATCAATTATTAAAATAATGAAAAGAAACTTTCCTGGAATTAATTTATTATTTCTTGATGAGCTTCTTGGAAATATTGATGGTCATGGTATTTATGAATTGCTTTCATTAACTAGAAAAATAGTTGATGAGCTTGATATGAATGTATTTGTGATAAATCATGCTGAATTACCATCAGAGATTTTTGATTATAAGATAGAAGTTGTTAAGAAAAGTGGCTTTAGTGAAATGGCAATAGAAAAAACATAATAAATATATTATATGAGCGACCTTCCACACATATATAATACTTTTCAAAATAAAGATGATGTACTTATAAGATCAATTCTAGTAGGTACCTTGCATTCTTTTAAAGATAAGATATATTGGCATAATGTTATTAATAGTGAAAAAACTAAAGTAGATGTACCTTTTTACTTTACGATTGCAGGATCTGAAAGATTTTTAAGTGATATATTTTTAAATGAATATAACCTTGATAATGGTCAAGCAGCTGAATCTGTTTATAATAAATACCCAAGAGCTCATGTATCATTAAATAATATTTCAATACAAGAAGAATACTTAACAAATAAATTTACTCGAGCTAACTTTTTAAAAAATACATCAGATGGCGAAGTTCTTGAATATAATGCAGAATTTCAAAATATGCCACTTAAAGTTGATATGTCAATAACTATATTTGTTGACTCTATTATAGATATTTTTAAATGTATTCAATCAACAATGGAAAACTTATATAAGAATGTTTACTATTATGTAGATACACAAGGTATTAAAGTACCTTGTCATTTTTTTATTCCTGATAGTGTTGAAAAGGAAAGAACTATGGAATTTAGTTTTACTGATAAGAAAGAAATAAAAGTAACATTTGATATAGAAGTGCATGCTGATTATCCATTATTTAAGAAAGATACTGAACTTTTTGCAGGTACTTCTATGAGCAAGATTGTATATAAAGTAAACACAGTTAATGCATCATCGCCTGCAACTCGTGAAACTCCTGCTAATGAAACAGATAGTTCAGGAGGTAAATATACAGTCACTAAATCAGTGTGGCCAACAGAAAATAATAAGGGCAACTTTTATCCTAACAAAGAAAGTGAATAAATATAAAAAATAAATGGTTTGGAAATGAAAATCAATATCAAAGAAAAATTTAACTTAATTGAAAAATTAGAAACTCTTAATGAATCTGTTAAAGATCATGCTGAAGCTAATAGTATTTGCTCAAAAGGTATATATGAATTTAAGAAAGGTGTTAATCCTGGATTATTCGGTTCTTTTATGAACACTCTTAATGCATACAATTGGATTTCAGAAGTTGATGGATTCATCAATGATTACTCTAAGTTTATCAATGAAAATCAAGTAGGTGTACAATTAGAACAGATTCTTAACTCATTAGATTCAAGTAATCATAGAGCAACTTATCAGTCTGCAATTGACACTCTTAATGAATTAGTTCCTATGAAGGAATCTAAGATTAAAGAAAACTTACATAAATTAAAAGCTTTTAAATTTATACCATCTTTAAGAGTATTTTTAGAAAATTATGAAAAGGTGGAATTTGCGGTAAGCAACTCTGTTAAAGCAATTGTTGAAAAAGAACATGTATCACCAGTAATGATTACTGAAAGTGGTTATGTTTTTAACTTAAATGGAATAAATTACGAAACCAACTCATCACTAACAAGTCTAAAGAAATTTGAAGGTAAAGTTTCTGGTAAATTTAATTATGGACTTAGAGCATTATCTATGTTTAATGCAGATGCTGGTGAATTTGTAATGGAAACAAAAAATGGCTATATTAAAATAGTAGCAACTGATGAAGGCGAAAACAAATTCTTTATCGGTGAAAATGAATTCTTTGGGAAAGAATCTATATTAACTGCTCTTAATGTAACAAGAGTTGTTGATTATTTTGACAAAGATGTTAAATCAGTACTTGAGTTTATGTTTGATAACGCTAATGAGTATGCTGTTATTGAATGTGTAAAGAGTATAAAAATGGCTAACGAAAGTTTTAAAACATCTTTCATTAAATTAGCAAATAACAAAATATTACTTAATACTGTAAATTCTTTTGAAAGAACAAATGAAATGACAGAAATTACCGGAGACAATTTTGATTCTATTGTGGAATCTTTTGCTAAAGGTTATAAGTTAGATATTATCCCAGTTCTTGAAAGTATTAAAGTAAACTTAAAGGCAGTAGAATTTGCTAAAAAGGTTAAAGACATCAATTTATCAAAAATGGTTAAAGATTCTGATGCAATCTTTACTGAACTTGATGAAGCGTTATCTTTTTATGATTCAATGAACGAAGGAGAAAAGTCAGATTGTTCTAAATCTTTTAAATCTTTAGATTCTAAATGTACTATTGCTAAATCTGAAAAGGTTAAGTTTTTGTTAGAAGCTAAAGCAAAGTATACAAATGAAGAAGTTGATGGAATTACTAATGTTCTTGAATTACTTAACATTGAATTAAAGAAAGCTTTAGGAAAAGTTAATGAAGATAAGTCATTTGATGAATTTGTTGCATCAGTACCAAAAGCATTATCTGATACAGTTAAGAGCGTTTTTAAGAAATTAAGAAAAGATACAGATGATTATCAATTTCGTGAAGATGGTGCAATATACTTAGGTAATAAACCAAAGAAAGTTTTAAGTAAAACAATAGGTCTTGATGTTTATAACTTTTATGTTGACACTATTGCAATGGTTGGCGATGTAATTTCATATGAAGAAAAGGATAATGACTCAGATAAGATGGATAAGACATTTAGTTTTGTTCCTTATGAATAAAAAATAAAAAACATTTTAGATGAAGAGTTATAAAAGCTTTTTAAATGAAAATTACGACAAAGAAACTATCAAACAAATAAAGAAGTCTAAGAATTTTTCTAAGAAAGATAAGAAAGATATTATTACAATTTCAGAAATTTGGGGGTTAATTGATACTTGTCATGAAGAAGTACTTGCAAAAACAAGAAATGTTAAAGTACCAGAACACAAAAGGTTAATTGATGAAGCAGAAGATGATTTGAATGCAATTAGAATTTCATTGAATGATTTCTTGGCTGATAAAGAAGAATTACTTGATGAAGCAAAGCATGTTAATGAAGCAGATATATCTGGAAGCAAAATTAGCATGCTTGGAACTAAAATCTTCAATAAAATAAAGATTGGTTCTAAGTTTAACACAGACACTAATGTTTATACTGTTAAAGACTTTGGTAGAGCATCAAATGCATTTAAAGAATATATCGTAACTGATAAAAATGGTAAAGATATTGGTGCTAAGCTTAGCGCTATGTACAGTACTACCTTTGCTCTTTCTGATGATCCAAGAAGTTTAGTATTTAGAAAAGAAGAAATGCTTAATTCTATAACCATATAAAATAAAAAGTAACCTAAGATGAAAGGATATAGAGAGTTCTTAAATGAATCAAAAGAATCATATAATGATAAGGGTTTTTGGAATGGTGTTAGCAAGGAATTAGCTAAACAGCTTAAACCATATAAAGTAAAATTAGCTAAATTTAGAGTTGATAAGTATTCAAGAACAATTACATATGAATTCAAACAACGTGCAAACTCATTTATTTTAGAGATAGCGCATGATTGGGGTAGAGATGGCAGTGAAGGTAAACCTGATACAACATTTACAGTTAATGTATCTGATGGAGAAACTTTTACTGAGGATTTAGGTAGATTTGCAATATGGGATGAGCTTAATTATGTAGCTGAGGATATTATTAATGTAATGAAATCTATGGAAGGTGAGGAACTTGCTCAATGGATATTTGAATCTGTAGTTAATGAATCATGTGATGTACATAGCTCTTATGATGAAGACTGTGATGATTGTGTTGCAGGTGAAACTAATGAAAAAGAGTTTAAACCCCATATGATGTATGATACTGAAACAGGAAAAGCATATAAAGCAGAAAAACCTGAAGATCATGAGAGAATGTCTAAGTTAGGATATACTCATAAAAAATAGGTTAAAAACAATTCTTAAATTATATTAGACGGGTGGCATTTGCTGCCCGTTTTTTTAAACATTTCTCCAAGTTATTTGATTTAATAATTATACCAAATACTCTAAAAATGGCAAGAACAAGAAATTATGTAAACAATGTAGATCTTTTAGAAGAACTGTATTTGTCTATAGAACAAGAAAGCTTAACACGTAAAGGATTAGACATGTTAATGAAGCTTGCCCAAAGAACACAAAGAAAATTATATTACTCTTGCGATGATGATAAACAGCATTGCTTATCTGAAGCATACTTTGATTTAATTAAAAGATGGACAAAATTTAATCCTTATTCTGTAAGATCTTTTGGCTTTGAATTAATTGACTATAAAGGAAGTGGTGGAAAAATAGAATTATCAAGTGAATCAAGAGACATGAAATTTTATAAAGACCCTAGCAACAGAGAGTCAATTTTAAAATGTGAAACAGTTTCAGGAGTTGAAATAGGAATACGAAAAGATAAAAAAATTAGTTATTTAAAGATTACAGACTTAAATATTGATTGGACAGTAGCACGAGAAGGTTTCATTAAAGCTAACCCACACTTATTTAAAAAACCTGGATATAGGCTACCACCTGAAATGCCAACAGTTTCTGAACTATTACTAAAAACATTTTCAAATAATCAAACAGGTATTTTTGATCCTTTAAAAACAAGAGTTAGAGTAAAGTATAAAATACTTGGATTGCCTAAAGATGATATTAAATATTCTGAGTGTTGGGTTTATAAAACTAATGCAGTAGTAAAAGACCCTAATCCATTTTCATACTTTACATCAATATGTATCAATGGATATGCAAAAGGATTTAAAGAACTTCGACCTAAAAAAGATAAGGGTAAGTTTATTTCACTAGATGCAGGATTTAATAATGATGATGGGACTGACTTATTTAATACATAAAAATAATTTTATGGGTTGTCAATAAAAAATTTAAAACCTAGAAAAGACGCCAAAACCAAACAAGGGTATTTTCCAATAAATGAATCTAAAAAATATTTTGGCAAAGGTCCTGTTATTTATAGAAGCTCATGGGAATATAGATTTTGTGTATGGGCTGAGAGAAATCCTAACGTAACTAATTGGTCTAGTGAACCTGTAGGCATTAAGTACTTTGATACATACAATAATAGATATGCTACATACTATCCAGACTTTTTAATTGTATTAGATACAGGTAAACGTGTATTAATAGAGGTAAAGCCGCGCCAGCATCTTCTAAAACCTTCTCAACCAAAGAGAAAAACAAAAAAATCACTTAAGAGTTATTTATATAATCTAGAACAGTACACAAAAAATATGTGCAAATTTCAAGCTGCACTAAAATACTGCGAATCTAAAGGATGGAAGTTTAGAATAGCAGATGAGACTTGGTTTAAAAACGTATGACACTCTTAACTGAAATTAAAAAAATCCAAAATCGTGTAGGTTTACGAAAAGCTAAATCAGATTCATATAGCTGGTATACAAGCGCTAAAAAATTTGAAAATTTATCTGTTGCACGTGCTCCTCAACAAAAAGGACATTTAGAACCTGGAAAGATACACATATTTACATATAATCCTAAAGGTAAAAAGATTTTAGATTATTATGATAAGAAGCCTATTGTTATAAGTTTAGGAACGATTAAAGAAGATAATGGCAATGTTTATGATTTAGCATTAAATCTTAATTTTATTCCATATCCATATAAATGGTATATCTTAAACATGCTTACTCAACTATATGGAGAATTCTATAAATCACAGTCTACTGGGAGAAATGCAGGAAATGCACTATTACAAGCAAGAATTAAATATAAATATAACGTACTAAAAATACTTTTAACAAAATACGGATTTCCATTTGCAATAAGAAAGTATATACCAAGCAGAAAAAGTAGGGTATATGTTTGTAGTTATGAAACTTGGATTAATGTTGCATTCTTATCTATTGAGAATTTTGAAGGTATTGACTACGATGAAATGATTAAAAAATACAAAGCGTCAAAACTATAGAAGATGGCAAGTATATATAAAAGCTTAAAAACAATAAAAACTGGAGGGAGTACATTTAACTCACCTTCACTAAGAAATCTTGCAGGGAAAGGATTTGATTATAAGGATTCTGTTATACTAAACTCTGAGGCTATTGGTAGTTTAGAAAATGAATTAGGATGGCAACAAAACAATTCACTTCTTCGATACGGCCAAGATAATGTTGACTTAAATGATCTTTATAATTTTGCAGCTGCAGATGTTTATAGCAAAAAGAACATTCCATTTTTTGACCAGGAATATCCTGCTAAAAGAGATCAGTTAAGAAAATATAGTTTACAAGATGAAATTGAACAAATTTTAGATATTCTTGTAGATGAACTAATTGTGTATGACACAAAGAAATACTTTGCTAATATTAAATGGGAAGAAGATCTTAATATAAAAAAATCAGAAAGAAAACGAATTAATGAAACGCTATCTTCTAATTTTAGAAAGATGTATAGAATGTTCGGCTTTAAGAATGAAAATACTGCATGGCATTATGGTAAAAAATATGCAGTAGATGGTTACCTATCATTTGAAATTATTTGGGATAGATCTAATAAGAATATTATTGGATTTAAAGAACTTGATCCAATTTCACTAACACCTAAAGTGTTTAAAGATGGTACAAGAGGTTGGATCCAATATGATAATGATCCTATTAAAGCTAGAGAACTTAATGATTCCCAGGTTATTTTATTATCATATTCTGCAATTAATAGCGAAGGTAGAATTTCATATGCTGAAAGGCTTGTAAGATCATTTAATCTTTTAAGAATCATGGAACAGTCAAGAATTATTTGGTCTGTTGTAAATTCTTCATATAAAACTAAATTTATTATACCTGTAGCAGGTAAATCTAAAAACATTGCAAAGCAAACAGTATCTAACTTAATGCAAGCATATAGAGAAAACATTAATTTTGATACAGATAGCGGTGAATTAGAAGTTAATGGTAAACCAATGTTACCGTTCAATAAAGAATATTGGGTTCCTGAAGGTGATAGTGGAACTCCACAGATTGAAACCATTGGCGGTGAAGGTCCTGATTTATCAGACACAGGTCAATTAGAATACTTTAGAGATAAATTAATATCAGTTTCTAAATTACCTAAAAACCGATTTATTAAAGATGAATCTCCTACATGGGAATCTTCACCTGAAGGATATACCAGAGAAGAAATATATTTTGAGCGGTTTTTAAGTAGAATACGAGCACAATTTCAAGAAATTTTAGTCAAGCCTACTATATTACAAACTAAAGTAGATATTATAGAACTTAAAGATGACCCAAGCTTTGATGCTGATGTTTATTTAGATTGGTCTAAATATGATGTATTTGAAGAAATTAAAGAAATGGAAATGTTTAAAGCAAGAATTGATGTTATATCATCTGCTAAAGATTCATTAGTTGACTTTGATGAAGAAGGTAATGAAGTTAGATACTTCTCTAATGAATACCTTGTTAAAAAGTATTTAAAAATGACAGAAGATGAAATCCGCCTTAATGAGCAATTAAAGACTAAAGAAGATGAAGAAATAAATACAAATAATAAAGAAGGTGACGAAGGTGAAGATAGCGAAAAAGATAGTAAACCTGATACAGATTTGGATTTAGGCTTCTAAGAAGTTAACACAACTTAAATAAATAAATAAATAAAACAAATAAAATAAAATTCTATAAAAATGAAAGAATTATTATTAGTAGAAAAATCATCAACCAGTATTGGGAAAACATCTGATCCTTATACACTTGAGGGTATGTTTACTGAGTTAGGTGAAGAAAATAGAAATGGTCGAATTTATACTAAGGATGGTTTTTTACCTCACTTAACACAATTACAAAAGGTAGTTGAGCAAGGTAAAGCTGTAGGTGAATTAGATCACCCTAAGGTTTTTGAAACAAGCTTAAAAAATTCTTCTCATGTTATAGAGAAAATTTGGTTTGATGAAAAAGATAATAAAGTATACGGTAGAATAAAGTTACTTGATACAGATGCAGGAAAAAATGCAAAGGCATTAGTTGATGCAGGAGTACCTCTTCATATATCATCAAGAGCTGCAGGTACAGTAACTGAAGATAAGTCTGTAAAGATTCATAAATTATTTACATATGATTTAGTTGCAGACCCTGGATTTGAAAATGCAGTATTAAATACAGTTAACGAATCTTATGGTATTGAAAATGCAAAATCTTCAAACTTTTTTATGTATGAAGTTGCAGAATCTAAATTATCTAAGAAGCCTGTAATAGATAACCAGAAGTTTATATCTGAAGATGATCTTAACGGATTTACAAAATACACTAAAGAAACTATTGATTCTCTTAAAGAAAACCTTGATAAATTACAGAAAGCACAAAATGCAATTATTAAGCAAAATGATGAAATTGCTGATAATATCAATAGTAATGTATTACAGGAATCTATAAATTTAATTAATGATAAGATTAAAGGTATTGAGGATTGGTCTAATCATGTAGTTGAAGAGTTCACTACAATTAAATCAGAATCTGATAGAATTAAAGTTCTTGAAGATAAACTAACAGGAATCGAAAATTGGTCTGAGCATGTTACTGAAACTGTATCAGGAATCGAAAATTGGTCTGAGCATGTTACTGAAACTGTATCAGGAATCGAAGATTGGTCTGAACATGTTACTGAAACTGTTACTGCAATCGAAGATTGGTCCGATGAAGCAACTACTACAGTATCAGGAATCGAAAATTGGTCTGAGCATGTTACTGAAACTGTATCAGGAATCGAAGATTGGTCTGAACATGTTACTGAAACTGTTACTGGGATTGAGAAGTGGTCTGATGAAGCAACTGATGTTGTAACAAAATTAGAAGAAGGCGCACTTACAGAAAATCCAATAAAACGTAAAAAGAAAGTTGATGTTTCTTTATCTGAAACATATATAACTGGATTATATAAAAAAATTGATTCTATTATCGATGATGCTAAGAAGCAAAAAGCTGAAGAGAAACAAGAATTAGTAAAAGAGGAAAATGAGTTTAATAAAACTGAGGAACCTTTCTGGAAATCAATGATGCCAGGAAAATACACAGAATTATGGGAAGCATTATCTGAATCTAAAAAATCATCAATTGTTAAAAGAGCTACAATTTGTGAATTTCTAACTGAAAGTTCTGTTACAGAATTTTGGAATGCAACATTTGCTAACACTACAATTGAAATGATTAAAGAATCTTCAAAGATGCCAGTGCAAAAAACTGCTGAGGAAGTAGAAAATGCAATAGCAGCTAGAAGACTAAGAATTGTTGAAGGCTATAATAAAAACTTCAAAACAAATCATTAAAAAAAATTAACAAAAAAATGTTAAACGAGTCAAAATTGATGCAAACTTGGAAGCCAGTTGTAGAATCAACTGTTGGAGAAGTACCTGCACACAAACTTGGATGGATGTCTAAAGCATTGCAAATCCAAGAGAACTACGAAGCTCAGAGAGCTAGCAGTTCATTAAATGAAAATAACTTTTTCGCACATAAAGCATCTGTAAATGGTATGGGTGCTGTATCATTACCTGAAAATCCTGGTAATGGATGGAGTACTGGTGATACAGGTTCAGGTGATGTTCCTTATTCATTACTTCCATTAGCAATTCAAGTTGCTGCACAAACTATTGGATTGGAATTAGTACCTGTTATCCCAATGAACGGTCCTGTTGGAATGCTTTCTTACATGGATTTTGTTTATGCTGGTGGTAAAGCTGGTTATGTTCCACAAAATTCACTATATCCTGCAGGAACTGCTGGAGATGGTAAAAATTCTCCAATTTTCATTAAAGCTAAACTTGATGTTTATACAGGTGTAGCTGCTAACACTGCATATACTATTCCTGCTGGAACAGGTACAGGTACTTTATCTGTTACATTCTTAGGTCAGTCTAGAATTGATGGATTTGCAATTTTCAAATTGCCAGAAGTATTGGTTGATTCAGCTGGTGTAAATTACTCAGTTGCTGATGCTATTCCTGCTAACACTGCTGTTGGTGGAACTGCAATTGCTGTTACTGGTGCAAGTGCTACAACAAAGATTATTTCTAAAGCAGAATTAGTAAAAGGTGTAGAAGATCATATTCAAGGATTCTCAAGTAACCGATATGATTCAACTGATGCAATGTCAAGATTAGAAGGAGAAACTACTCCAGATAATACAATGAACATTACATTATTCAGTAAATCTGTTGAGGCTAAAACTGTTCAAGCTGCTGCAGCTGTAACAAGAGAGCAAGTTCAGGATTTAAAGCAGTTTGGTATTGATGCTGTTGCTCAAGTAAACCAAATCTTAGCAAATGAATTAACTCAAAACGTGAATAAGGATATCTTAGGAAACATTTTTGACCTAGGTAAAATTAATCACGCTAACATCACTGCAACATCTGGTGTATCACTTCACTTAGTATTAGGTGCTACTGCTGCAACATTAACTGTAGGTACAGAAGCTCAGGTTTCAACTCCATCATTTATGTATTTTGGCGCAGGTACTTCAGTTACTCAAGTTGATGCAGTTAACACAGGTGCTGAAAACCTTTCAACTAGACAGAGAAGATTGATGTCAAGAATTCTTGCTGCATCAAATATGGTTTCTGTTAGAGGAAGAAGAGGACCTGCTACGTTTGCAGTATGTTCTGCTCAAACTGCTTCAGGTTTACAAGACTGTGCTGGATTTATTGCTGCACCAATCGCTAATACAATAAACCAAGTTGCTGGCGCACTTTACCCAATTGGTAATCTTGCTGGTCTTGCTATCTATGTTGATCCTAACATGGAATGGGGAGATACAAGAATTGCTATTGGTAGAAAAGGTGATGGTCAAACTCCTGGTTTAGTATTCATGCCTTATATTATGGCTGATACTGTTGAGACAATTGCTGAAGGTACTATGGCTCCAAAAATTGCTATCAAATCTAGATATGCATTAGTTAGAGCAGGTCACCACCCAGAAACAATGTACTTAACATTCGGAGTTTCCGATTTAGTTGATGGATACTGGGCATAATCCTTAAAGGATTAACCCTTAGATCATAATTTATAAAACGCTAGGATTTTTTCCTAGCGTTTTTTTATGCATATATAATTAATAAATATTAAAATCAATAATTATGTCACACTCAAATAAAAGCATAACACAAGTTCATCCAAAAAAGAAAAGAAAGAGTCCTATTAAGTTTGATATTACTCTTACTCAAGAACAAAAGGAAGCTAAAGCTATAATGCTAACATCTACGTGTTCAATATTAAATGGTAGTCCAGGGACTTCAAAGTCTACACTATCAATGAATGTTGCTTTAGATTTATTATTTAGAGGGGAAATCCAAAAAATATATTGCACAAGACCGCCTGTAGAATTATCTCAGTTTGCTAAATTTGGTGCTATCCCTGGAACTGAAAAGGATAAAAACGCAGTTTATATGCAACCATTCTTAGATGCTATTAAAGCAAATTATAGTAACGGTGCTTCTAAACTAAATAGAATTAATAAAGCTATTGATGAGGAAGAGATAGTGTTTTTACCTATGCCTTATTTAAGAGGAAGGAATTTAGGTGATTCTATGGAAACTGCAGTAGTTCTTGTAGATGAAGGACAATCATGCGATCCTCATACTATGTATGCCTTATTAACTAGGCTAGGAGAAGGTTCTAAAATGTTTATTACTATGGATATTAAACAAGCTGATCATAAAGGTAAATCAGGCGGTGAACGGTTATTTGAAATAGTAGATAAGATAGAGGGATTAGAGCATATAGAGTTATTTCAGAATTATAGAAGTAAATTTGTTCAATTAATTAATAAATACTGGTGGGATTAAAATAAAACATTACAATGTTAGATATATTCATAATAATAATATTCACAATACTTATTGGTTTTATAAATGCGTTAAAAGATAGTAGCGCATTAGGCAGATTTAAGAAGAATTGGTGGAATAAGAGTAGTAGTTGGAAAATGAAATGGAAAATAGATAAAACAGTGTATTTAGATAAAACATCATATTCAAATAAGATGCCATTACCTAACTATAAAAAACCTTGGTATTATTTAGGAATGCATAAACCTATGTACATAGAAAGGTTTCCATATAGCTCAACTATATTAGTCAGCTTTACAGATGGTTGGCACCTACTGCAAAATATTCAATTCAGTTTAATATTCCTAGCAAAATCAATTTTATTATTTGATAGCTTATTAAATATAGTAATATCATTTGTAACAATGAAAACTATTTTTTCAATTACATTTGAATTAGTTTATAGAAAAATACAAAATAGAAAATCATGATGCTTTTAAATATATCACAATATGAAGAAATGAATGAAACATTTCTCTTGAATAGATCTTGCCCAGAATATGATAAGTATACTAAAGCAGAGTGGCTAGCAGCATATTTGTATATTATTGCACCTGCAGGTGTTGATACGTTTTGCGAATCTAATATAGAAATGAGCATTAATGACCTTTTATTAGAATCTAACGGGTTTATTAACGAAGGTCTTTTTAAAGACATTAGAAATGTTCTAAGAGGCCGTAAATTAGTTAAAGCTAAGTATAAAGGATATGACCAAGCAGCAAAAAATTATGTACAAAAGTCAAAAAGCATAAGTGATAATGATAAAGAATCTGAAATAAAAGATAAAGAAAGAGTTGCATTAAAAAAATCATATGATGCAGCAATTAAATCAATAGATGATAAAGTAAAGAAACCTCTTGATGATCTAAAGAAAGAATCTCCAGTAGTTTCAAAATATGAAAAGTATGCTAAGTTAAAATATCAACTAAGTCTTTTTAAATTACATAAGAAGTTTCAAGTTTCTATGGCAAATGTAAGAGCATATAATTCTGAAATTGCTAGTATAAAATCAGAAATCGGAGAAATTGCTGCAGAGATTGGTAGTATTGAAAAAGAGGTTAAGCAAAAAACCGATGATGATGGTGAGCCTATTACAAATAAAGATGCAAAAGACGCAGTAAAGAAAGCAGAAGATGATTCTGCTAAAGATGACGATAAAGATGGTGAGTCTAAAGATACTGAACCTTTAACTAAATCTGCTGAAGATGATGAGTCTAAAGATACTGAACCTTTAACTAAATCTGCTGAAGATGGTGAGTCTAAAGATGAAGAACCTAAAGAAGAACCTAAAGAAGAACCTAAAGATGATGATCCTAGAAGTAAATTAGAGGCAGACATTAAAGGATATAATGATGCAGCTGAACAAGCACAAAAGGATATTGATTCTTCTAACGAAAAGATTAAAGAATTAGAAGATAAAAAGAAATCAGCAACAGATACTGATAAATTTACACAATTAATTCAAAAAGAAAAGAAACTTATTGATGACAATAAGGAAGATATTGCTGAGCTCAAAAAAGATGAAAAGAAAGCAAAAGAGGATCTTAAAAAGTTAGGCGAATCTCGTATTAAACCATTATCACATTTCTTAAAATCATAATTAGTGCTTCATAAATTTAAAAGGCATAAATATAGGAAAGGGTTTGCAGTAGATAGAATATTTAAAGGATTATCTACTAATAAATTTTCTAAGAATGGAAGACATTTGTTTACAACTCATAAATATCTTTCTTCCTTTTATGGTGATGATAGGTTTTGTAATATGTTAGTTCAATGGAATGAAACTATTTATACTAAAATATCATCTACTAAAGCTAAGCGCCTTTTTCCATTATACCCTTCATTTATTCCACTATATAATCAAAAGACAGTTGTCTCAAAAAATGATTTTTATAAAATAAGCACAGGCACAGAATATAATTGTATAAATTGTGGAGCTGAAATATTTGTAGAATGGGGATCAAGAAACATTAGGCATTTCATATGCAGTAGATGCACTAGTTTACACTTTTTAAAGAGCAACAGCAGCTTTCATTATAGTTCTAATATCAAATCATTATATGGTGAAAAGTTTTCTAAAAACATAATAGATTTTTTTAAGCTTGAACAAGATAATGAAAAGGCTATTTTAAATAAAATACTTAATAGGCATAAAAACTATTTAAGAAGCATATACCCTGATGATAAAACTAAAATAAGCGGAATATATAAAAGCATTAAAAATAATCTCCCGATTTAATAAGATTCCTAGCAATAGGAATCAAACACCTTTCAGCATCTATAGATATATTTGAAATTATTTGTATGTAGTTTTCTTCATTGTTTAAAAAACTATAATTATTTGAATGAAACGTCCCTAAATTAATAATTGATGATTTTCCTACTTTATATTTTTCTATAATTCCAGTATCACAAGATTCTATAAAATATATAGGAGATTTTCTTTTATTTTTTATTTTATTAAAAATTTTAATATTTGCAATAATATATTCCATATGAGCTCTTAACTCATAGTACATATTACCAATTACATTATAACCAAATTCAACTATCCTAGTCACTTGAGCATACTCATTAGAGTTATTAGGTAAATCATAGATGTAATCAAATAGCTCTTTATCATGTTTATTAGCATAAATAATTTCAGAGCTTTCTTTAAAACTTTCGATGTCTTTATATCGTTTTTCTATTATTTCAAAATCTGGAAACCAATATCCATTATTTACATTATTTCCACATTTCTTTAAAAACGCCATTAGTTGATATACCTTATATTCAAAATCTATAGGTTTTTCAATAAACCATGATGGGCTTAATTCATTTTTAATATAAGTCACTTCAGCTATTTCTTTCATTTTTTTAAAACATATTAACCATCTATTGTATTTAACAAATAAAAATACATTATATGAGCATTAAAAATAGCATTTGGGTAGAGAAGTATAGACCACAAAGCATAGAAGATATGATTCTTCCTGAGCGGATTATCACTAAGGTAAATAATGGAATTCAGAATCATATGCTACTGCATGGATCAGCAGGGTTGGGTAAAACTAGCCTAGCACGTATCATTGCAAAAGGTAAAAGCTCTATGTATATAAATTGCTCTATCGAAACTGGTGTAGATACGGTTAGAAATAAGATTACTGATTTTTGTTCAAATATTGCATTAAGCTTTGAAGGTGTAGATAGAAAAGAAAAGATAGTAATTCTTGATGAGTTTGATGGTGCATCAGATTCTTATTTTAAAGCAATGAGAGGTGCAATGGAACAATTTTCCTCAACTACTAAATTTATTGCAACCTGTAATTATTTCACTAAGATACCTGATCATATGAAATCTAGATTTGATTGTGTTGATTTTAATTTTAGTAAAGAAGATGAAAGGGATTTAATAAAGCAATATATCATAAGAGTTCATAAAATTTCTAAAAACGAAGGAATACAAATTACACCACCTGCAATACTTAAAATAGTTAAAGAATACTTTCCAGATCTTAGAAGTACCATTACTTTTTTACAGAGTATTAACTCTGAAGGTAAGACAGTTATTAACGAAGATGACTTGGATAAATTTACAGGAGAATTTAAAGAATTATTTGAAATGTTCTTCATCAAAAAGGTAACATATTTTCAAATTTATAGTTATATTTATAAAAACTATCTAGGTAACGAAGATAATGTTATTATGGCTTTAGGAAAGGATTTAGGCGATTACATTAATAAAGAACAAAGCGATAAAATAATGCTATTAGGTCCTATCACATCACTGCAAGCAGATTGGATGTACAAGTCACAGTTTGTTGCTGATAAGATGAACGCATTAGCAGCATTAGTATTTAACATTCATAAATTAACAAATTCATGAAAAAATTAACTTACTTAATAGATGGAAACTTCTATTTACATAAAACTTTATCAGTATGCGGAGCATTTGATACAACATCTCCAATGTTTTTAAAAACAGATGATAAAGATAAGCAAGAAAAAGATAAAAATTCATTAATACATAAACTCACAATGGATTTATCTTCAGATGTTAGAAAGTCTGCAAATATAATAAATGAAATTATTATTACAGTAGATGATTACTCTTGGAGAAATGATTTCTTTCAAGACAAATCATATGCATCATATGAGCCAGATTTAGATAAAAGTGGAAACCTTTTAGATTTAGAAGGAAATGTAATTGCAACTGCTGAAGAATATAAAAATGCTGAAGCTGAACAATTAAAACACTTACAAGACATTGCATCATTATCAATAGATTATAAAGGAACTAGAGTAAAAGACAAATCATTTAATTGGTCTGCAGTGTATTCGATATTTGATGAATTCTTAAAAGATATTAAAGAGCTTGTAGGTATTAAAACTGTTAAGATTAATGGATGTGAAGGTGATGATCTTATATTTGCCATATCTGCTCACTACATGGCTAAAGCAAAATCTGTTATGATATATAGTGGAGATAATGATCTTAAACAGTTAATAGGACATAATCATGTAAGTGAATCATTTGTTATACATCATAAGAAAACTGAAAAGAAAATTGTAATGTGTAATGACACTGCACAATATCTATTAACAAACGATTCATTAATTAGAAATAAATTTAACGGGTTCACACAAAGCAATGATATTAATTTAGTAGTAGAAGATCCTTTTGATATTATCTTTACTAAAATATTAACAGGAGATGATGGTGATAATGTTAGATCAGTTATCATGGAGCCTAGAAAATTTATGTCAGGTAAACGAAAAGGACAGTGGAGAGATGTTAGAATAGGAAAACGAGCTATTGATAAAATAAAAAAAGAATTAGATTATAATAAATATAACTTTTTAGATTTTTTTAATAATGATTTTATAGTATCTCTTGCTAATTCAATACTAAGAAACTTTAAACCTACAAAAACTTTTACAACTGATAGCATATGTAATAATATAAAAATTAATAGAGATCTTATGGGATTACATCATGGTTGTCTACCACAAAGCATATATGAAACCATGGTTGATTGGATTGAAGAAACTTATGATACTAATGATCTTAACCTAAAAGATATGCTTTCATATAAATCTTTATTGCAAAAAAATCCGCACTACACAAAAGATACTTATGAACAGCAATCAACAAGTGCTAACTTATTTAAACATTTAGGATTATGAGTATTGAAATTAAATCATATTTTGATATTTTAAAGGTACTTGGTAAACCTGCTTATGATAATGTATCTGCTGTTGATAAAGGTAGGCATATCTTTATGGTTAATAGGCATCTTGCTAGGATATATCCTGAATTATCTGCATCATTTAGCCATTTAAAAACCAACCCAGTAATTGCAACGGATTTTTGGAATGGATATTTTAAATTGATATACTCTGCTAAGAAAGACCCATTACCTGCCAAAGTTAACTTTGCTAAGCTAACATCACCTAAAAACTCAAAAAGCATAGACCCAGATTGTTTACTATATATGGTAAATAAGTTAAGATTAGGATCTAATGATTTATCAGTGCTTAAGAAATTAAAAGAGCCTGAGTTAATTAAATATCTAAAGGAGATAGACAAACTCATAAATGAGAAAGTTAAGAAATGAAATTAACACTTCAGGAAAAATTTTGGATAAGTACATATATTGGCTTATGGTTAATAGTTAGTACAGTAAGTACTATTCATAGCGTAGAGTTCTTTAAATTATCAAATGGCATAGGATTAAGCTGGTCTTTAGCTTTAGCCTTTGAATTAGGTGCAATTGCATCTCTTGGAGGTTTATTAATTTCAAGAGGAAATAAAACGCTTATTTGGAGTTTATTTATAGTGCTAACGATATTTCAAGTACATTGTAATATGTATTGGGCTTGGATAAATGCTAAAGATTTATCAGAATGGATTCATTTACTTAGTTTAATAGATGAAGATCCTGATATTCAAAAAAGAATATTTACAATAATAAGCGGAGGAATTTTGCCAGTAGTTGCATTAGGATTTATGAAATCTTTATTAGATTATTTGAATCCTAGTAAATTAGAATCTATTGAAGAGAAGCCTATAGAAAAATCTACTAAAGAGAAGCCTATAGAAAAATCTACTAAAGATAAGAAGGTTAAAAGCATTAATCCATTTTGGAGTAACCTAGATCCTACAAAAACTTTAAAGGTATTAAACGTATCAGACAAAAAAATAGAAAAAGGAACACCGAACAGTTCTAAAAAATAATAAAGTTCTAATGACTGCATATAATAAAAACATCAATATTAATGAAAATGGGCCAAAAATAACAAGTAATGGAAACTTAGTATTTAGTGATGTATCATTAAGTCTTAAAGACTTCACACAATCAGTAGATAATTGGAGTAGCTCAACATACTTACTTAATAAAAACGAAGAGATTGTGATAGATGGGAAATGGAAATTTTTATTTGTTAGATTACGTTGGTTAGACAAGCCCAAGTCTTCTGATAATGATGGCTCTTTAACTATATATGATGCATGCTCATCTATATCTTCAGTAGGAAGTAATTGTGGTTGTAGCAGCGGTGCAACTGCAAGCAGCGGTAAAACAGCTCCAATACCTAGCTTAGCAACTTTTCAAACTACTCAATACACTGAATATATGTTAAGTAACGAATTTAGTTATTTAGATACAACAGTCGCTCTGGGTCCTACAGGTGCATCTGCTCCTAAAGTAAAAGATTTATATGATCATCAATTTAGCGCAGTTTTATCCAGTAACTTTTTATACTTTTCTGGAGTAACTGGTGCAACAGGAGCAACTGCAAACCCATATCCTGCAAATAAAGAATATTACTCATATGTTAATCAAGCACTAGATGTAATATTTGTTTATAATCTTGATACAAGCAAATGGGTTCTTGTATCAACTGATACTGCATTAGGTGGAGTTGATGGCACGGCAAATGTTGTAATAAATACTTTAGATACAGCAGATTGGGGCGCAACTAGTCACGAAATAGGAAATAGTTCAAAATTTATTCCTGAATTAACAAACGGGAATGGGACATTAAAAGTTGATAAGTCAGTAGATTTAGAAGATGTTAATATGCCAGTATCATTTAAGTTTTCAGAAGTATTATTATTACCTGCATATAAATTCACAGGTAAGATAGTTTCTGACTTAGATAACCAAGAAATAAATATAATGTTAGGTAAATAATTAATTTTTAAACAAATAGATAATGAGCACAGAAAATGTAAAAGACGCTCCAGAAGCGAAAGCAGAAACTTCACAAGATGTGGATGTTACTAATGTTGGACAAGCTATTCATGTATTGATACAGGCAGCTGACTTAGGTAGAAAAAATGGAATATTTGATTGGAATGATTTAAAATTAATTAGCCAATCAATTAGCCTATTAGCTCCGACTAAAGAAGATGAGTCAAATGGTCCTGATATTGATAATGTTGCAACAGAAGGTTAGATGAAGGTTGTTTTAACAATGATAGTAAAGAATGAGGAGCACGTGATGGAGCGTGTTCTTAATTCTTGCATAGATCTCATAGATGCATACTGCATAGTTGACACAGGATCAACGGATAAGACAAAAGATATAATTAATGCTTTTTTTGATAAGCACCCAAGAATTTCTGGAAAGATAATTGATTTTGAATTTACAAACTTTGAGGAGTGTAGAAATAAATCAATTGAACATGGAAAAGATCTAGGAGATTATGGCTTTTGGATAGATGCAGATGAAGAGCTTAGATTAAATTCAAGTTGGGACAAAAATAAATTTAAGCAAGAACTTATTAAGCAAATGCCAGATCAGTTATTGTTTAAATGTGTATATGGTTCATTAAAATATAACAGATCTCAGCTATATAATTTTAAGTCTGATTACCATTGGTATGGCCCAGTACATGAAATACTTAGAACTAATGATGTAAAGAATGAAAACGCATTAGCATTTTCATATGGTGATGTTTTTATTAGGGCTGAAGGTAATTCATGGAGAGGAGATGTTAGTAAAAAATACGAAGATCATGCAGATATTTTATTAGAATATCAAGAAAAGAATGATTGGGCAGATCCTAGATGGACATTTTATCTGGCACAAAGTTATAAAGATGCTGCGTTGATTGCTCTTGGCAAAAATATTAAAAATGAGCGTGGTTTAGATTTACTTAAAAAGTCTATTAATTTTTATAAAGATAGAGTTGCTACAGGCGGTGGATTTAATGAAGAGATTTATTATTCACAGTTAATGATAGGCAGGCTAAGTTGGTATGTTTCAAGTAATGAGCATGTTATATTTGAATTAAGCAAATGTGAAGAATATAATTCCAACGGTAGGATTGAGCATATATTTGAATTAACTACTTTGTATAGAAATGCTAAGATGTGGAGAAATGCTAAGATGGTGGCTGATATTGCTCATGACATTTTACATAATAATAAAAACACAGCTTCTTTATTTATAGAAACTGATATATACACATGGAGGTTTTATGATAATATGAGTGTAATACTTTACTTTAATGGATTATTAGATGAATCTTTAAAAGTAACAGAATGGATACTTAATAAATACTCTAAAGAAATGCCAGATCATGAAAGAAAACGTATTGAAAATAACGAAAAACTCACAAGAAACGCTATTTCTGCTAGAAAGAACATATAATTATAAAGTTCTAAACAAATCAAATAAGTATATTACATTACATTTATCTGATGGTTCTATGCTACAGATACAAAAATATCAAAGTGTTTGGGATAACGGCGTTTGTAAAGACACTCGTGTTTTATATAATAGCATTATATATCATGTTGATGATATAAAGCAAAATGATGATGAACTGATTTTAACCTTAAAATAATTCTAATGGATAATAGTGAATTTAAAAGTGGAGCAAGATACTTTTCAAACGTAGAAAATGTCTTAAAGAGTATAAAAAATATTCAATCAACTATTCATAAACCAGGTGTAAGATCTTCAGATGAATATCCGTTAGCGAACTCGTTTAACCTATCATCTAATAATGAAAAGCTTTTAATTAATATGGTTAAAGGGCTTGCTAGTATTATTGATACTCAAAATGATATTTTAAAATATATCGTATCACATGATAGTAAAGCAATTATAGATGAATCATCTGAAGCTGTTACTCCTGGGCAGTTTTTTATACTTAAGACTCTTGAAACAATCGTAGTAGTTAAAGAACGAATTAATAAAGATAATGTAAAGGTACATATAATTTCAAAAAGCATAGATAAAATTGTAAATATTAAAGACTTAGAATAATGAATGCACTACCTATTCCAATGGAAAGATCCATTATGTTTAGCTCTCAAGTAGACCAAAAGACTATAGGAGCGTTAACTCAAAAAATTTTAGATATTAATAATAATGATGAATATCTAAAGAAGCTTTATAAAATCAATAACTTAGAATATAGCCCATCTCCTGTTAAAATATACATAGATTCATATGGAGGACAAGTCTATCAAATACTTGGTCTTGTTTCAGTTATAGAAAAATCAAAAACACCTATACATACAATATGCACAGGGGCTGCTATGAGTTGTGGGTTTGTATTACTTATATGTGGTCATAAGAGGTTTGCATATGAACACTCTACTCCTCTATATCACCAAGTGTCTTCACGGGCTTCTGGTACAGTTAAAGATATGGAAGAAAGTATTAAACAATCAAAAAATCTTTTAAAGAAATTAGAAAAAATAACAATTAAGTACACTAATATTACTAAGAAAAAACTAAAGAAAGTTTATAAAAGAAAACAAGATTGGTATTTAAAATCTAGTGAAGCATTAGAGCTTGGTGTTATTGATGAAATTATTTAAGATATGTTGAATAAAACAGAAAAAGACATGATATGCCATTTACACATAAAATTAAAGAAGAAGTGAATCATTATAGATAGTATTAAGATAAAAAAGAACCGCTAGTTACGGTTCTTTTCTGTTTACATATGTTTTTATATAAATAGACGTTAATCTTATTAAATGTCTTTATTTATCCATTAATTAAATTGTCTTCTACACGTACATCAAGAGTACCTAATAGAATTACCTGAAGATCTTCAAGACTACTTACTATGTCATCTATCTTACCACCTTCTTCAGTATTACTTAAAGCATTACCTGTAGATTGATTACTTGAATCATTAGCACCTGGTAAAAGTCCGCCGTATTTTTCAAAACTCACAAGAGTATTTTCCTGCAGTGATGACAGCTCTTCAATAATGTTCCTTAACATTTTTAACGTATCCTCAATGTTATCAAACTGCTTTCCTAAAGTTTTAGCCATAAGAGTAAATTTATCCATAAACCTATTCAATTGTATTAATTTATTCATATCTAGCTCATTTACAGCTTTGCTTATTATATTAATAGCATTTCCTACAGCTTGTGTAGGTTTTTCCTTAACATCTTTAGCAAATGCGGCATAAATCCAAGTAAGATATGTACCGAACTGTTTCATATTTCTTTCTGAGCTGTCATCATATCCACTGTTCTTACTGAATGCTGCTTGGATTCCATTAACAAAATATCCTATTTCTTTTGCCATCTTTCTTCCACTAAACCCTCCTACTGACATTGCTGCAAAGGCCTTAACTCCTTCACCAATTTGTGATATAGGCTTACTTAACTTTCCTAGCATTTTAAGACCTGTTTCAAAATTTGAATTAAAAAAAGTTCCTGATTTTGTTCCTAATAGTTCTATAGGTCCTGTAAGAGCTTTTACTAATTTTTGTATATTTTTCTTAACATTTTTAGTAAAATCTGCATCCATTGGCTTAGTGTCTTTTAGGACTAGCTGACCTTTCTTAACTTCATATACAGGAACCTGTAAATTAGCCATCGCTTGAACGCCTAAAGCAAAGCTAGCAAGAGAATTACCTAGCCTACCTAATAAGTCTACTCCTTTACCAACAGCGCCAGAAAAGAACATTCCTTCTTGCTCTCCTAACCTTTTCATTGGTAAAATAAGAGCATCTGTCATCATGCCAATGTTAGTACCTAAATCTGTAGCAAAAGTTGGCGAGATTGGCTCTGTTGATTTTAGGACTAGCTTACCTTTCTTAACTTCATATGTAGGAACTTGTAAATTAGCCATCGCTTGAACACCTAGAGCAAACTGACTTAGAGAATTACCTAGCCTACCTAATAAGTCTACTCCTTTACCTATAGCTCCATCAAAGAACATTCCTTCATTTTCTCCTAGCTTTTTAAGTGGGTCTATAACTGCATTTAACATGTTAGCAATATTTTCACCTACTTGCTGAGCAAAATTAGGATCTAATGGCTTTGTTCCTACTAAAACTAGCTTACCTTTCTTAACAGCATATGTAGGAACCTGTAGCTTTGCCATTGCAGCAACACCTTCAGCAAATTGAGACATTGAGTTACCTAAATCCCCTAATAGTTCAGTACCTTTTATTGCTTTATCAATGTCTTCACTATCAATATCATCAAATATTTTAATAAATCCTTTTAAAATAGTTTTCATAGCAAACATTAAAGTAGTTGAATCTGCATCTGTCCATGCTGCTTTTTTATACTGCTCTAAAGATTTTGTAAATAAAACCAAACCTGCCCCCATTACAACTAAAGCACCAGCACCAGCAAGAGTGAATGCTATGGTAAATGGATTACCAATAAGTGTCATTGCTGCAGCTAATCCAACTATCGTTACACCTAATAAGCCCATGTCTTCTTTTGTAGCCTTTGCTTTCATATACATCTGTATAGATTTTGCTATTATGACTACAGCAACTCCTGCTACTATCATCGCTGCGGCTCCTGCTAAAATAAACCCAGGTACAGGACCTGCTCCTGCTACTGCCATTGCAGCTCCTATGCCAACAATAACTAAACCTAATAAGCCCATGTCTTCTTTTGTAGCCTTTGCTTTCATAAACATCTGTACAGATTTTGCTATTATGACTACAGCAACTCCTGCTACTATCATTGCAAGGGCTCCTTTAATAATAGGTTTCATTATTTTACCCATTACAAACATAACACCGCCAATTACTGCTATTGCTAGAGCAGCAATTCCTACACTAATAAGAGCAGCCATAGGATCTGATGCAGCTGCACCTAATGACTTAAAGAAAGATTCTATTCCTAAGCCTAACAAATATATTGCTAATGACATTACTGCTATTCCTATAGCAGCTTTAGTTAAATTCTTAGACCTCTTTGCAATAAAAATCATAGGGAGTGTCAGTATGAATAAACTAAAAGCTACTGTTGCTGAATTTATTACTGACCCAGCAACACCTCCATTAATGAATATAAATCCTGCTACAGCAAGAGCTAGTACAGCAACTGCTACTCCCATTTTAAAAATAGTTTTTGCTCCTGATGTAATTTGTTTTTCGTATTTACCTAAGAAATTAAAAGCTGCACCCCACAGTAATATAAGAGGCAGCGTGACTATAGTTCCTATTATTAATAATGGTGCTGATAGTGCAACAGTAATTGCAAATAGCGCTATTCCTTTTGACATTTTAGTAAAGAACATTGAAACTAATGTAAGCTTTTTTTCATCTAGCTTATTTATAGATTCAACGAACTTAGTTATGGAATTAGCTAAAGTACCGACTGATTTACCCATAGCATCAATCTTCTTAGGGCTAATCTCAGTAAGAAATGCAGCAAGCTTTTTAACCATTTTACCTCCACCTCCAAATAAACTAAATGATGTAGATCCAGATTTGCCAGTTGCCTTTATTAATTTTTCTAAAAGACCTGTATGTTTTTTAAGCTCATTATGTATTTGCTTACTTAAAATTTCATTACTCTTTTTAGTAGCAACTAATATCTGGGCATTGATTTGAACATTAGCCTCTGCATATGATGATATCTTATCAAGAATGTTTACTACTAAATTACCACCCATTAGGTTTTATTATATTTTTGGCATTTTTGGCATTTTTGGCATTTTACCACCTCCTATGCCTTTCATATACTTTGATGAATCGTTTTTCATCTTATCATAAGTATCATCTACGTTATATTTATTACCATCTTCACTTTCATTCTTTTCTTTTAAAATATCAATAAGATCTTTAACATAATATTGATATTCATAAAAAGGTCTATTTTCATATTCAGATGGCTGTAACCTAAAATGATATAATAGACGAGCACGCATTGTAAAATACTGCCTAATATCTATCTGAAACGATTTGAATAGCTGTTTATTTGTTAATTTAACTTTATAAACCATTATATAGAGAAATAAAAAGGGGTATTAACCCCTTTAATTTATTATTCCAATTCATCATCTAAAATACCTTCTTCAACAAATAATCCTTTAATACCAGTAGGTAATTGAATTTCTGCCTCAATAGGTTCTGCACAAGAATCACATTTCTTTAGCATTTTTTCCTTTACACCAACTTGTAGCTTTTCAGATAGCTGAGTGTATAATAGGAATTGTTTTTTATCCCATCTTAAAAAATCCATTTTAAGATTATTAATCTTAGGAATTGATAATCCTCTCCAGTCAGGTGATAAATATGGAAGTACTTTTAGAAAAGGCATATACTCTTTAATATCTTCGCCTGCTTGTGAAAGATTTTTAATATACTCAGCAATTATTCGCATAGAACCTATGCTAGGCGGTGACATTCGTATTTCTCCAAAAGTTTTTGATTTAATTATAAATATCCGAGACTCTTCAGAATAGTATTTTGATATTCTCTCAGGTAACTCCCTGCGTTGGAAATTTTCATTTTTTATTTCCATTTGGTTTGGTGCTTTACATGAGCTGCATTTTACCTCAAATGATATTCGGTTTTCATCTTCAGCAAATGTAAGTTCCCTTATTGCTAATACGATGTATACCTTATCCTCTTCTTTAATATCTTTCCAAGATCCTTGTCTATTATCATATGAAACTTTTACACATATTTTTAATAAATCAGTAATAGCATCATCGACACTATATGGGTCGCTTTCATCTATTATAGAAAAATGTTTAATTTCATTTACAGTAGCAGCTTTAATTACAACTTTAATATCTGTCTCATAATATCTTCCGATAGATGGAAAGTTTTCAGCATGTAATCTATGCCATCCAAACTTCTTTTCAGTTTCTTTAACATCTTGTGCTGCGTGGTCAAATCTTTCAACCTTTCCTAGCCCTTTAGGTTCACTATAGGCAGACTCTTCGGCTTTACCTAAACTGTTTACCTGATCTTCGATTGAATTTGTAGAGTTTTTGTTAAGCTCTTGGTCAAGCTTATCTAATGCATTCTTTTCTGCATCTTTGTTATTATTCATAATTGCGCTTTTTAATATCTAACGTATTATTTAATAAACCTAAAAATGGGCGAGTTTCCCCGCCCGTAAATTTCTTATAAAAGTTTCTTATACCATGTTTTCTGTCCAGTAGTCAGATCTAATTTGAACTTCCATTTCAAGAGGATCTCCTGTTGAATAATCAAGTCCTAATTCAGGAATATCATTTACAATAAAACAGTCATGAAAAGTTCTTTGCCAAAAAATATCTCCAGTTCTATCAAACATAGTAACTATCATTCTAGAATCAGCATAATCTTTTTTTAGACCTTCTTCTCCAGTTAGTGGGTTATAAATTAGTCTCTTCCAATCTCTTAATGTTTTATAAACGTACATTTCTTTGTTATCATTAAGGTTTAATGAAAAGTTAACTGTTAGATCTACAGTAGTTGATGTAGGCCGTCCATTTGCATAAGATCTTTGAGCAAATTTATATTCTTGCTCTACAACCTCAGCACCTTTTTCGGTGTTTAAGCCACTTATACTTCTAACATGCTCTAATAATATAGAGCCACCTGAAACACCAGGAGGTGGAAGTATAGTAACTTCAAATAGGTTAGTATAAACTGGCTCATATTTATTAACAGCTGCTTTACTATTTCTGTAATGCGGTAATCCTGCCATAATAGTTTAATTATTTTTAATTATTTATTAAGAAACCTGGGAAGGTTTTTAAATCTTCCCAGATTTTCTATTTTTTATGTTCCTTGAATTTGGAATTGTCCTAAAGCAATTCCACCAGTTTTAAGAATCGTAACTCTCTGAACTAATTTCTCAAGACCTTTTACAGGTTCTACTGCAAGATCAATAATACCGAAGTCATTATCAATAACCTCAGGAGTATTATTAACAGAATTCATAACCGTTTCATACGCATATAACCCTTGGTCATTTTGTATTTGCGATAAGAATCCATCTACTAGAGTTTTAATTTCCAATCTTGTTTGAACTGTGTTAAATTCAAATTGGTAACCTTTTAAGATATTTTCAACCTCTTCCTCAATATAGATTAATAATTCTCTTACATGTATTTTAGATAATGCTGACTTAACAGATTGTTGTGCTGTTTGGTTTGAATTAATTACTAATCCTAATCCTTGTTTAGGCAAGATTACATTAAACCCAAATGGCTCAAGTGAATTAAGTCCATTTCTATCATAAACATATTCAACACCTGTTATATTCTGGCCTGCAATAATTCCTCTTCTAGGACCAGCTACAATTGAATATGGCTGAGCAGTTCTATACTTCTCCATAAAGTTATTTGAAACATATGGAGCAGGTGGTACTGTTTTAACAGATGCACCTTCTTTAAGAATTAAATTCGGGTGGAAGTAACCTGCATAATTTGCACCTTGTTGAATAGTAGGCAATGATAATGTATTACTTGGATTAAACTCTTGGTTTCCTCCAGTTGATATATACCTAGCGCTATAATTTGACTGTGCATTTAATTTAAACAGTGGATTTGTAGATTCACTTAGTTGTTTAACACTTGGGCTATTAAGAATAGCAAAAGCAAACTGTCTAGTTTTACAAAGGTCACTTAATATGTTTTTAGTACCTGGTTCTATTGTACCTTCAAATGTATCTATTACATATCTAAATGATATTGCTTCTTTATCTGCAAGAGCATTAAATAACCCAGTGTTTACTAATGTACTTAATATTTCACCTTGTCTTGTTGCTTGCCCATTAGGCATTGTGTCAGGTCTTAATGTAAATCCATCAAGCTTAGTAAATTGATAATTAGTTACAAAGTTTTGAACTGATTTATATCTCTCAACAGATGTGTTAGAATTAGTAAAGTAAATTGGGTCCTTTGTCTTAACTGTTATAGTAGCAGTAGATTCTTTTACTGAAATAATTCTTGTATATCTTGTATTACCTGTGCGTGAATCAATGTTAGTGAATGTTGCACCATTTTCAAATCCTCTCATAATAAAATCCTCTGGTTTAATGTTACCAGTGAATAAACCACTTGAATTATCAATAGTAAATTCATAGTCATTAACTTTAACAACAGTGAATGACTGATTAATGTTTCCTGCTTTTGACTTAAAACTTAACGGAGTAGTAATACTTGACTGTGCGTTAAATGTATAATACGTAATCTTGTGTGAAAGTACCTCAGATCCTAAAAGAGTATCAAGATCATCTGCATTTCCATCTCCTTGAGCAGAAACAACTGTAAAAACTTCAAACGATGATGCTCCTACTTTAACTTCATCCCCACTTGATAATGTACCACTTCTAAAATCAACTCCAGCACTAGAATCATATGATGCTAAATAATCACTTGCACCATTACTTGCCACAAACTTAACTGCAGAAAATGTAGGTACATTATAATCAGTACTTGTAGTGAGAGTGGATCCATCTATGAATAATTCTTCAGTAGCAGTTTCATTAGCAGCACTTAATTGGATAATAACCTTATCTGCTAGCCTAGCAACATCCTTCACAACTGATTTAGTTGAAACTCCACCGGCCCCACCACCTGCTAAAGTTTTAGAAATATTTATAAATGAAGAGCTTACTTTAATTGACTGAGCCCATGCTAACCATAGAGCATCAGTAGCAAATGCATTTGCTGTAGGTTTTGCTGCATCTACTGATGTCGGTGAGTAAACTGTAATAGTGTCATACTTATCAGTGCTTGATGTATATGCAGTGTTATCAGTTAATGACACAACAGCATTTGCGGCTCCTGAATATGCACCATCGGCAATGTTATCAGCAGTGTTTGTAATAAACGTCTGAGAAACTGCTGCAGCAAAAGGAGAAGTATCCGCATATTGAAGATTTTCAGCAATTGTACCAAAGTATCCAAGGTAGTCAATAACAGAAACAGTGTTTCCATCAATAGTACCTCCAATTAAATCAATACCTCCATCTTTACCAGAAATTACTGAACCAGTATCAAACAAGTTTTCATCTACTGCACAATATATACCAGTGAATGCTGTTTGTAAGTTTACAATATCTTGAATGTATAATTCATTTCCATTTTTATCTAAGAAGTTTGGTATAATTACACCATCTATTGATGATAACACAACAACTTCTTTTAATTCAACAAATTTATCTAAACCATCAAATTCATTTCCATTTGTATCTTTATAAGTTTTCTTAAGACCATTTGTATCAAAGTAATCTCCAAATAGTGGATCTACTGATAGTTTTTGGTAATCAGAAAAATCTCCTTTAATAATTTGTACATTTACTGCATAATCATTAATGTAATCTTGTTCATCCATAAATTCAGGAACATTTCCTTCACCATACCAATCTTTAGCAGAAATGTCAAGTCCTAGTATCTTTTTATTTGTTACAAGAACAGATACAGAATTAGTACCAACATTAGCAAAGTTCAATATGGATTTAGTATATCCTGATGTATTATTAATATTTTTTAAAGCTTCGTCAGTATCAAGTTTCCAAAACTTAGAAGTATCATAATATTTAGATAGCGGAGCGCTTCCAATATTTTGATTAATTTCAGATGCATTTGCAGAGTAACTGATAAACTCAGTTTTGTCTAATGTATCATTAAGAGCTCTTAGGTTTAGAGCAATGATAGGCGACTCTCTTAGCATTTCTAAAGCAGATAAATGAAAGTAAGAACCTTTTCTCTCTAGAGATTTGTCTCTTTCACCATAAATGCCAGTAAAGAATTTAGTGTCTTCGCAGAAAACAGGCGTATTGAATGGACCAACTTTTGAAAATCCTATAATCATTCTTAATGTACTAACAGTACTTGTAATGATTTGACTTTGGTCAAACTCAAACGTGTATACTCCTGAAGACTTTATCGTAGTTAAATAACTCGGTAATGCCATTGTTATATATTTTTTTAATATTTATTTAAGTAAGGTTGTTTGTGGTTTTTATATGAATTTTTATTTTTTTCATATTTTTTTAAACAAAATAAAAAATTGTGTATTTAATATATTGTAAAATATCTGAAAGAATCTGAGACTCTGATTCTTCTAGAGCAACACCAAAAAAAATTATAATAAAAAAACTAAAATAATTTGTATTACCGGAAAAGATTTTTATATATTTAAAACTTCAATTACTAAATCCAATAAACACTATGAGTAGACTAAAACTGACTCCTATTAACACACTAGGAGCAGAGTTCAAACGCACTAAATCTGAAAAAGCATTTAAAGAAATTTATGATAGGCTTAGAGGAGGCGTCATAAATTATTATTCTAATTTTGGCAAAGATCATCAAATTGTTGAAGACTCTTATAATGAAGCAATGATTTCATTTTGGGCAAACATCGATAAATTAGATATTGTTAATTATTCTGTAAGTACCAATGTATACCTTAAAACAAAACAAAGTATTATAAGACATAATCTAAAAAAAGAACGAGCGACTGGGAATGGAAGCGATTTTATGCAAGAAAATTCTGAAATATCTGATAATATTAGTTTTACTAATGTTGATGTAGCTAGTGGCAAACATGGAAAATATATAAATGCAATTAATTCTAGGGTAACCTTAAGTGATGAAGATGTTTATATAGATAATGAAACTAGAAATATCTTTTGGTCATTGGTTAAAAAAGCAAAGTTCTTTGAAATTGTTTATGATCATTATTATAATGGCCTTAAATATAAAGAATTGGCTAATAAGTATAACATTGAAATACAAATAGTTAAAAATAGAATATTTCATGGCAAAAAACAAATAAAGCAAATACTAACAAAAGAATATGAAGAAATTTCTAAAATATTTGATTAATTATGATTTTTGGAAATCATATAACAGTGAAAAGAATCTTAAAAAAGGTCTTGCTATATTTTTTGAGTCAGAATCGAAAGGTTTACAAAAACTATTTTTAAAGAATTTTAGTTATCCAGCTAATATGGTTGAAGACCCTGTTAGATTAAACCCAGAGACTAGTCAAGTTTATTACATTATAAACTTTACAAGTAAAGAGCTATTTTTAAATGAGGCTACATTACAAGCAGCATTTTCTCAAAGTTTATCTATATTACAAGTTCAATTACCTATTGGCGTAACTGAGTATATGGTTCCTGAAATTGAAGGTAGGATAGATGAGAGCTATAGTATCTTAATTACATTAACTCCGTCATATGAACATTTAGGATATGGAAATATTTTTAAAGCGCTTGTTAAACCATTCTTGATTACTCTTATATTAATCAGTATAATATCAATTATTACATATGTCTAAACCTAAATATCAAAAGCTTACTAATGTTGAGCATGTTTTACATAGACCTGATATGTACATAGGATCACTTATAACTGAGCCTATTACAGCTTGGGTATGTAAAGAAGGTAATGTATTTGAAAAAGATGTTAAGCATAATCCAGGATTCTTAAAACTCTTTGATGAAATTATTAGCAATTCATCAGATGAACATAAGAGAAACCCTAAACTTAATAAAATAGATGTACATATAGATGTTAGAGGAACTATTCAAATTAAAGATAATGGAGGCATACCTGTTGAAAAGCATAAAGAGTATGGTGGATATATTCCTGAAATGATTTTTAGTGAAATGTATTCAGGATCAAATTTTGATGACACTGAGGAGAGAACTACTGTGGGAACCAACGGATTAGGATCAGTTCTTGTTAACATTTATTCTAAAAGCTTCACAATAGATACAGCAGATGGAAAGAAGCAATATACTCAAAAGTTTTCAAATAATATGGCTAAAAAAGAAAGTCCTATTATTAAACCATCTAAACTTAAAGGAACTTCTATTACATATGTGCCTGATTTAGAAAGATTTAACATGGTTTCTATTGATGATGACCATGTTCTTCAATTAAGAAAGAGATGTTTAGATGTGGCTGCAAGTAACCCAGGATTATCCGTAAACATAATAATTAAATCAAGTACTTCTAAAGAAAGTGATAAGTTTAAGTTTAAAGACTTTACAGAATATATTAAGTTTTACCTTGATGATTTTACAGATCATTTCTTTATCAAGAATAAAAGAGCTGATATTGCTATTGTGGCAAGTGATAGAGGTTTCTATCAAAAGTCTTTTGTTAATTCAGTTGATACTTTTGGTGGAGGTACTCACATTAGACAAATAGAGAATCAGATTATTGATTTTACCAGGACATACATTAAAAGAAAAACTAAATATGATATTAAACCTAGTGATGTTAGAAATCATTTTGGTATTTTTGCTAACTGTCTTGTAACTAATCCTAGATTTAAAGGCCAAACTAAAGAAGTATTAAGTACAGCTGCTAAAGATTTAGGATGTGACCTTACTATACCTGATAAGATTCTTAAACAAATAGTAAAATCTGACATCACTGCATCTATAATGGATTGGGTTGATAAGAAAAAGGCAGCTGATGAGAAGGCTGAAATGCGTAAGCTGAATAAAAAAATCGGCGGAGCTCTACCTATTAATTTATTAGATGCAAAAACTAAAAGACGTCATGAAGCTAAACTCTACATAATGGAAGGTAAGTCAGCAATGTCAGCAGTAAGAAAATTCAGAAATCCACAAATACATGGATGTTATCCACTTAAGGGTAAATTTATGAATGTGCTTGAAAAATCTAATGTAGATGTTATTCAAAATAATGAAGTACAAGATCTTGTAAAATCACTAGGTCTTAAGTTAGGAGAAGATGCGTTTGAAATGGTCCCATTAAGTGGTAAGAAAGTTAAGATACTTCTAAATGATGGTTATATAACAGTTGATGAAAACGAGGAGATTTTAGTAAATGGAAAATGGGTACTTGCAAAAAAATTAGTTAATCTTAAACCAAAAGAAGTTAAAATAGATTTAATAACTAAACAGGTTAAGACGGAAGTGATTAAGACTAAAACCAAAATTATAACAGAAGAACCTGTGATTGATACATCTCAAGTAAAAGGAAAGGAAAAGGAAATTGAGAAATACTTAAAAGAAAAAGGCTTATCAGATGATAAGGTTAAAGAAGTTATTAAAAAAGGTAAAACAAAGGGATTATTTTAAATGGAAATAATAAAGTTAGATTTAGATAAAGAAAATGTTAGGAGAAGGCGCCCTATAGTTAATAATATTCTTAGATACGGTACAGTTGTTATATGTACTGATGCTGATACGGATGGTTATTCAATATGCGCACAGCTTATTAATTTTTTCTATAAGTATTGGCCTGAAATAATCCAACATAATAAATTAGAAATATGCAACACTCCTATACTTCAAGCAAAGGATGGAAAAACCACATTGGATTTCTATTCTATTGATGAATATAAATTATGGGAATCTAAAAATTCTTCAAAATTATCAAGATATAAAGTTGCATATAAAAAAGGTCTTGCGGCATTAGATGATAAGTCATATAAAAAAATACTTCATGAACCTAATATTACAATTATTGATGAAGATTATATAACAGAGAAAACCTTAATAGATTGGTTTCATAAAGATAAAGAATTTAGAGATAAGCGAAAAGAAAAAATAAAATAATTATGGAAAAAGAAATTAAATTACCGATAAAAGAAGATGACTTAGATGATTTTAGAGATAGGATTAGTGAAACAGTGTTTATTGAAGTAGACATACTTAATAAAATATACTTTGAGTTTTTTGCTGATGATGATTTTGTTAATAATTTGATTATGGCTGATTTAAAGTTCATTCAAAATAACTGGGCATTTTTATTAAAGACTCATGAGAATGATCATAAGCTTTATAATGTTAATTTACAAGAAATTGATATACCAAAATCTAAATATACTGATGATGATGGTAATATTATAAATAAAGTATATGATCTTAATGATGATGATAGAATAAATTATTGCATAAATTTGCTTGCTAATACTAAAGATGCTGTAATAGAATTAATGCGCTCTAATTATTTTAATAATATAAATGATGATGACTCTATATTACCTGTTAATGATATTATCATTCATATAATAAAAAAGCTCGATGAAATTATGTTAAGAATTAATGCTAACTTAAACAAATTATAAAAAACTTGTATTAAAAAATAAATAGATTATTATGGAAAAAGTAACAGAAAACCCAACAAGACAAATGGCAAAGACAGTTTTAAAAAGCTTCTACGAAAAGGATGTAGATGAATTAGGAAAAGATTTTCAAGTATTGTTAGATTCTTATGAAAAAGAAAAGTATGGTATTGAATTATCTACTGCTGAAATTCAGTTTATTGGAATACAGGTTCTTGAAGGAGCTAAGTGGAAAGGAACTGAAGTATATGGAATTAAAGCACTTAGAGAAATTTCAACTACATTAGTAGCTGATAAAATAGTACTTTGTGAAAGAGAATCTGTGAGAGCTCTATTTCATTACCTAAATGAGTATGCAAGTAAAGGTACGGAATTTATGAACTTGCAAATGAGTGTTCTTGAAAAGGTATCATTAGTTGTTAAGGAAATTAATGAGGCTGAAACTAACTTAAGAGATGCTTCTTTTGAAATGGAAGCTAAGAGACAAGGGATTGATCCTGAGCAATTAAGAGAACAATCTGCTGAAGTTCAATCATCTACACAACTTTCTGATGGACCACAAATATAAAAAACCTGCTTTAAATGGAAAAGATTAAACATTACATTCCTATCACCGCAGTAGTATTTATGATAATAGTATTTATGAATACCTGTGGTACAAAAAGTAAAATAAAATCATTAAAGAAAGATATTGTTAAATTAGAAAATGTTGTTAAGTTACAAGATTCTTTAATAAGTAATACAGTTTCTAAAAATGATTTAAGACTTATCATTGAGCTTGAAGGTTTAAAAATTTCAAAAAGAAATTTATATGATCAGAATTCTATTATAAGAACAAAGATTAGGCCTGATGATAAGATGAATGAATATGATCAGCAAATGAATGATATTCGTAAAAAGCTGAAATAAACTAAAACGGGATTCGATATTGAGTCCCGTTTTTTTATTAAGTAAACTCCATGAACAATAAAATAACAGTAACTAATTATTTAGATACTAAATATTTAGAATATGCTAAAGGTGTTGTAGAAGATAGGGCTATACCATCAGTCATTGATGGATTTAAGCCAGTTCATAGAAAAATTATAACTGCAGCATTACAAAAAGCTAAAACAAAATACTATAAAATATTTCAGTTAACTGGAATAGTTGCATCAGATATGAATTATGCTCACGGCGATGCATCACTTAATAGTTCAATAATAAATATGTCACAGGACTTTAAAAATTCTTTGCCATATTTTGATAGAGATGGTCAATTTGGTTCATTAAGAAGCCCTGAAGCAGGTGCACCTAGATATATAGGAGTTAAAGTAAATGATGTATTTAGTAAACTATTTAGAGATCTTAATATAGTTGAATATAAATATGAAGAAGGGCAGAAAATAGAGCCTGTTTTATATTATCCTATAATTCCTACAGTTTTATTAAATGGACAAAAAGGTATAGCAGTAGGTCACGGTAGCGAAGTTCTTAATAGAAATCCTCTAGATTTAGTAAATTCAATAACAAGTCTTGTAAAAAATGGAAAGTGGAAAGAACCTTCTCTTTATCTTAAAGGATTTAATGGACCAATAACACTCACAAACGGTTCTTGGGAATATTCAGGTACTTATGATGTAGTTAATTCAACTACTTTAAAAATAACTGAAATACCTCCAAGTAAGTCATATGAAGATTTTGAAGAACACTTGGTAAAATTGCAAGATAACGGATTAATAAAATCATATGAAGATAATTCTTCTGAATTTCCTGAGTACACGATAAAAATGGAAAGAAAGATATTATCTGACCTAATCCAAAAAGATTTTATTTTTAAAGCCTTTAAGTTAACGGAGAGCAAAACAGAAAATCTTACACTGCTTGATGAAAACTTTCAAATAATTAAGTTTAGTACTATACAATCTCTCTGTGATCACTTTATTAAGTATAGGCTTGGTATATATTCAAAAAGAAAAGAAGTTCTTTTAAAGCAATATAAATACGAGCTAGAGTTTAAGAAGAATCTTATAAGGTTTATAAAAATGTATATGGATGGAAGTCTTATAATTGCTAAAAGACCTATTGAAGATGTACTTAATGATTTTGAAAAACTTAACTTTAAAAAAATAGATGGATCATATGAATATTTGATAAAGCTACCTCTTAAGAAATTAACAAAGGAAGAATTGATAAAGCTTAAAGATGATTTAATAGAAACTGAATCTAATATTAAGAATCTTAAGGCAAAAACAGAACAAGATCTATACTTACAGGATTTATATGATCTTAAAAAAGATCTTTCTAAAATAGTTAATTAGATATAAAAATAAATAAGTAACATGAAAAGAATTACATGGTTATTAGATGCAGGTCATGGAGGAATGATTAATGATGGTAAAGGAAAATTAGTATATGCTACAGCACCAGCAAAGATGCATACATTTGAAGATGGGTTCGTCTTATATGAAGGTGTTTTTAATAGACAAGTCATTGAAATGGTTAAAGACATTATGAATGTTAAAGGAATGAAGTATATTGATGTTGTTGATACGGAATATGATAAGCCTTTAAGACAGCGAGTAGAAAAAGCTAATGATTTTTATAGAGGCGATAGAAGATGTGGTTATTTTTCTATGCACGGTAATGCAGCCAACACAAAAGCACATGGCATAGAGATATTTACAAGTAAGGGAGAAACTATGTCTGATAAGTATGCTACAGCTGTGATGGAATCAATAATGAAGAACTTTCCAGATGAAAAGTTTAGATTAGATACATGGTCTGATGGTGACATTGATAAAGAAGCAAACTATTATGTTCTTAGAAAAACTGCAATGCCTGCTATGTTGCTTGAAATGTGGTTTTTTGATAATAGAAAAGATGCTGAAAAAATGAATAATCCTGAAATGAGAAGACGAGTTGCAGAAGCAATTGTTGAAGGATTTGAAGAGATTGAAAAACAATATTAAGAAACTTTTAATTTAACAATAAAAAGACTATGTGGTATAATTCATTCACTAATGCACAAGATGCATTTGAAAAATTATTTGATGCAATAAATGAAAATGGCTTAGTGTACATAGGTACTAAAGCCATTTTCGATATCGGCTTCATTATAGAAAACCCTGAAGATAATCAGATAAATACTCCTTGGCGAAAATGGAATAAAGAATATGCTGATTATGAATGGGAATGGTACTTAAGTGGTGATAGATCTGTTGAGCAATTAGAGAAGCGTGCAAAGATTTGGTCAAAAATGTATAACCCAGATGATGCAGAGAAAAAAGTAAACTCTAATTATGGTTATCAATGGGAAAGAAATAATCAGTTACAAAAGGTAATTGATAAATTAAGAAAAGATCCTTACACAAGACAAGCTGTTATTTCAATATATGACGGTAAAGAAATAGATGATTATGAATTTGATACTCCATGTACAAATGCAATCACTTTTTACAGTACACCACAAACTCCTGAAAAATTAAACATGAGTGTTCAAATGAGAAGTAATGATTTAGTATTTGGTTTTTGTAATGATCAGTATTTTTTCTCTAAGCTCCAAAAAATGGTTGCAGATAAATTAGGATTAGATGTTGGTTATTATTATCATCATGCAGTTAATCTACATGTATATAAAAGACACTTTAATTTAAAGAAAATAGATAGATAAATCTTTGATAATCTCATTATTTCTAGTTATATTTGTATTGTACTAAAACAAATAAAATATGATTAAAAACATCCTAAACGAGATTGCTTCAGAATCATCCACGAATAAAAAAATGGATATTCTGAAAACTTACAAAGACAATGAAATTCTAAAAGCTGTCTTGTATTTAGCAGAGTCAAAAAGAGTAAAATTCTACATCAAGCAAATTCCTGAATACTCAGAGAATACTGGTGAACTAAGTTTAAAAAATGCTATAACTGAACTCTATCAAATATATAAGAGAAACGTGACTGGTAAAGATGCAAGTAATTTTCTTAGTAATTTATTATCTAAAGTTTCTGAAGATAATGCATATGTTATTGAAAGAATTATAGAAAAAGATGTAAAGATCGGCATGGGCTCAACTAATATTAATAAAATATTAGGAAAGAATTTTATTGAAAAGACTCCATATATGGGAGCTGTTGCATTTAAAGAATCTATCGCTAAAGATATTTTAAGTACAAGTAATGGAGCAGTATCCGATGTTAAGATGGATGGAAGATATTGTAATGCATTAATTGACGGTGGAACAATTAGATTAGAATCAAGAGGAGGAGAACCAAGTTACTTAGAAGGATCAAAATTCTTAAATGAATTAAAAGAATTTAATGATAACATTGTTTTGAATGGTGAACTTACTATGGATAATGTTACTAGGTATGAATCTAATGGTATTATTGCTTCATGTATTTCAATCGGGAAAAAGCGAACTGAAGGTAAAGATATTGATAAAGAACTTATCAAGTTTAGCAAAAAACATAAAATGAGCTTACAAGATGCGTTAGACCGTATCGTGTTTACTGTATGGGATTGCATAACACCTGATGAATATGCGGATAATAAGTCAGATACAGTATACTCAGTAAGACTTAATACACTACATAAACTAATATCAACATATAATCCTATAATGATTAGGTTAGTTGAATCTAAACAAGTTAATTCATATAGTGAAGCTGTTGAACATTTTCTTGAATGTTTAAACAGAGGAGAGGAAGGTACAATTCTTAAATCATTGAACGGTGCATGGAAAGATGGAAAGCCTAAATGGCAATGTAAAATGAAATTAGAAATGGATCTTGATATGGAAATTATAGGTTTTAATTTAGGTACACCTGGATCTAAAAACGAAAACCTAATATCATCTGTCACTGTTCAATCATCTGATGGAATTGTAAAAACTAGTCCAGCTGGAATGTCAGAAGATGATATGGAATATGTAACTGCTAACCAACAAGATTTATTAGGTAAGATTATTAAAGTAAAATGTTCAGGATTATCTGAAAATAGTAAAGGGTCTAAATCATTACTTCACCCAGTGTTTATTGAAATAAGAGATGATAAATCAACTGCAGATTCTTATGATGATATGTTACAAATTGAGAATATGAAAAAGAAATTATCTTAAAAACCAATAAATAATTTAATATGAATTACACACTCTATGAAAAAACAATAAAAGAGATTCCAAACGATTGGGAACTAGGAAAAACACTAAGATCTTTAATCCCATTTAGTATAAGTAAACTTGTTCCTAATGATAGGGAATTAGGAACTCTTTGTAGGGCAGATGCTTTCTTTTTCAAAAAGAAGAAATACTTAAAGCTCATTGAATGGCCTAGCGAAGTAACTATTTAAAATATAAAATCCCTGCATTTTTAAAATATGTTTTTAAATCTGCAGGGATTTTAGTGTAATCACGTTTTTAAATATTAGCAATAATTAAATATAGTAAATAAGATATGTATGAAAAGTTTAAAGTATTTCATAAATGAATTAGTTTCATATAATATGCCAATGCAAATTATAATGAGAGGTAACATAGGACTTACCTCAAAAGAAGAAGACTTTACAAAGAAAGCAATGAAACGCCTTTATGAAAAATACATTAGGCTAGTTCTTATTAAAAAAGAAAGCAATTATAATACTGATGATGATGTTCCAGAAAATAGGAAAAATAAAATATCATATGAATATCCTATTTTAAATTTTACATCTACTCCTAATGACTTTATTGAATCTGATGATGCTGTTATCTTTAACAAAATAGATGATTATGCAATAAGCGCAGATAAGAAAGTATTTTCAAAAGAGCTTGGTGATACTTGTGAATGTATTCCTAAAACCGTATATTCATTAGATGATATTGAAGATCTTACATTACCTATTATTGCTAAACCTGCTGAAGGATTTAGCGCACAGGGGATTGAAAAATTTGATTCATATGAAGATGCTAAAAAATCTGATTTAGAATTTGATATTTGGTGCGAAGCTAAAGATCTTGATAGAGAATTTAGAGCATTTATCATGAATGGCAAAATTCTTTTAATTGCTGAGAGAATAACAAATACACAAAATGATAAATCAGTTGGTGAAAAAGACGCTGAAGAAAAAATAGATTTAATTTATATTGACCAAGATATGGATAAATTTCCATACATGGATAAAATAAAAAAGATTCAAAAGCAATTAGAAACCAAAGTTAAATTAGATTTTTATAATATTGACCTAATGCTTGATAATGATGGTGAGTTATGGGTTCCTGAAATTAATGGAGCTCCAGGGATAGGCCCATCACATTTTAAAGTTCTATATGAAGCATGGCTAAAAATGGCATATAATGCAAAAATGTCAAATGATGTTAATAAAGAACTTACAGATATACAAAATAAGCATAGGAAAGATATGAAAAACGAATATCCTAAAGAATATAAGTCATCATTATCACCTTTATAAATAGAATTATAATGGAAAGCAATCACTGGAAAGGCAGATACATATCATCATGTAATGGAAACTATATATTACAACCAAACGGTAATGTAATAATTTGTGATGATACTTATGTATATGACGAATTTAAAGAACCTGTTAATAATATAGAAAATGATTAAAGAAGATTTATTATACACTGAAGACCATGAATGGATTCAGATAGAAGATGGTGTGGCTATTATAGGAATTACCTATTTTGCTCAAGATCAGTTAGGAGATATCGTTTATGTTGAAATAGAAAATGAGGCAGCAGTTTCTGGTGAAGTAATGGGATCAATAGAGGCAGTTAAAACAGTAAGTGATATATATGCTCCTATAACTGGAAATATTATAGAAATAAATGATAGCCTAGAAGATATGCCTGACCAAGTAAACAATGATCCTTACGGTACAGGGTGGTTAGCAAAGATAAGTATAGATGATGAAAGCGAAATAGGCTCTTTACTTACAGCTTCTCAATATAAAGAATTGGTAGGATCATAATATATGAAAAGCATTTACATAATATATAATGAAGAGCGTGATAGGTTTAAGATAGGATTTTCAAAAAATCCGTTAAAGAGATTAAAGGCTTTACAGACTGGTAATGATGATGTTATTAAATTATATTATGAAAGAGAAGTAAAGCACTATTCAAAAATAGAAGCATATCTTAAAAGATACTATAAAGAGTACAAAATACAAGGAGAGTGGTTTGAGTGTCCTTTAAGTTTTTCAGCTCTTGATGACATGATTACATCAGCAGATAGACGTTTTGAATCTTTAATAGATAATCCTTTCTTTTAATTTTTGTATCATAAATAATTTTATTATATTTAAAGTAACCAATAACATTAATCATGACAACTTTAAATAGGCTCGCCATCATTTTCATGGCTTCAATAATACTATCAAACTTAACAATTCCTAAAAGAATAATAACTGATATTGAACCTGGTGTATTTTATAAAGATAGCATATCTTTAAATAAAACAGATTTTATTAAGTTAAAAAAACAAAAGACTTTTAAGGAGTTTCTTGATAAATTATCTTTTAGAGAATCTAGCAGAAACTGGAAAGTAATAAACAGGTTTGGATATGCTGGCAAATATCAAATGGGAAAGGCTGCTCTAACTGATCTTAACTACACTCTTAACATTGATTCATTCAGAATTAATCCTAATACATTTCCTGAACATGTACAAGACTCTCTGGTTGTTGAGTTGTTTAAATTAAATAGAAAAAGAATTAAAACATATATCAAAAAATATGTAGGGAAAGTTATAAATGGGGTATATGTTACTGAAAGTGGAATACTTGCAGCAGCCCATTTAGTAGGCGGAGGTAACGTACGAAAATGGCTTAAAAGCAATGGAAAGAAATGTCCTACTGATGGCAACGGAACTAGCATAGAAGAATATTTAATATTATTTTCAAATTATAAAATAAGCATACACTCTTAACTAATAAAAATGAAAGAAACTGTTATTAAATTAGCAAAAAGCGGATGGAACATATCAGATACTAAAAATGGCCCAATTGCATGGTTATATAAAGATCAGGTTACTAAAGAACATCGTACAGATATTAAGCATATTTTATCGGATCCAGCTCTTTTAGAATGTTCATACACTGATACTCTATCGGTTATACTTAACTTTCCTATTGATGGCATTAAAGAACATTTATTAAAGAATAGGTTATTGCCTAATAATTACAATGAATTACAAATGACTGCAACATATATTAAATTATGAGACCTACTTGGGATGAAACTTGGATGAATTTTACAAAAGAAATTGCCAAGAGAAGCGTTGATGCTAAATATAAGATTGCGTGCGTAATCATAAATAAAGATAACACAAGAGTACTTTCAGTTGGGTATAATGGAGATGAACATGGTGGATCTAATGAACGTGAAAGTATGGATACTGGAGGTAGCGGATTTATTCATGCCGAAGAGAATGCTTTAATAAAATTAGATTATAGTGAACCATATAAAAAGGTATACATTACACATAGCCCATGTAAGTCTTGTGCAAAGAAATTAATTCAAGCAAAGGTAAATGAAATTATTTATGAAAATGTATATTGCCCAGATTCATTAGATTGGTTGATGAATCATCCTATAGGAAAAAACATAAAAATTAGAAAATTATAATTATGGACATAAGAGTAACCAAACATTTTCAAGGAGTACTTAAGCATAACAAAATTCTCTGTGTTACATTCACTAGAGATAATGAAGATCCTTTAGAATATTCATTTGGGTTAGCGCCTTCATATGATGATATTCCAAAAAACGAATTGCCTACATTTCAAAACTTGCTTATAAATGGATTAATGATGGATGAGCAAATAAAAAATATTAAAACCGTATCAGTATTAATAAAATATCCTAAGCCTAACAGATTATTTTAATAGCATCTTTAAATAAATAATAATATGAAGAGTTATAAACAAATAATGAATGAAAAAGCTGAAGGTCATATATCTAGAAAGATTAAGTTTGATATTGATATAGAGTCAACATCACATGCAATTAAAAGACTAAATAGAAAAGATGAGCAAGGAAATTCTTCATATGAACCTGTTACATTTAAAGAAGTTAATTCTATCATAAGCAAGGCAACTGAAATACTCATAAGAGATTTAGTTAATGACACTACAGATATTAACAAAGATAGGGTTATTTTGCAAAGAGAAGGCGATGGACTAACAGTTGTAGGAATAATGGAAAAGAAAGGAAATGAACTATCATTTGTTGTTATTACTTTATATAGAGGAGCTGAATTTAGAGTAGGTCGAAATCAAAAAATCATTAAAGTATGAAGTACTTAAACGAATTTTATCAATCATATAAAGATTATAAAAACTCTAAATCTAAATTTGGAACTCCTGAAGATTTATTAGAAGATGCATTAATTAGTATAAATCCTGCATTACCTAATGGTAAAAAAGACATTGATAGCATATCTGACGAATCTTCTGATAAAGGAATTAAGTTTAAGATAGTTATAGGTAAAGACGTAGTTCATATGTATAAAGTAGGTTCATATAGATATGAATGGGAATTTTACCTAAATAAGCGCAAGTCAAGTAAATATGAAATAAGTAATTACTTTGCTGATAAGCTCTTATCTCCATATGAAAAGGTTTTAAGAAGCCTATTAAGCTATGATTTCACTACAGATTATATAGATAGTGGATCACAATATAAAAAAGCAACAGAATCTAATAATGAAAAGATTAAAGAATTTAATAAGCTATCAAAATCAGATAAGAATAAAGTAATTAAATCTTTAATCAAATCAATGCCTAATCAAGCAAATAGTATTAAAAGAATTTTCATAAGCTAAGTACTATAATTTCTTAAACAATTATCTTAATATTTGTATTAAAATAATAACTAAAATAAATTATATTATGAAAGTATTTGTAACTATTGATGATGATGGCCAATTGTCTGCTGCATCAACTAAAAACCCAATTGAGTGTATGGAGCTAATTGAAAAAGATAAGTCTCTATCAAGTACATTTGATAAAAATGGGAATCAGCCAGAAGATATGATTAATTTTGAAGATTTCTTAACTCAATTTATTAGCACAGGAAAGGCTAACATTATTGAAATAGTAGAGTAAAATAAAAGAAACCCTCAGAGTAGCGAATTCTGAGGGTTTTAATAGCCGAAACTATACACGGTCCTAAAAACGTATTTCGTTTATTCTAATAATTCTTTTGCTCTCTGTGTAAATACAATAACATCATTTACTTTATATCCCATTTCTCTGGTAATATCTTCAAGATTCTGATAACCTTTTTCAAGATTTTTTGGCCAATCACCCTTTCCTTTCATCTTTTCTCTATTTGATTTAATTGAGTGATTAGATGAAGGCTGTTCAAATGAATACTCTCCATATTTAGAAAGATCTAAGGTTTTCATATGATCATCAACAGATTTCTTATATGAAACATATTCCTTTTCAAGAGTGCTTAATAATTTATTAAATTCTGGGCTATCAACTTTAGTTCTCTTACCCCAATAATTAGTAACTCCGTGCCAGTTATCATCATCTATTGCTCCTTTAAGAGATTTTAATTCTGACAATGCTTGGTCATATCTAAACTCTGTTCTATTAATCTTAGGAAGATACTTCGTTAATATCTTTTTAATAAAATCATCAAGCAATTCCTCAAGAGCATTTTCAATCTGATCAGGATGGTTATATTTACCTATTCCTTTACTAGAAAGAGCACGCGGAAAATCACCATCATTATAATATCTATAATATTGTCTAAATATTGAATCTTTCTTATTCTTTTCACCTTTTCCTAAAATGTCTTTATCATATAGCCATGACATAAGTCCATCTATTTGATTAATCTTTCCAGACCAGGCTCTTCCTTTTTTAGCCTCGTTTATAAATTCATTTAAATCTCTCATATTATTTCTTTTCTTTTGTTTTATTTTTTTCTAGGAGTTATTTATTCCAGTTTTCAGACTCGTTTAAAAATTCATTTAAAACTTTTTGGCGGACTATATGGTTTCCTAAAATAAATTCTATGTTATCATCAATATCCTCTCTGGTATTAATGTCACCGCTGTCATATATATCTTCCAGTTCTCTTTTTAAGTTATTGAATTGTGTTTTAGTTTTTATAATATTTTTTGGTAATTGTTGTATAATTTCTATAACAGCAGCATTAAATGTTTTTCTATCCATCTTACTTGCTTCGTTTAAAAATTCGTTTAAGTTTTTCATAGCTTAAAATCATTCTTTTATTATTTAATTCGCTTATTCTTACTTTCAATAATATCATAGTATTCAAAACAATCACAAGTTGCATTATAGTTTACTTGATAAATCTCCCATCTATTATTCCTTTCAAAAATATACCAATACATTGAATATCCACTACTATTTTTATTAGAGCGATAAAAGAGTTTACCTTTATATGGATATGGATCAAATTCTGCATTAAGACCATGTACAGATTGATTTAGAAAAAATTCATTAAGGTTAACTTGTTTCTCTAACGGTTTAAAATAATCAGAGCTTATGCTTGATATTATACTATCCCTTTCGTTTTTAGCTTCTTTATGATATGTAGAGATTTCAGCCTTAATAGCATCTTTAGCTCTGGATACTATAAATTCATCTGCCTTCCAATAAAAGTTTATTACAACTGATATAGCAGCTGCTATAGTTAACATAGAAGCCCAATTAGATTTAATTGATGATAGTATATTTAATTTAGGCTTTTGTTCATTACTCATTATCTTAAGTTAATTTTACTAATATATTTATTTAGGATATTCAAATTTTATATAAATAAAATAAATAATCGTGATAATTATAGATCATTTATAAATGATAAAAATGATTAAAAAATAATTAATATAATGTATTAATATTAAAGTTTCTTTTTTATATTTGATTTGTACTATTTAAAACATAAACAAAAAAATTAAACAACTATGGGTAAAGGTTATCAAGGAAGGCATAAAGGCGATGTTGCATTAGACAACATGATGAGAGAAGCTAAAAATGCTAATTACAAAGAAAGAAAAGGTATTAAAGACGTCACGGCAGTTGACCAATGCTTGACAGAAAACCAAAAGAAAATTAAGTATAAAGAAAGAGAAACTGATCCAGGTTTAACTGCAGCTGTTGCAGGTGGGTATAGCCACGCAAAAGAGCGTAAGGCTAAATCAGCCGCAAGATTAGCAGAAAAAAACAAGGAATTAGAATTAAAGGAATTATCAGATAAAACAGGAATCCCTGTTGAAATTCTTAGAAAGAATCCTAATCTTAAACCTCTTGATTGGATAGAGACACCAGACGCATTAACAGACGTAGAACTAAATACTGATGCTGATGCTGAAGAAGAGGCTACTGAAAATAACGATTAAGCTAAGTAATCTACTAGAGATAAGTAGACTTTCAATAGAAGATTTAGAATTTCTTAGAGATATTCTAAATAAAAATATTGAAGATATCTTAATATTTGAAACGCATGAGCTAATTGATGCGTTAAAGATAATAATAGATAGCAATAGTAATAATTCTATAAAAGAATTGTATAATCTAGGAAACTCTCTACACCACACCAAGATAGTAAAAAAATAAGAATGCAAAAGAATGGGTATGATAGGCGGACTATTCATAGCTACAACCATTTTAGGAGTGCTGACCAAGTATGTTTTATCAAATTATGATAATGCTGATGTTAATGATAATGATTAAATATAGAAAATAATTATAATTATGAACATTGCTTACTTGCATGGATTGGAGTCTGATGGCATTGGACGTAAAAACACTTTTTTAAAAAAGAACTTTAATAGAGTGTATGATCCTGTTATTGATTATAGTGAGCCAGATATATGGAATAAAATATATAATGATCTTATTAAGTTTAGGCCTAACTATATTATAGGAAGCTCAATGGGTGGATGGTTTGCATATAATTTAGGCAAGAAGATGGGAATCCCTACATTACTATTCAATCCTGCATTACAAGGAAGAAGCATAGAACCTAAAATTGATAAAACCGGGTCAAGATATCCTATGAATACTTTGGTTCTTGGTAACTTTGATAAGGTTGTAAAACCAGACCAAACAGAGAGGTCGATTAATAAAGGAATGAATAAGTTTAAAATACATAGAGAACCTATTGGACACAGAACACCTTTCAACGTTTTTGAAAAATATGTAATGAAGTTAAAAAAAGGGAATCTCTAAACTCCCTTTGGTTTTCCTAATAATATTTTAGTATGATTTCCACCAGCAATCTTTCTGCTGTACCAACCATCTCCAGGTGTTTTACCATCAGGATGTTTACCATGCCATGTAATATCTTTCTTAAGAACTTTCTTAACAGCTTCTTCACTAGTGACCGCAGGTACTTTATATTTACCTAGCATAATTTCCGCAATCTTTCCAGATACTTCATTATAGTAACCAGGCATTGAGAGTGTTTTTGCTTTACTGTTTAGGTATGTTCTTTTACTATCCTTTTCACCATCATGGCCTACTCCAGTATACTTAATACCAAACTTACCTTCTTTACCAAAAACTATAACATCGGCATCATTTGTTCCATGTAAGTCAATTACTTCCCAAAATTCTATTGAGCTATCGCTAAATACATCATCAGCTGTTGTAAATTTAACATGACCTCCGATAGGTGCATATGCAGTTTGTATAAGATCTATAAATTCTTTACTAAGTTCTTCTTTTTCTGTGTCAGATAATTTCTTTGGATCAAACTTAACCCACTTATCTCTTTTGGTTTTTAATATGTCACCGCTTGACTCTTTTAGAAAATAATTAAGACTTTTCATATTTTTATATATTCTTTATATATTTATTTCAGGTTGTGAAAACTATTGTATATAATTGTTAAATGGAATCTAAAAATATAAAGGTATTAAAAACAGCATTTCATTATGGAATAACTTATGCTAAAAGCGATAAGATGGCTGTTAAAATGCTAAAGCTAAAAAATAAACTGTTAAAGAAAATGAAAAAGAAGAACAGCCGAATTGTTTTAGACAATGACGTTATAATTAAAATGATTAAAAATAGTAAATCAGAAAAAGATTTAGGAAATAAACTAAATAAGTATTATAAGTACCTTAAGCAAAATAAAAATGAAAAGAATTGATGATAGCATAAACGACCATATGTTTTTTAGACATAGTGATGGTGAAATTGAAATCGGAATTCACCCTGTCATGTTTGGCAATAGAATAAGAGTTGGGTTTGTTGGTTCATGGGCATATGAACTAGATTATTGTGCAGGAGCAATCCAAGAAGATATTGAAGAAGTTTACTCAATGACTCTTCATATTTTAAAAAACCAAAAGGTTAGAGATTTTAGAGTATTTCCATCATTTGAAAGAAAACCAATTCTTAATGACCCAAGTTGTATCAATAAGCTAAGAGAAATGTCAATAGGAATGGAAAAGATTAGCATACCGCCTATTCAGATATACAGAAATATTAGTTTAAGTAAAGTATTTAAAGACTCTTAAATGAACTACCCTATAAAAG